AAACAACAAAGATCCCTCGTTTTATGAAACAAGTAACACGACGATTCTTTGTTATAATATATAATATAGTTAACAGAAATGGAATACATGATGGCAAAGTACGATAAGCGGTTATATAACGAGTGGAGTAGTAAAAATACAACCTCGTTAGACTCTGCTCCAAGAAAAAATGATTGTTATATATGGAACTGTCGTTTGGGTCATGATTTTATTTGCTCCATCCAAAACAGGCTAAGTGGAAGAAAATGTCCTTATTGTCTAAATAAGAAAGTCCTCAAAGGGTTCAATGATTTAGCAACCACGCATCCAGAAATAGCGTCTTTTTGGAATGATGAACTTAATGAGATTACTCCTGACTCAGTGACAGCAGGATCTGATAAAAAGGTTTGGTGGAAGTGTACAAATGGAGAGGACCACTCGTTCCAGGCAGAAGTTTTTAGGCTGAAGAGTGGAAGAGGTTGTAGTATATGTGCCGGAAAAGTAATAACGGAATTTAATAGTCTGGCATCCAGGTATCCAGAAGTAGCGAAATACTTTGACTCAGAAAAGAACGGTATTACTCCTGATAAGATCTCATATGGAAGTTCAAAAAAGTACTTCTGGTTTGATGATTTAGGTCACTCATACAAGAAGTCACCAAAATCAAGAGTTAAGGGAAGCGCTTGCCCTTATTGTACATCCAGTAACACAAAACTTCTCTCTGGATTCAATGATCTTGCTACCTTGTTTCCTGATGTTGCTAAAGATTGGGATTACAAGAAGAACAAAACCTCTCCTGATAAGGTTCTTTCAAAAACTAAGAAGCGGGCTTGGTGGTTGTGTAGTAAAGGTCATTCTTGGTCATGTCCAATTGGAAACAGAACTGGCTCTCACTCTGGTTGCCCTCACTGTGCTTCTAATGGCACCTCTAATCTTGAAAAGGAAATAATTGCTTTTATCAAAAGTGTTATTTCAGACGAAGATGTTAGTGTCAGGGATCGTCAACTTCTTCTATCCATTCATCGTGAGGTTGACGCATATATTCCGTCGTTGCAGATTGCTGTTGAGTTCAATGGCTTGTACTGGCACTCCAAGCAGGCTGGCAAGGATGATAACTACCATTATGACAAGTGGTTTGCTTGCAGGAACAAGGGTGTTCGTCTGATTACTGTCTGGGAAGATGACTGGCGCGATAAACCAAATGCTGTCAAGTCTTTTCTGTTATCTGTTTTAAAGCCAGAAAGTAATACTGGTAAGAAAAACTCTATTGTGAATGTTGCCAAAGAAGATGCCAAATCCTTCATAAGGAACAACTGTCTGTCTTCTTGCATTACAAGCAAAAATCAAGGCGATGTAAAATACATTGGCTCATGTGATAGTAATGGTGTTATTAAATCCTTGCTCTCATACAACATAGATGATAAAAAGTGCTACATACATTTATATGGCGATAGTTACAACTTCAAATCTCTTTTAGAACACGTTGTCAACATATGCCAAAACAGCGACGTATCAATTGTTACAACACACTCTGATAATGACATCAGCGATGAATCTGTTTATGTAGAGATCGGGTTCTCATTAAAAAATGACTGTGTGAGTAACAATTGGGTTGTTAATCCTTTTGATGACTGTTCTCGTCAAAACCTTTCAGACTACACCTTGTTTAGGTTTGAGAATGATCCTGATCTTTTGTTTGAAGAAGTCAAGAGCGTTGATGATCTTGTTGATTTAAACAAGATGTGGTTGATTCATGGTTCTGGTTTGAGCGAGTGGGTTCTTCACCTGTGAGCATGGTTCATACAACCTCAGCCATCAAACCAGAATTACCCCATCTCCTCTGTTGTTAAGATCTAGGGCAGATAATATACTCTTTGTCAACACATGCTTAGTTTTTGTTCTGCGAGGTGCTGTAATGTCTTCTAGCGATGGTCTTGCTGCTGATGGCGATCTGTTTGCTTCTGGTAGTGTTTCAGATGATGTAACTGTGCCTGAATTCAAGGGCTGGAGCACCAAGAAGTTTTACGACTATGACAAGTATGTTGTTGACTATGAGGATATGGACAGTCTTGCTGAGGCTATGACTGCTGCTCGTCGTGCTCACTTTCGTCTGGTTGACAACATCAATGCGTGTGAGCGTGAGGAGGCTAAGGCTAAACTGATCTATAAGCGTTCCTGGAACCTTGCTTACATGGAGTCTAAGGAACGTACTGTTGATGCGCGAAAGATTCGTGCTGACTTGAAGTGTGAGCGACTTGAGGATGATGTGGAGGTAGCCAAGCAGAAAAAGAATGAACTCTTGCGACAGGCTCAGGCTATTCGTGAGGAGTTGGATATGTTGCAGGCTCATGGTAACAATTTGCGCCAGCAGATGAAGATTCTGTGACTAGTGTTGTTAATAGGTGATTGATTATCTTTGTGCATCCGTTTTGTTGATGAGGTGTTGTTGTGAGGGTTCTTGATCGGGCTTCTCGTGGTGTTCTGGTTCGTTTGGCTGGTTCTGTGGTCGCTGGTCTGCTGGCAGTGGTCCTGGTTGCTGCTGGCGTGATGTTTGGGCTGCCTGCTTTGGGTTTCTCAGTGTGGAGTGTGTCTGGTACCTCTATGGAGCCAACGTTTCGTGACGGAAGTATTCTTGTTCTCAGGTCTTCTAGCAGTAGTGTTGCTCGTGGTGATGTCGTGGTGATTGATCGTCCGTCTTCCTGGCACGTGGTTCAGACATCTGTCACAAGTTCAGTCAAGAATGATGGTACTGGTGACGAGAGCAGGAAGTCGATTGGTTCACGTTTTGGTCGTTCTGCCCTGTTGAAGCGCGTGCTTGCTGCTCCTGGCGACACCCTATCCTTTGACGGAAAGGCGTTTCTCGTCAATGGCGATGTTGTGTATAGTACTGCTGACAACGACTACGAATGCAGCGCTCTGCCTGCTGGATGGTCACACAAGTTGTCTGCTAATGAGTTGTTCGTGATGGGAGATAACGCTAGGGTATCCCTTGACTCCAGGAAGGTTGTCTGCACTGTTGGGCCTGACTCTGAGGTGTCTCCGTTTCTGTCAGTCTCAGGTGTTCGCGCTCATGGAGACAGCGTTTTCAACTGGTGAGTGTGAGTGCTTGTCGTTAAGGTGTCAGGAGGAGTGTTCAATCTGCTCTGGCGCTTATGCTGTTCTGTAGGAAGTAGTGATGAGAGGTGTCTGCTGTGGCTGATGATGAGTTGAGGCTGGTTCTGCTACTTGATAAGTCAGAGCCGTGGTTGAACTACACCCGTAAGCAGGTCCTCTCCTCTTGGGGCGTTGACAGTGAAGATGATGTCACTTCTGCTGAGAGCCTGTCTGTTGTTGGTACTCCTGACCTGTTCGGAGATACCCCTGTCTGCACCATGTCACTGACTGAGGTGGAGCAGGTGAAGTCTTTGGTAAGCGACCTGGATGCTATTGTCAAGGATGGTTCTCTTGCTGACAGGATGTCTGCTGGTCTTGTTATCATGTGCTCTGTGAATCGTAACTCAACAAAGAAGTTGGAGTCGCTGGTTACTCGTAATGGTGGAAGAGTCACCACAACCAAGGAGACCTCTAAGGATCGTTCACCTGCTGCTCTGAGGATGCTGAAAAGCCTGAGTATTCCTTCTGATGTCAAGAGTTTTTTGGTTGACTACGCTGGTGACGACTACTCTCTCATTATCCCATTGATTGAGGAATTAGGATCCGTCTCTCCTCGTCAGCAGCGTCTTGTGACTCTGGACAAGATTGAGTTGCGTCTTGCCAAGTCTGCTGGTTCTCTGACTCCATGGCAGATTGAGAAACCTCTTCTGAAGGACAATGATCCAGATGAGACGATCAAGGTGTTTCGTCGTATCGTCAAGCACTCTCACCCTTTATTGGTGCTTCGTGTACTGAAGAACAAGATGCATCTGGCGTATCGTGTCAGTGCTCTTGTGGATTCTGGTGTGATGGACTTGGGACAGATTGCTGACTGTCTTGGTGTCTCAAACAACTACCCACTGAGGCTTGCTCATGACTTCGCCAAGGAGTTCGGCATGTCTCAGTGTCAGTGGCTTCTAGAGCAGGTGGTGGACGCTGAGAGCAAGGCCATGGGAGCATCCAGCGCTGACCCTGTTATTCATACTGAGATGATGCTTGCTAGAGTGTGTTCCAGAATGAGAGCAGTTAGAAGATCTAAGCGTAGTCACTGAATCTCCTTTGATCTCGCTATAAGACAACTTCGAGTGCAGGTTTTTGTTCTGTTTCAACTCTGTGTTGTTTGCTCTAGTCGCTTCTTGTTTGACTGGCTCTTGGTATTTTTAAACCATCAATTCGATTTTCTTGCCTCACCTGATGCGTCTTGTCGTTAAGATCTGTTTTCAGAGATGTTTTGTCGATACCTTTTTAGAGATCAGGGTGCTTCATAGATGGCTTTTGTTAACGCAGGATCAACCAGTAGCGCAATAAGCAAGCAGGCTCAGATCAGACGCGAGAACCTGTCCAGGATCATGAACGATCCCTACATGGGGTACTCCAGTATCGCTGAGGCTACAGATGACTGCAAGGGTTCGTCACAGGTTGAGGTCATGTGTCGTCTGCTGAACCGTGAGAACCTGTTCATCTCTGGTCCTGCTGGTTCTGGTAAGACGACTGTCATCAAGCGATTTGTGGACATGATTGATGCTGTCTATGGTGGTGTGTTCAACATTGCTGTTACCGCTACGACTGGTCTGGCTGCAACCAACATCGGAGGCAAGACAATACACTCTTGGTCTGGTCTTGGTGTCATGGAGGAACCTATCGACATCCGTGCCATGTACAAGTCAAGGCAGAAGTTCTTCGCTCTGAAAGCAGCGATAAGAAGGATTCGTTACTGTGATGTGCTGGTGATTGACGAGATCTCTATGCTGCACGCCTACTATCTTGACAACCTTGACAAGATCATGAAGCACGCTCGGAAGAACGATGAGCCTTTTGGTGGTGTTCAGGTCGTTCTTATTGGTGACTTCATGCAACTTCCTCCTGTTCCGTCCCAGAATCCTGTTGAGGGTTTGAACTATGGTTTCGCTATCCAGGCAGACTCGTGGAAGCAGGCTGGAATCAATCACTGCTATCTTGACAAGGTGCATCGTGCTGAGGACGAGAACTTGAAGCACCTTCTGCTGTGCATCGAGCGCTCCAAAATGGACAGCAAGGCTAGAGCAGTTATTGAGAAGTGCAAGTCCAACAGCAAGGATAAGTCAAAGCAGTACACGACCCTGTTCACCACGAACATCAATGTTGACAGATACAACCAGAAGAAACTTGACGAGAATCCAAACATCTCACAGAAATTCTTCCTAAGGAAGGTGTCTGGCTCTGAGAAGGATCTTGAGAAACTCATCAAGTCGAACAACCTTCCTCCACTGGTTGAGTTAAAGACTGGTGCTACTGTGATTGTGACCAGGAACATCACGGATCCTGATGGTGAGATTCTGGCTGCTAACGGTTCTGTGGGTTGTGTTGAGTTGCTTTCTCCGTACAACGCTACTGTCAGGCTTAATGACGGCTCTTTGGTGACGATTGAGTACCAGTCTGCCACTGAGACGAAAAAGGTCACTGAGAAGGCTGAGGACGGCTCTGCTGTGACTATTGAGAAGCAGGTGGCTCAGGTTCTCTACCTACCACTGAAACTAGGCTACGCAATCACTGTTCACAAGTCACAGGGCCAGACTCTTGACGGGATTGAGGTTGACCTGTCACGATGCTTCACACCAGGGCTTGGGTATGTCGCTCTGTCCCGTGTACGCAGTGCTGACAACATGGTCATCTCCAAGATCTCTGATGACGCCTTTGACGTGGATCCTCTGTCCAGGAAGATTAGTACCTATGTCAAGAAGAAGTCACTGGTATCTCGTAAGGAATTCACTGACAGGGTTGATGAGTACTCGCCTCTGCTTAACGACACTCTTGCGCTGAGTGAGCGCTGGGACGTCAGTACATCTGGTGTGATTCGTCAGCAGATGGATGAGGCGTAAACATAACTTTTTGGTAAAGCATCATCCATTGTGATGACATGAGACTCATCTGTTGGTATGATTAAACTTGGAAAACGCTGAATGGGCCAATCTACTGACAACAAGAGGAGAGTTGATTCATGGCTGACACGAACAAGGACGCTGTTTCCCTGCCTAACCTGGATCCTGAACTGGTTGTGGAATCACAAGTGAGTGAGAACCAAGTTGGAGACTCAACACCAGCATCAAGGCGAGCAATTGTTGGTTCTGCTCCTACTGCTGGTACTCCTGATGACGATGGTGCTGTTAACGTTGCAGAGAGTGATGACAACCTGAACAAAAACCAAAGCACTACTGACTTGGAGTCTGCATCTTCTGCTGATGACAGTCTTGCTCTTCCAGCGTTTGAGGACATCGCAGATGAGGATGGGTCTCTGCCAGCACTACCTCCACCTCCTTCTGTGTCAGACCTGGAGGATGCTGGGTCTGACACCCTGAGTTACGAGACTGAGAGCGCTGCTGATTCAAAGGTAGTGCATGACGATCCTGACAGTACTGTGGTTCTGGATGCTCTCAACGAGGACGGGTCTGTCTCTAGTGATTCCTCCAAGAAGGGTTCTCGCCTGAAGGAGACCATGATGGCTTCTCGTAAAGAGGCTCGTAAGGCTGAGAAGCGCGCCAAGAAGATGAAGGCTGCTGGTTACACAGGAGTTGTTGTTCTGTCTGTTGGTGCTCTTGCTGGATTGTTTGCATTTGGTTGGCACCAGTACAAGAGCACTGTGTCAACTGTTCCTGCTGCTGTGTCCAAGATCTCAGCATCCAGCAAGGACAACTCTCTGGATCCGTGCCAGAAGTTCAAGCAGGCTGGGCTGGAGTGTAAGACCTCATGGAGGATTAAGGACGGAACCAAGAGCGGTGACCTTATCAGTCAGTCCGTCAAGGCTGGTCAGCAGGTCAAGCGTGGCTCTGGTGTTAACCTGATCTACTCTGACGGTCCATCTGAGACAACCTTCCCTGAGGTTGTAGGCATGAGCCTTGATGACGCGAAGCAGGCTCTCTTTGAGGCTGGTGTGGACATTGAGGCAATCAACGTAGTCGAGTCCCCTGGAACAGCAGAGAACACTGTCACCAAGTCATCTATCACAGCAGGTGCCAAGGTTGCTAACGGCAATCCTGTAACTATTGAGGTTGCTAATGGCAAGGTGTCTGTTCCTGACTGGAGTGGTAAGACGAAGGACTTTGTTGAGGCTGACGCCAAGAAGAAGGGCGTGAAGGTCAAGTTCATTGAGGAGGACAGCAAGAAGACTCCTGGAACTGTTCTCTCTCAGACTCCTAAGGCTGGTGAGAGCGCGTCATCGACCGAGGTTGTGGTCACTGTTGCCAAGACTGCTGATACCAAGGAACTGACTGTTCCTGATGTTGTTGGCAAGTCAGTGGAGAACGCTCAGAGTGAGTTGGCCGCTACTGGTTTCCAGAAGATCTCAACCGTGAAGGTGGCTAACTGTGCAGTCTCCTCGTCTCAGGTTACTCAGGTGGTTCCAGCAGCAGGTTCTAAGACTGCGAACACGACTGACATCACCATTATCGTGTCGGATCCTGACGCCAAGTGTGGTAACTAGATTCTTTCATCCGCAACATTCTTGAAGAGATTAACTGAGGATGTTGCGGGTGATTTGTGTGCTGAGTGTTATGTAAATCATTGTTCACCAAAAACTTACGTTAATACCGATTGTTTTATTACAATCTGTTATATGACTTAAGGGTTTAATATGACTCAGTGATATTGACTCAGCATATTTTCAGCAAGGGGACACTAAGGGAAGAAAACAAGAAAATCTTCCACAGTTACTCAAAGCAGAATGGGTGGCACAACAAGATCCCAAACTACTATGGAGGACAGGAACGCCCGACCACAAGTTGGACAATCCTCTGTGAAAGGTAAATTTTTAAGGACTCATGACAAAAACCAAGCAGAAGCACAACAACAAGAAGTTTAGCAAGATTCTCATTGGTAGTGCAGCAGTCAGTGCTGTAGCAACCATGTCAATGGCTAGTGGTGTTGCTGTAGCAGCATCGTTTGATGAGAACACTGCCCCAAATACAGATGACACTGCCTCACAGAAGCAGTCTGAGGCCGGTAAGCACAAGGACACCAACTCCTACACAGCAACCATTTACGCAACAGGAACAGACGGCGCCAGGCCGGTTCAGGTGGACACATCCTCAACAACAGTTTCTGAGGCTCTGGACAAGGCCGGTCTTGATGTCAACGACTTCAAGAGCGCAGACGGTAAGGCTGTTGATGCTGACCACACTCTCAGCAACGGTGAGAAGATGCTGCTGTTCAAGAACGAGGTGTCAGAGGCGAAGACTGAGACTGTTTCTCTTCCGGCACCAGAGACCAAGAAGGAGTCCGCTGACCTTTATGTCGGTGAGACCAAGGTTGAGTCTGAGGGCAAGGCTGGTCAGGCAATCAAGACCTCTGTCTCTGTCAAGGACACCGCTGCTGACGCTAAGGTGAACAAGAACTCCTCCAAGGTTGCTGACTCCTCTGGAACCAAGGAGAACATCACTGTCGTCACTCCTCCTGAGGCCAAGGTTGTTCTCGTTGGTACTAAGGAGAAGCCTGCTGAGCCAGTTCAGAGCAAACCATCTGGTTCCAGTACAGAGGCGGATGCTGCTGAGGCCGCTGGAATCGCCTCCGTGTCTTCAACCAACAAGAACGGTGCCAGTACATCCAGCAACTCGCTGAACAGTGTTCTGTCATCCACAAGTTCTGATGGCGCTAAGGCTGTTGAGATCGCTAAGGCTCAGGTTGGTAAGAACTACGTCTGGGGCTCTGCTGGTCCTGACTCCTTCGACTGCTCGGGTCTGGTCTACTACGCCTACACCAGCCAGGGGTACGACATTCCTCGAACAGCCTACGAGATTGGTTCTTCAGCCAGACAGATCAGCCGTTCAGAACTTCAGCCTGGAGACATCCTGTACACCTCGACTCACATCGGTATCTACATGGGTGATGGCAAGGTTGTTCACGCTGCAACTGAGAGCCGTGGTGTAGTCATTGACAGCATGGACTACTTCTCTGGATACCAGGCCGCCAGGATTGCTCGATAAAACCTGATACTGAACTGGTACACAACAACTAATACACTGAACACCCTTGAATCGTCTTATCAGAGCAGATGATTCAAGGGTGTTCATATTTTTGTAGTTCAAGTCACAGATTACTAATTCGACAAACTAAGCATCTATAGAGTATGATTGACTCTATGAGCAAGAATGACACCAACCAGAACACCGACCCTGCTATCTCAGAGATTACGTACAAGGGAAACCAGAAGCCCTACAACGTTCACGACTACCTACGTAATCTAAGCGTTGAGGAGATCAATAGTTTCCTTGACAAGGATCGTTCACCCATGGTGTCAGTCTGCTTGAATTTGACTAACGACTTCAATAAGGCATCAATCATTCGGGCCGCTAACGCCTTTCTTGGTAGTGAGGTGTATATGATCGGCAAGCGTCGTTATGACAAGCGCGGCGCTGTGGGGACCTACCACTACGAGCACATCAAGCACTGCTCTAAGTTTGGTCCTGTTGCTGAGCACCTTCGTCAGAACGGTTACACTCTGGTTGCTGTTGACAACATTCCTGAGTTCAACCCTCAGAATGTCTATGACGCTGAGATTCCTGAGAAGGTGGCGTTTGTTTATGGCGAGGAGGGTTCTGGGATTCCTGCTGACATCATCAAGGAGTGTGACATGATGCTTTACATTCCTCAGTACGGAAGCGTTCGGTCACTGAACGTGTCTCAGGCCGCCGCTGTCATGATGAGCGAGTATAACAGGCGCCATCGTCCTCGCTGACAAGTACATTCACAGGTCGAGAAAGTCGAAATTCATAGGCGGAACCAACCTTGGTTAAGATGATTAGAGTTGCACATCTCTATCACTTTGTCAAGGTTGGTTCTGCTTTATGGTCAAGATTGCTCATCTCAGCGACATCCACGCTGGATACACTGCTACAAGACACCTGAACAGTCAAGGTATCAATATCCGTGAGGCTGACGGGTACGTTGCTCTTTCAAGGATCGTCTCTGACTGCATCAAGCACGAGGTGGATCTGGTTGTCATTGCTGGTGACACGTTCCACACGTCAACACCAAGCATCAGGACTATCATCTTCGTGCAGAATCAGTTCAGGCGACTGGCTGCTGCTGGTATTCCTGTGTACGCTCTTGCTGGCAACCATGACACTGATGACATTCGTGCCAACATTGCTGCATCCAGAGTTCTTGATGATCCTCTTAGGGAGATACACTCACATGCTGAGCCGTATGTTGTTCATGAGGTCGCTGACGGAGTGAACCTGCACATGGTGTCACATCACATGTATATGGATCAGGCTATGACGATACCTGACATCAAGAGTATTCCTGGAACCATCAACATCTTTACGACACATGGTTCAGTGATTGATCCTCTCCTTGAGATGAAGTTGCACACCGAACAGTCCCCAAGAGAGATTGTCATTCCTGACTGGTTGCTGAAGGAGAATGACTGGGATTACATCATGCTTGGTCACATCCATGAAAGAGGGTGGGTTGGATCAGCAGATGGTAGCACTGACACATCTGGTACCAGGATTTTTTATAATGGTTCTGCTATCCGGCGTGGTTTTGCTGACAAGCCGTGCAAACTGGGTCGAGGATGGACACTCTGGACTATTGGTGACGACAGCTCGTTTACTTCTGAGATCATGACTGTTCCACAGCGACCACAGTATGACTTCACTCCAATTGACGCCAGCAGTCTTTCTGCATCAGAGGTCACAGACAAGGTGATTGAGAACCTTGTGTCCACCCAACCAGAGCAGGGCGCTGAGTTCATTGCTGCTACTGCACCGATTGTCAGACAGAAGATTGAGAACATCACACCAGGTAAGAAAGCAGCACTTGACCTGAAAGCCATCAGCGCTAATGCCACACACACACTGCACTGGGACATGCCATCATCATTCATGTCACGATCAGAAAACTCGTCTGAGAACAGCAAGAAGGTGTCTGAGGACAGAACGGGGAAGAGCAATGCTGACCTTCTGAAAATCTATGACGAGTGGATTGAGGACTCCAATACACTTGATGGCATCTCTGAGGACATGAGAGAGAATGTCTCCAGAAAAGCACGTGATTTCGTCAGAATGGGTCAGGAGGAAGTTCTTTCAGCAGAATAAGTTAACAAGAATTACACTTGATTCTTCTGTTAAATACCTGCTTTAGGATATTTTAGCCCGTCTATTTGTAACTTGAGAGCATTTTTATACAAAACCTTTGAAGGAATAAACAAAACATATGACTAGACAAAAGTACAAGCCTCGCCATAAGAAAGAGACCAAGAGTTTTGTAAGCAGCAGCACAAGAAATGTTGTTGTATCAACTGCTGTAGTGTCAGCATCTCTGTTCTCACTTCCTGTTAACGCCTCTGAAAGCACTCAGGCTTCCTCTGCATCTGCTGTGTCTGGTCTACCAAGTTCTCTGTCTGAGTCCACAAAAGACCTGTCTCAGACATCCTCAGAGGAGATTCCATACAGCACACGAGTGGTTGAGGATCCAGATCTTCCGGCTGGAGTGGAGATAGTTGTTCAAGAGGGCAAGAACGGAATAAAGGCCACCTGGACCGGTACAGACAAGTCCAGAGCAAAAGGTGGTCAACTATCCGCAGTAAGAGTCAGGAATGATGGCATTCTTTCTCTACCTGTTGAGCGTGTTGTTCGTCGAGGTACTAAGACTGAGGTCATCAACGGGGTTGCTGATAAGGTTGCTCAGTCAGAGGCAGAGATTCTTGCTCAGAAGGAGAGAGACAAGGCCGCTGAGGCTGAGAGACAGAGGAACGAACAGAAGTCAACAGATGTAGACAACACTACTGGTAAATCTGAGGACAACAAGACACCTAATAAGGACAGTAGCGACAAGTCATCACAAGTCATCACCACTATCACAGGAGAGAAGACAGACTGGATGAAGGCTGCTGGTATTCCAGAGTCAGACTGGCAATATGTTGACTACATCATTGAGCACGAGTCAGGATGGAACTACCGCGCTGTTAATCCGTCATCGTTGGCATATGGGTTGCCCCAATCTTTACCGGCAAGTAAATTATCCAGTGCTGGAAGTGATTGGAGAGACAACCCTGTCACACAGTTGAAGTGGGCTACTCAGTACGCCAATGAGCGCTATGGCGGTTGGCAGCAGGCTTATAACGCATGGAGATCTCAGAACTGGTGGTAAGGTTGTTTTCAGGTTCTTGTGTTACTTTTACTACATAACTGAAAACAAATCACATAAGATAGAGGAATATTTTAAAATATGAGTTTTACAGTGAATCAGTTTGATGAGTCGTTGGGTGAGTTTAAGACTGCTGAGATGGGTCTGAGTCTTGGCGAGGTGAGGCAGTCGATTCTTGACAGGATTCGTGAGGACCTTCACTGGGAGGAGGAGAATGGTCTTGACTGGCGTACCCGTGTACTCCACCATGCTACTGACGATCATGCTGCTGATGGGGCTTACAGGGCTGCTGACGATATGCTCTACAGTATGAGTGAGACAGACATTGCTGGTCCATGGTCGTTCAGGACTCAAGGACGGGTAGAGATAGTTTTTGAGGATGATGAGTAACAATGAATGAAGAGCAGAGTAAGGCTGAGCAGACACTGGTCGTTATTGCCAGTGTAGCGGCTCTTGTTGCTGTGCTGCTTGCTGTTGGCGCATCAATGTTGGTTCTTTCACACAAGAATGCTGGTCAGGTGATGGCGCCTGCAAGTCCTGGATCTGCTCCCTCTGTGATTACTGAGCACAACGGGATATAAGAAGCACCACAAAACCTGTACACAACGATCATTTGCAACAAACTTGGTTCTGTTGTGTTGTAACAGGTGCGAGGATTGAGTTGTCCTAAAATTAAAGGAAGGTTGTTCTCTGGATGCAGTTCGTAATAGATGAGTGGCCCTGGGGTCAACCTTTCCCCAAAGGTTCTGGCAGGTCAAAGGGATGGTGGGACAAGAGTATTGGGTTCCACATCTACAGTGCTCCCGCTCTACCTCGTGAACTCAGGCCATATCACTGCAAGGACTTCTCTTTGGGTAGGTGGTATGAGGATGAGATTAACAATGCTGTCATGCCTGTTACTCCGTCTCAGACTCAGTACACTCCTAAAGACCACCAGAACGAGGGTGCTGACGCCATTATCCGAGCCTACAGGAACAATGAACGAGGATTTCTTGAGGCTGATGGTACAGGTCTTGGAAAGACGCTGACAATCCTGTCTGCTGTGTCCAGGATTGCTGAGAGTGAGAGTTATGGCAGACGGCCTGAGGAGAAGGCCAGGGTGCTGATTGTGTGCCCTAAGTCTGTCATTGCTCACTGGAGGCAGACTATCAGATCGTACTCCAAGGCTCTTGCATTCACTCACCCAATGATTGTGAACTACCAGAAACTAGGTAAGTTACTCAAAGAGGAGTCTGCTACTGAGAAGAGTTATCGTGCAACTGGTGGTACCAAGTCGTCCAGGTCCAAGGTCAGGAAGACAGTCAAGCGTAAGAAGAGCACTAAGCGTGCCAACAGGGATCTGGCGAGAAAAGGTGTGCCGAGAACCGACTGGGACTTCATCATCTTTGATGAGGCACATCTGCTGAAGAACTACCCAACGTCCAACACTTCTCTGGCTGCTGTCTCTTTGGCGAGGCTGGAGCAGAGGTACACACCCAAGCAGGACGGCTACCACGCCAGGACACCGTTTGTGATCTACTCCACAGCAACACCTGGGGCCTCCCCGCTGAACCTGTCTGTCATGTCTGGAATCATTGCTCCACACATGAACTCAGGTAGCAAAGGTGAAACCAGTTCTGCATCATCTTCAGGTGCATCAGCAAACCGTTTAGCATCAAGCACATCAAGATCCAGAACCTCTGCATCAAGAGGGCAGTCTTTCACCACCCCGTCAAAGTGGGGGCAGTTTCTTGCTGACCACGGTTTTGCTGTGTCCAGGAGCGACAAAGGTGAGTGGTCCTGGGCGACTGTTCCGTGGTGGGGTAAGACGAGCAAGGATCCTGCTGAGAGAGCAGGGTACTTGAAGGCTGAGAAGCAGGTCAAGGTCAGACAGAGAAAAGACAGCATGGCGATTGGCAGGGCTCTTAAAAACCCTGGTGCTCCATTCATCAGAAGGAGTCCGAAAGACATTGCTGGCTGGCCTGAGCAGCAGGTGATACCGTTTCCTATCAGTATGACTCCTGAGCAGGGAAAGATCTATGAGACTGTCTGGTCCAGGTTCAGGAAGTTCCTCAACCTGGCTCCGTCAAGTCGTGACCCTAAGACTGCTCTGGTTGAACGTCTCAGGTACAAGCAGAAGTCTACTCTGCTCAAAGTGGATGAGATGGTCTCGTTTGTTGCTGAGCAGGTGACTTACGGTAGTCAGGTGTTTATTGCTTGTGAGTTCATGGAGACAATAGATCGCTATAAGGAGATGCTTGAAGCACAGAGGATCAGTGTCACTGAGATCAGCGGTCGTGTCACTGGAGCAGACCGTGAGGAGTCAAGACTGAGGTTCCAGAAGGGTGAGGCCAAGGTGGTTCTGTGTACTGTTCCTGAAGGTATCTCTCTGCACGCTGGGGAGACTCTTCCTGACGGGACTAAAGCGACCAGTGCTCCAAGAATCACTATCCTGCACGACATCAGAGACAACAACGTCACCAACGATCAGATTCTTGGGCGTGCACACAGGGACGGGCAGAACTCCATCACATATGTCCCTTACCTTGAGGACACAGTTGACATGAAGGTGATTGACTCATACGTCAACAAGAGGTCCAACATGAACCAGATGACTGGTGATGACGACGCTGAGGCGTATGAGAGAATCTTCAGGCAGGCTGCTCTGTCGTCAGGGAAGTAGGAGCAGGACAAGAACAGTTCAGTCCGCAAGAGAAATACAAGTAAGATCCAGGTGCAGATACGTGAAAATGATCTGCACCTGGATCCTGTTCTCTCATTTTTTTCTCTGTGACTGCGAGCAATTTTGACACTTACAAGCACCGGATTAAACGCCTTTACAAAGATGTGACCCAGATCACTATAATTCTGGCTTGACACTGGTTTCAGAATGGTGCTAGAGTTAAGTCATCACGAGGTCAGAGACAAGACCGATGTGGTTGAAGGTCAAGGAACCAAACATCCAATGACTTGAAGGTCTCCTGCTGGTGAAACAGCAAGAGGAATCGAAGTCGTAACAAGGATGAGGAACTGAGACTGAGACCACAGAGGAACGGACTTGACAAGGTTCAGACATCTCTGATATTGTGGAACCACAAGCCGACGACGAGCACAAGTGAGGAGGTTGGGAATGAATACGAGCATTCAGGATATGTTCAAACAACTAAATATTCACAGTACCGATCTCTGGTGCTTACCTGAGCGACAGCGACCATATATAGAGTCGCAAGTGCTCATCGGGTACAGGCCCGGTCGGCGATCTAAGTCCTCGTTCTGAGGCAAAGGATCCAAACCAGGTCAAGACTCCCGGAAGCACCGGTCGAGAACAAGTGAGAATGACTGTGGCACAGTTCACATCAAGAACCACTTGACAGAAACGACCTGAGAGATTTAGGATTGAGACATCAAGGCACGACCTAAACAGTCAAGTCCAGGATACTCAAGAAGTCAAAGTGTTCACTAAGGACCCACCGCGCTGGTGGCGAGGTTGAGCAAAGACTGGTAGAGTAGACGACGGGTGAGTCTGGTAAGGTCAAGAATCTTGAAACACAATCCTTCTGTATGACAGAAGTTCAGGATCCTTATCCCAAAGGTGAGTGAACCGGCGGTCATGACAGAACCAAACTTAATACAGGACCACCCGCACCCAAGGTGGAGGAAGACTTAAAGAGGTTGCCCCAATCAGGAGGGCTCGTAGATAGGAAAATCCTGTGTCTGGAACGTCGCCAGTCCGTGTGAGAGTCACGCCAAAGGCTTTTACGCGATGTGCAAGGGCTGGCAGGAACTCTGAGGCATTGTCGTGATGACAAGGTTGAGGAACCAGTTTTCGGGCGCCCCTCATGGGGAATACAAGATCTTATTCTGGAAGGATAGGGTACTACTGACTGTAAGCACGTCATCGCAGGACCAGCGGCAGCAAGACCCCATGACCCATCCAGAATCACACAGGGACACTGGTTGCGAATGAGGCACCCTGTGAAAGCACACATTGCCGAGTAGTTTATACAAGGTTAAAACACCAGAATGACAAAGTTATTCTGGTAAACGGGTTCAAGTCCCGTATCGGCAACGATGATGAGCACTGAGACGGAGCGTAGTTCAACGAGAACATCTTGCAGACCACAAGAAGACTCAGGTACAGTAATCCTGACGCCCTACCTCAGGTCAGGTAGTCGAAACTGGCTCAGTGGCTCACCATTCTTCACAAAAAGAACCACAACACAACAAAAAAGAGAGTGGTTGTGGTATTCGGGATATGGCGCAGTTTGGTAGCGCGCATGTTTCGGGAACATGAGGTCGCAGGTTCAAATCCTGTTATCCCGACGACAAGAGTACTAAAAGCGTAATACTGACAATTCGCACAATAGATTGTCAATAATGCATTTTTAAAACTCTTAGCATTGTCACGGTAAAGCGTAATTGGTAGCGCGCTGGTCTGTAAAACCAGTCTGAAAGGTCTGTGGGTTCAAGTCCCACCCGTGGCACCATTCTCCTGTAGTTCAATGGCAGAACAGTTGGCTGTTAACCAATTAATTCAGGTTCGAGTCCTGACGGGAGAGCCAAACACAAAACACAAGTTGTATACAAAAAGTCTCATCAATAAATGAGATAAAAATATGTACAACTATTCATGCTCCTGTGGTGGAATGGTATACACAGCAGACTTAAAATCTGCCTCCCTCACGGGATTAAGGGTTCGAGTCCCTTCAGGAGCACTTTTGTTCACTGAGAACACAATGGTGTATGTGGTGGAATGGTATACACACCAGGTTGTGGCCCTGGGTCCTTTGAGGACAATGCGAGTTCGAGCCTCGTCATACACCCTGATACTGGATGACAAGCCTCCCCCCAAAGGGGGCGAAATCATCTAGCAGTCAAAAAGTCTTGAGTTGAAGAGACGCGAGTGAAAATCTCGTCAATCCCACATACGGGGTTGTAGTTTGCGAATGCGGAAAGTGCATGTGCAATAGGGATGTGGACCGCAAGTCCAGGAGAGCAAGAAATTGCAGCACTACTCTCCTCAGTTCCCCGCAAGGGAGCCATCTTTATGTAGTATCCGACGTCACTAAAATACTTCAACACAAGTAACTCAATTGGCGTGTGGCGCAGTTGGTTAGCGCGGCACTCTGATAAAGTGCAGGTCGTGAGTTCAAATCTCACCACGCCAACTACAAGATGGAGAAAATGGCAAAATTGGTTATCCAGCCGCCTCGAAAGTGGTGCCTGTAACAGGGCTGGGGGTTCGATTCCCTCTTTCTCCGCCATGAATGAAATGCCAGCAAACGACTGAACAACAACATTTTCAGTGCACGCATTCATCAATTGCCCATGTAGTTCAACTGGATAGAACACTCCGCTACGGACGGAGAGGGAGCCGAAAGGCCATTGGGGGTTCGAGTCCCTCCATGGGCACCATATATTTTCTTTTGTAACTGACAAAAAATGCCTGTTGCAGACAGAGAAAAATATGCCGCCATAGTGTAACGAATAACACGTGCTCGTCCGAAGGGCATATTCCGGGTTTGACTCCCGGTGGTGGCACGACTGAGAACATCTTGACACATGTTGTGTGAGTGTTTTCTCATTTGGTGGGTTGGCCGAGCGGTTAGGCGAGCGCCTGCAGAGCGCTTTTACACCAGTTCAAATCTGGTACCCACTTCTGCGGAGTAGAGGAGTTCGGAGTCCTCGCTGGGCTCATATCCCAGAGAATCTACAGCAAGTGTTGTAGTGTCGCGGGTTCAAATCCCGCCTCCGCCACTAGTCAATTCCTTGTGAGAGGTGTTGACTTGGCAACCTTAATCCTACTATAAGGGTTGCCAAACAATCAGTGAAACAGACAAGTGGACCGCAGTGCTTCTAGGGCGTCTTGAGACATGTTCTCTAGATACAGGTGAATTGTAGTTACTTGTCGTCATTCCTAATTGTGTAAGACCCTAGCGCTCTTTTAAAATCCTTTACTTATTGATTTTAAAGTATGTATGAGCAGCCACTTGTACGGCTTTTGTATGAGCACAAAAGCCTATACTGACGTAGGATACATGTGACAGGTGGACAATGGTCATGTAACTCAGTTGGTAGAGTACCTGAATGACTCTCAGGTGGCCGCAGGTTCGAGTCCTGCCATGACCACGGAAGGTAAGCGAATGGTTAGCGGCCGCTTTGGAACAGCGGTGCTCTGATAAAGGGTTGCGGGTTCGAGCCCCGTGCCTTCCGCCATTGGCACACATAAAAACAGCATGAGTAAGAGTAGTGCTTTCAGTACGCTTTGCTCTTGTCTGTCCTACATGTGACCACAAGCACACTGAACATGAGTTGACATGCTCTTGCGCGGGGTGCTAGGATTGAGTCATCAAGCAAGGGAGTTGACAACCCAGTCATCTTCTGGTAGACTTTCTTGCGCATGTTGTTTGAGAACTAGATAGTGGTTTGCCAAGAATGCTGACTTAGCTCAGTTGGTAGAGCATCCGGTTGAAGCCCGGAGCGCAGAGGTTCGATTCCTCTAGTCGGCACCAACAGGCATGGCTGATAAGTCCAGGTGACTGGATGAAAGACTGCTCAAAGGTTAGGGGCAGTCGCCTTGGATCCCCATGAGGGAATGAGGTACCCCATGCAATGCGAACGGTCCAACGCATGTGTCATCAGCGTGGCGCATGGACCCCTAAGCGCAGTCGCAGGTCCGATGGGAAATCCTGAGGACACGGTACGGCTCAGCACCTCAATGCGACCAAGGCGACAAGGTTGACTGTTTGTAAGGCGATGCTGGTACTCCTTCGTGGGTGTCAGCGAAGTCCGAGACCCTGCTAGGTCAAGGGCGACAGCCATCGAACACACAATCGGGTAGGACGGCCCAGGAGTGTGCAGGAATGACACGGGTAGCACCAAGTCTAGGGAGTGTGAGGATTTTTGTGGGCCAAAAGCCTATGAACCTCTAGGGAAGCACATTCTCATAACCTTTACATGTTTTTGCAAAAGACTTCCCTGATTACTGGATGAAAATGTCCTAAACCTGACGGCCGTATGGTCAAGTCAGGCCGGGTTGAGATCGCAAGTCTCATTCTGGTTGGGTAGTTGGAGGTGCAGCCCAGCAGGTAGCTCCTGTTGAGTGAAACATCCCACCCGAGTAGTCCACAGTAATCTACAGAGTGATTCACTTAAAGAATCGGGCATGACGTTCTACCACAGTACGCCTGGAAACAGGGTGCTGTGTGGACAAGCAGGCAACGCGGTAAACGCGGTAATCCTGACGAAAGGAACGTTGGATAAAGATGTAGTCTCAGTCTTTTCAAAACAACTATTGGCCCTATGGTCCAGCCAGGTTAGGACGCCTCCCTGTCACGGAGGAGAGCGCCGGTTCGAATCCGGTTAGGGTCGCCTTACTAAAACAATTGGCCTATAACTCAATTGGCAGAGTGACTTGCTGTTAACAAGTTGGTTGAAAGTTCGAGTCTTTCTAGGCCAGCGCAAATGATCACCCGGTTTGAGAGACCGTACTAGCCAAGCACAGTCGAATAGGTTGGTGATCGCCTGACTCGTGTGCTGCGTGTCCTGAGTGTGCTCTCAACATGCTCGCAGTTACTTACAGTCTGGTCCTGAGGATACGACCAGGTTTCTTGGAGGGTTCGCATAGTCTGGCCCATTGCACCGATCTGCTAAGTCGGCGAGGTAACACTCACGTGGGTTCAAATCCCACACCCTCCGCTCATATAGTAAATACATCACATATGTCTGAAAGCATGTGTGAATGCCCTGTTGGTCTAGTCTGGTTAGGATGCCTCCCTCTCAAGGAGGAGAACACCGGTTCAAATCCGGTACAGGGTACGAGACGCAGATGAGGACTCCATCAACGGTGCTGAACTAGCCGGGAGTCTGCGCAGGTGCCCTCTGTCATCAAAATCACCTTTCTGTGAGGTCAGGGAGTAGTTACCCTGGGGCAGAAGGAAGGAATGATGGCATGGTTTCATATCCTGTCCTCCACGTTCGCAGCAGATTCTTTCAAGGGTACCTAATTTGGGAGAATTGAATCCTCCGGGACGTGTGACTGGGACGTGAGACCTCATGAATGTTCTAGACAGGAGGTCGTCTGGTGCTAGAGAAGATAGATGCAAAATAAGTGCACTATGCTGGTGCAAGTCCAGCCACCAGATCTATCCGATAGAAACCCTGGCGGCTTCGTGTACAGTGCCGCGCTACCCAGGGCTCGCTTTTTCAGAGAAGAGTGCCGGGCTGCTTTCATTCTTTTAATAGGGATGAAGGTATTGATAGCCATTTTCTGAAAATGCTAGGACAGGCTTGGAAACTGTACACAACGCCTCCGTAGCTCAACAGCAGAGCAGCGGCCTTTTAAGCCGAAGTGAGTAGGGGCAGCACCTACCGGGGGCACGACTTCAAATTCTTTCGTTATAATGTGAATTATGAACGAAGACTTGAAAGTATGCGGCGTTTACGGCATTTTTGACACCCTTACAGGGGAATGTCTTTATGTGGGTCAGTCAAAGAATATTTACGAGCGTCGCAGATCTCATTTTAAGCGTCTTCGTGGAGAAAGACATCTCAAATCATTTACAGAATGGTTTATCAGCATTAAGAAAGATGAGTCTCGATTAGATCTCAGAGTTCTTTGTAGATGTCTTGATAATGATGACATCAAGAATAAACTTGAGATCTTCTGGTTCAATGAACTTCACCCAAGATTCTACGGTGCTGTTCCTTCTGTCAATAACAGGTGGTCGCATTCCGAGGAGACCAGAAAGAAGATTGCTAGAAGAACGTGTGAGTCTGAGCGACTTGGAAAGCATTATACGTGTGCAGTATACTACTATACATGCGTAGTGTGCAACAAGTTTTTCTCCTCGTCAAGAAGGAAGCGTGGGAAATATGCTCTTTGCTCCAAGGAATGCATGAGAGTACACCACCTCAAAATGAATACCCTTGACTACAACAAGGTCAAGGACTTGTATGAGTCTGGTATCACTCAGGTGAAGATCGCTAAGATGTTTAGTGTGTCGAATGCCACTGTCTCAAAATTCATGAGAGATAATGGCATCTCTACGGGATACAAGCGTCATGATCCTGGTTTGAAGAGGAAGTCCAGGAAGGCAAGCAATGCGGATGTGGTGTAACGGTAGCACAAGACCCTTCCAAGGTTTTAGAGCGAGTTCGAGTCTCGTCATCCGCTCCAGTCACTTTTTTGGCATTCAGGAATACATGTGGCCTAACTCATGTTTTCTGGGATTGACTCACTCCTTGCTGGTGTGCTAGGATTGAGTCATCAAGCCGGGCAGGGGTGTCCCTCATAAGTCCTGACGGCCATTGAGTCCAGAAATGGGGGCAGTGGTTATGAAGATTGTCAACTACATAGTGACTAAGCAATCCGCCTAGAGCATGTCCTGGTAATGCACTCGGCTCTTACCCGAGGGAAGAAAGTTCAAATCTTTCTGGGCGGACTATTACCAACTTAGACAAGGATGTGAACACGTTATGGATGTAGTGTTTGTATCTGCCTGCCAGGGTTCGACTCCCTGGGCGCTTAATCATCCTGCGAATCGGTTGAGGGCTGTTCAAAGTTTGGTAAGGTTGCAGAATGATAGCGCTGGTACCAAGTGCTTCCATTACGAGTTTACTTTTACCTGTTCTTGATGTCTAGATAGAGACAGGTAAAAGCCTCAGGGTGTTGGCTCCACCCCGACGCTAGGGGTTTGAGGTTGTCATGATTCTGCAACATTTTCGGAATGTAGCTCAGGTGGTAGAGCGCTCGCTTTGGGAGCGAGAGGTCCGCGAGTTCGAGCCTCGCCATTCCGACTGGGTGAACCGGAGGAGAGCCTGTCCGCGGCATGGGTTTTCTTCCACATAGGAGTTGCTGTCAGCACTTGTGGACGCACAGTGTGCGGGTGACCGAATGAATATGGTGAGTGGCTGTGGTTTAATGGTAGAACACTTGGAGATCAAGAGGACAAGGTTCGATTCCTTGAAGGTCAGCCCAATTTTTTTGGTAGTGTGTGCCGAGCGGCGAAGGCAGCGGTCTGTAAAACCGTTACATTGGAAACACCGGGGGTTCGATTCCCTCCACTACCACTAACTATGCAAGAAACTCACGTAGTTTTGGCTGTACGTGTGAACAGTGAGGGTTCGACTCCCTCATCGAGTGTTGCCAACTCGGGTCGGTCCCTGGTGCTTGCATGGTTATCCCCTTGGGGGGTTGGTGTAATTGGTAACATACTCGGCTTGCACCCGGGAGCCACGAGATCATCCCTCGTACCCTCCACGATATTCTTCGTATTATTACAACAACAGAAAATGGTGTTTTGTAGTGATCGAAGACTTGCCATATGGATACATTTACGAAATAGTAAATACTGTAAATGGAAAAACCTATATTGGTCAACGAAAACTTTCATGTGATCGCAAATGGCGTGAGTATATGGGTAGCGATGTTTTGATTAAAACCGCAATTCGTAAATATGGCAAGGATAAATTCGTTAAAAGATTTATATGCTATGTCTGGTCTCATGAAGATTTAAACATCTTAGAACAATCTCATATAATACAGGCAATGGATGATGGTAGAGCCCAGTACAACCTCTTTACTGGACTTGGTGCTGGAGGAGACACCTTTTCTCTCTTATCTCCACAGGAGAAGAAAGAGGCTATCCGCAATATGACCATTGCTCTAAACAGGCCAGATGTTAATGCAAAAATGAGGGCATCTCGTTCTGAATCACTTGCGAGAAAATACCATCGTCTTTTTGAGGATAATGGAGATAAAATTCTTGACATGTATTCGAGATTTACTCCAATAAAGGTGATTGCTGAAACTTTTGGTATACCCCGTAAAAGAGTGAGAGATTATATTGAATTATGCGGGATCAAAATTGTTCACATGAACAAAAAAGGTGAAGCACCAAAAGAAATATTAGACAGAAGAAAAAAGACTTGGGCTAAAAAAGGTTGTCGCATCTCTCGGGTAACTCATGATGGTAAAAAGATCTCTATTACAGTAGAGAAGTCATGTGAGGTGTGTGGTAGTACTTTTGAAGGTTCTTACCATAAAAGATTCTGCTCTACTAAGTGTCGAGAAATTGGTGCACCAAGACATAGATTTGATATAGATAAAGATACATTAAAATCCTATTTAGTCAAAGGTATGGACTCAAAAGATATATGTCAAAAAATTGGATGTAAATTGAGAACATTAGCAAACATCCTAAAAAGACATAATTTATCTCCTAGTGATCTGAGACCAAAAGATTCTAAACCGTTCTGGAATACAAATAACTAAAATTTTTGCTCGTTTAGCTCAGTCTGGCCAGAGCTGCCGGCCTACACCCGGTGTAATATAGCGGGGGTTCAAATCCCTCAACGAGCACTTTTGCCGGTGTAGCCAAGTGGTAAGGCACCTCTCTCATAATGAGGTCATCGCTGGTTCGATTCCAGCCATCGGTACTCATTCCCCCTTGGTGTAGTGGCAGCACAACTGACTTTGGATCAGTTAGCCCAGGTTCGAGCCCTGGCGGGGGATCCAAGATGAATCCAACAAGACATAGTATTTTGTGAGAGGTGCTTTCATGTCTGAGCAAAATTTTAGACCTTGGCATGAAACCTTAGATGAGATGCTGAAAAACCTGTCTCCACAGGAACGTAAAGAATTTGACGCAAATGTTCTCATGCGTCGTCAGATTCTTGAAGAGAAGATTCGTCAGTACAACACACAGCATCATGGTCAAGAGATTGATGACAGTGATAGTGTGTGAGTAAAACTTTTGCCCTTTGGTGTAATTGGCAACACAACTGATTCTGGTTCAGTTATTCTAGGTTCGAGTCCTGGAGGGGCAGCGATATGAGGTGGCTTTCAACTGGTGCTGGTGGGCCTAGTGCTCTCAGGTCTTTTTAGTTGTTAGTTTTCATCCTGAGGGCGCGACATTTTGTTTGCACTATGTTGTTCATGTCATCTCATATTCTTCCAGTCGCCTGACACTGGAGTCTAAAAAGTCAGGCACCTGGCACAGAGATCGTCCCATTGGTAGGGCGACGAGCCGAATGTCATGAAGTCGGCACCTTTGCTCACAGGTTGTGTCAGTTTACCAGATCTTTGATTAGTGGGTTGCGACCTGGTGCTGTGAGAAGTGGCAGAACAGTTAGACATTCTGCTGCCAGTTTATTTTCTGGTGTTGCTCGCCTTTGAGTCTCCTTTCCTCGGGCGAGCAGCACTGGAACACATGCAGGTGTAGTGTTCAATGGTTAGCACGCAACCTTGCCATGGTTGTAGAGCGAGTTCGAATCTCGTCATCTGCTCGGAGTTCATGCAGAGATGTGTAGTGGTGTCAGTTACTTCACATTTTAGGATATGTTTTACAACACTGGTCCATGATTTTTCTCTTTGTGTGTCTCTATCTTTTGTCGCACGCATTTTGCTGCTGTTTTTGTGATGGATTAACTTGTTGCTGAGTTAACCCTTAATAAAAGCAGCACAATGCCGGATGATGCTAAAGGCTTAGCGGGTGATCTCCAAAGTCACTGTCACGGGGTTCGATTCCTCCATCCGGTGCTGGTGTTCAAAGGCCGATACTGCTGGGTATCTGTAGTTGCCTGGTGTCGGAACCATGAATGCCTGTTGACCTGATTCCTTGGTTTAACTTATCGTTTATCATTCCTTTCTCTTGGAATCAGGTCTTTTGGGGATGTAGCGCAATTGGTAGCGTATCCGCTTGGCTTGCGGAAGGTTACGGGTTCGAGCCCCGTCGTCTCCACGATGGGTTTTGGCCTTACCCTTAGTACCTTTCGTACAGGTACTTGAAACAGGTGACACTTTTCATAAGTGTTGCTTGTAGGGGCTGTGTGTTGGCGCTGGGATAGGTGGCTGAGTAGCGGGGGCTGAAACCCTTGCGAAGCGGGTAGCGCTTGCCGAGTGTGGCAGGCGTCCGATGAAGGCAGTACGACACTCTATTCTGGCGCTGACACGCTTTCTTAACACATGTGCTTTTTCACTATCTGGCTGAGTAGCACCACAGATTCCTTGGTTTTTCTCCAAGAGTTGTTCTGTGGCGTGAAGCGGGACGCCTCTCTTCGTAAGGGAGAGGGTGTGCAGGTAGTCCGAATGAAAGTGTTGCAAAGATGACTGTTTCTGGTCTTCTTTGACTTATGGTGTGAGTGCATTGATCTTGGTGATGGCTGGAACACACTGACCTTGAACATGTTGGGTTGGTGGCGCAGATTCGACGTCTGCCATCAGGACTGATTTCAAGTAGGTATAGATAGTGTGCATGATAATGTCAACAGGAACACAGACAGGAGATCAAGTATGAGCGAAGCAGAGAAGACTACCCTCAGTGAGGCCGAGAAGACTGCAATCAGTGATGCGATTGGGCTTGCTCTTAGCAAGATGTCAATGAGTGACATTCATCGAATGCTGCATGAGCAGAACATGGACGTTAAGAGGATTGTTCAGTCACACTCCGCAAGTTGAGCCAAATTATCCATAATGCTTCCTGGTTACATCACATGTTAGATAGTAGGTTAGGTTTATGTGTTGACTACTATCTTTGGTGGTGACTGGTTGTGTACAAGGTTCATATTCGTCCTGACACACGTGAGATTGAGCGCTGTCGTGCTGTGACTGGTCCGTGTAGTTTCGGGACCAGTTATGACTCCATGGAAGAGGCCAGGCAGGCACGTCAGGAAATTCTCTTGCAGGAAGCAAAAGACATGTACGGTGAGAACTGTGTCACTCCATATAGTATGAGTCTTCCTGATGGTGTTGACGGTGTTCTGAAAGACCTCAGTAGTGTTGGTAATCCTCTGATTGTTGGTGGTGCTGTTCGTGACTCTTTTGACGGCTATCCGAGCAAGGATGTTGACATAGAGGTTCATGGTGCCAGTATGGATGACATTGTGTCTCATTTGCAAAGCAATGGCTACCAGGTGGATGAGGTTGGTCGTCAGTTCGGTGTTCTCAAAGTGTCTAAAGGTCAGTTGAGAGACCTTGACGTGTCTGTTCCCAGGAGAGAGAACAGGACTGGTGCTGGTCATCGTTCATTCAGTGTTGAGATGGATGAAGGCATGACTGTCGGTGAGGCTGCCGCTCGAAGAGACTTCACGTTCAATGCTGTCATGTATGACCATTCTTGTGGTGTTTTGGTTGACCCTACAGGTGGCTACAGTGACTATCAGAACAAGACAATGAGAGCGGTCTCTGAGAAGTTCGCTGAGGATCCGTTGCGGGTTCTTCGTGGTTTCCAGTTCGCTGCTCGTTTTGGAATGTCTTATGACAAGAGCACTGCTGACATGTGCCGTTCCATCAGAGGTGAGTACAGTGATCTGTCTGTTGAGCGTGTTCGTGAGGAGTTCAACAAGTTCTACACCAAGGGTTCTGACTACTCTGCTGGTGTCAAGGCGTTGCAGGACTCTGGCTGGGATGACATTGAGCCTAGTCTGAGAGAGTCGTTACAGAAACAAGCCACTGTTGACTCACTGAACAGAATGAGTGATGCAGGTGTCTCTGCTCAGAAGCGTTCAGTCATTGGGTCTGCCGTCATTCTTAAAGGAATGGACAACAGCAAGGACAGACAGAAATTTGCTGGTGTGTCAACAGTCAGTCAGGATGATGCCAGACGGGCTATCACTCTTGCTGAACTGAGTAGTGACGACATGGACTCTGACTACTCAATCAGAAAAACCGCTGTCATTCTTGCTAAGAGGAAGACATCATTTAGAGACGTAAGGCTGCTGGCTAAGGCGTGTGATGACAAGGACATGTTGAAGGCTGCTAACAGGGCTATCAGACTGGGCGTTGGTGACAAGCCTGCTGAGGACCTGGTTCAAGGTGACGACATCCTGAGCATGACTGACAGAAAGCCTGGTAGGTGGTTTGGTAGGGTGCTTGCAGATGTTCGTGAGGCACAGTACAAGGATCAGGTGACGACAAGACAACAGGCACTTGACCTTACTCGTGAACTTGTCAGCAAGCAGGAGCATGAGTAGATGATGCAAACAGGATAGGATCCGCTCAGTTCAAGCACATGGACACACCGTTATATTTACTGATGTGCTGACATGCTGACCTATTCTCTTGGGTGTGACAGATGCTACATCAACATCTGTTGACATCTATCCAACTTCTTTGTATAGTTGAGTTTGTCAAGAAGATTTTGTCGCTACTTTCTTGATCCTTTATATAGTGACTCTGGTTTTTATGATCAATTCTAGAAGATCAGAGTCATGCGAGAGTGGTGCAGTTGGTAGCACACCTGATTCCCATTCAGGAGACCGCGAGTTCAAGTCTCGCCTCTCGCTCGCTCAGATGGCGGAATGGTAGACGCGCTGCCTTGAGGTGGCAGTGGGCTTCAACGCCCGTGAGGGTTCGACTCCCTCTCTGAGTACGAGCAGAAGTCAGATGCGTAGAGTTATCTTACTTCTTTCTGGAAAAAAGAGATCCTGGTTCGACTCCAGGCTGGGGTAGTTGTCTACTCTGGGTGTACGGAATACACACTAACGTCAGATGATTCGCTTTTTCTCCGGCTTCTGCAAAAAACTTCACACAACAAAACAAACCTGTATCCTCCTTGTTCTTGAGGCTGGGTTGTGACTGATTGCTGATTACTGGCTGTCTTGAAACAAAGGGCGGCAATACAACGCAATACAACTCAAAACCTAAAGACCAAAGACAGAGGAGACAGACCAAGATTGAAAACTGGTCTGCTGGTTTCATCACTAGTTCAGGTTCTGGGCACAGATGCGTAGTGGCAGGTTACTTCAAATTGATTTACACTCAACCTAAACACCTGTCACGGCTGGTTCTCTTGTGCCTTTACTTTTTTGCAAGCAGACTCAACGCCAGCCTGAGTCAACATGATTCTGTTCTATACTTTTCATATGGAAACTTTTCACACAGAATCATGATCACATGTCATCACATTTGAAAGGGTGGTTGAGATGGCAAGAATGAACACGAAGGCTGCGTCTGTCAAGAACACAGCGAAGTCTCCAGTCAGCACGAAAAAGAGCGGCAAGAAGATTGCTACTCACGAGGGCGGTACAGGTTTTAAGCGTACTGCTAAGGGAGAGTTGTTTCTTGCTGCTGTTACCAGCCTGAATGAGGACACGTTCTATGAGTCCGCTGAGGATCGTCAGGAGCGTGTCGCCAAGTTGGTTGCGAAGGTCGCTAAGGATGGCGAGTGGGTTCTTGGCCTGGTTGGCTGGCTGCGTCGTGATGCTGGTCTTAGGGCTGTTCCTGTGATGGTTGCTGCTGAGGCTGTCAGTTACCGTTTGAGCAAGGGTATGAATGGTCTTAATCGTGAGATTGTTCGTGCCTCCATTGGTCGTCTTGATGAGACCAGTGAGTTCATTGCTTACTGGTTGGAGCGTTTCGGACGTAAGATTCCGTCTGCTGTCAAGCGTGGTATCGGTGACGCTTTGAACGACTTGCTCAACGAGGGTTCGTACCTGAAGTGGAGTGGTCGTGCATCTCGTGGATCCGTATCCTTGGGTGACGTTATCAACCTGACTCACGCCAAGCCGAAGGATGAGCACCAGTCCGCTCTGTACAGGGTCATTCTGGATCGCCAGTACGGGGCCAAGGAGGATCTGAGCGCACTGCCTGTTGTGAAGGCTCGTCAGGAGTTTCTGTCCATGCCGGTTGACAAGCAAATCAGGGCTCTGTCTGGCAAGAATGCTGACAAGGTTATCAGGTCTGCGCGTCTGACGCATGAGGTCGTTGCTGGCTCTATTGGCAAGATTCCGGCTAAGGTCTGGAAGAACCTGATTCCACATATGGGGTACACTGCTCTGCGGATGAACCTCAGGCGTATCAGTGAGTCTGGTGTGGACATTGACACAATCGACGAGATCAGCAAGGTTCTGCGTGACCAGAAGACTGTTGCTCGTGCCAAGGTCATGCCGATTGACTTCCTGCGTGCCTACAAGAATGCTCCACTGGACTTCCATGCTGCACTTCAAAGAGGCGCAAATGGTGTCCTGGAGAACATTCCAGCACTGAAGGGTCGTACACTGGTTCTGCTGGATCGTTCATACTCCATGTCTGACCGTCTGTCCTCAAAGAGCCAGATCACCAGGCAGGATGCGGCCAACATCTTTGCAGCAGCCCTGGCGCTACGCTGTGAGAACGTTGACGTCGTTGCCTTTGACAACCACAGTCAGAAGATCTCTATCACCTCCAAGGACCTGTTGAAGGTTGTTGAGGATGACATGCCGGAGTCTCGTGGTGGTACCTACACTGCTGACGCATTCAGGAACCACTACGACAACCACGACAGGGTTATCCTTCTCACTGACGAGCAGACATCTGTGTCCTCCTACTGGACAGGCGGAGAGAGTCTTGACGAGGCTCTGGATGCTGGACTGAAGAAGGGTGCAAGTGTGTTCACCTGGAACCTTGCTGGGTACACTGCTGCTCATGCTCAGTCGAAGGATCGTCGTTGGACCTTTGGTGGGCTGACTGACAAGGGCTTCCAGATGATCCCGTTGCTAGAGAAGGGCGTGTCTCAGTCCTGGCCTTGGGAGAACTGAGATAGATACAGAACGTGACTACTATCACACTAGCGTTCAGTTGACATCAGTCTTCTGGTTATGTATAGTAGTCATCATCAAGCCGGTCGGAGAGAACAGGATGAGGCCAGGCGGGAAACCGAGCAACCCCTTGTTCTCTCTGACCGGTAGCAAGCCGGAGTGGTGAAATTGGTAGACACGCCAGGTTTAGGTCCTGGTGCCTTTGTGTGTGAGGGTTCGAGTCCCTTCTCCGGTACCAAGTGCACATGTGTCAGCAGATCTGATAACAGGTCTTGTTGACATGATGTATGCTTGAAATACAACTACATCGTGTAGACAAGGTTTTGATTCATGCTGGATTGGCGGAATGGTAGACGCGCTCGCTTCAGGTGCGGGTGTCCGAAAGGTCGTGAGGGTTCGACTCCCTCATCCAGTACGAAACGATGAGGCAAGAATGGTGTGTCACAGAGCACACTGGAAACAACTTGACAGAACTGATGAGGTGATGGTAGAGTTGGACTCATCAAACAAGACATGGGAATGATTCTTGAGTATACGCTTGAATCATTTGCCTTCAACTGATCATTGAAGGACATACATAAATCCTTGTATGGTTGTGTGGTCTGGATACTCATGTACGAAGGTGAAGTGCTAGTAGGTGAACGGATGAGCCAAGTAACTGAACGGCGGATCTGGATGACGTGATTAAGGTTCGATTCCTTTTGACACAGCGAAGCAGATATGATAGAATCTGTTCACAACAACATAAATCCCTGTTCGTCTAGCGGTCAAGGACGCCTCCCTTTCAAGGAGGTAACGCGGGTTCGAGTCCCGTACAGGGGACGCATGACAACTCCATAGAGAAATGATGCAAGCAATTGCCCTGGTGGTGGAATGGTAGACACGGCGACCTCAAAAGCCGCTGCCGTAAGGCGTGAGGGTTCGACTCCCTCCTGGGGCACTATGTCTTCTGGGTTGTGCAGCATATTCTTGACAGAGTGCTGGAAACTGTGAGAACGGCTCTGGCAGGATGGGTGAAAGAATGTGGTGCAGGGTTCAGAAGGCAGAACTTGACAGGGACTGATTATGTGTGGTAGGATATTAGCACACGATGAGGAAAGGTCAAGTTAGACAAACCTAAGTGAATATGGTAATGCCCCAGTAGCTCAATGGATAGAGCGCCACTCTCCTAAAGTGGGTCATATGAAGGTTCGAGTCCTTCCTAGGGCACTGTTCTTGGGAGCAGATGGAGACAGATGTGAACAAGTAACAAAACATACCCCTGTAGCTCAAGGGACTTAGAGCAGTGGCCTTCTAATCCACAGGTTGTCAGTTCGAATCTGACCAGGGGTACTATTTTCAGAAAGTGAGAGATTCTGAGAAAACCATGCCCCCATAGCTCAATGGTTAGAGCAGCAAGCTTATACCTTGTTTCGTGCCTGATATGCACAAGGTTCCGGGTTCGAGTCCCGGTGGGGGTACTCTGTAAAGATGCAATAGAAAGCAGATACACAAGTGCCAGCATATGTAAGTGACGTACTACTAGATCCCGTCAAACGTGCTGAGCATTTTGAAAAACATGTCACAATCAACCCTGTTGTCTGTGTATGTCATAAGACTTGGGTCCCTTCTGTTGAAGATCTTGAATCACAGAAGTGTGTTTGCCCTTTCTGTGGTCACAACCCGCACAAAATGTCTTCCGAGTACTACAAAATACTGTACCCAATAACTTTAAACAAGTCTTCACTCTTATACAGAAGTGATAGTTCATGTCATCTTGTAGATGTAACATGCAGAACTTGTCATAAAGCAATTCGCGTTGTTATCAAAAGTGCTATCCAGAGACTCAAAGAAGGTCTCCCAATATGCTGGATCTGTGACAGTCGAAAAGGTGGGCGTACTGGAGAGTTGTTTATGTACAACTATCCAGAACTTGTAGACAGAATCAAGAATGAAGTCCCAGAAGATGACTTCTTTCTGGCTATCATGACAGAAATGAAGTTTGAGTACGATTGTGGACATACGCAATCCACGAAACCAAAACGCTTTATGAAGAATCATAAGCGCTGTGATGAGTGTAGTGCAAAATACAGGGAGGTTCGTCGTCTTGAGAAAGAGGCGGCAGAACGTGCTAGACCCAAAAGACGTAGGCGTCGAACCAGAGAAGAAATAGAGTCTGGATCAGTTGTCTATAAGAAACGTGTACATTGTAGTACATACAAATCTTTAATAGACAATACTCCCAAACGAGTTGACGCAAAGTGCTGTAAGTGCAGTGCAGTTTTTAATATACAGGTTGTCAACTTTAGAAAGAATACAAAGAGAAATAAAGGCAAGTATGTGTGCAACATCTGTGCCTCTTCCAAAGGCATTCGTCTTTCTGAGAAGTTGAAGAGCCCTGATTTTGCTCATGTGTTTTGGAGTGAGAAAAATGAGTTTTCTCCTAATGCGATTACTGCCTCATCTGGTCGTCGTGTGATTCTTGAGTGTGAGAAGGGTCATGAGTGGTCGCCGTTCGCTTATGCGATTGGTGGTTGTCCTCGGTGTGCTCAGTCTGCTTTGGTATCGAAGCTTCGTCTTGATGATGTGATGAGTGTTTCTGATGCTCTTGTTCTGGGTCATGTGTCAGGTATCACTTTGAATGAAGTTCTTGGTCGTGAGGATGAACTGGTTACTGGTTTTCATTCTGATGAGACACCAGGTGATATGGAGGATCGTTTAAGGTGGATGAATGCCTTGGACTCTTTCTTGGAGGATCAAGCCATTCCTGAGTAGTTAACAGATTCAGGAAGTTGTTCTTAACACTATCTCTGTTCTTTTTGCCTTTGCCTTATTATCTTGCCGGATTAGTTTAGTTGGTTAGAACGGCCGTCTCGTAAACGGTTGACGTGGGTTCGAGCCCCGCATCCGGCTCTCATTCTGTGATCTTGTGTTCCCGTTTGTGGTATCTTTTTTATTTGCCTTCATTCTGGTACAACCGTACTACTTTGATAAGTTTATCATCAGTGCTCCATCCTGATAAATTTATCAAAGGGACACTTTATCACTCAAGTCACTTTCATTCATGTGTTCTCAACATGCACCACCTCTGTACTTCCGGTAGAATGTCAACACAGAGAGCAATGATGAAGTGATATGCTCTCATTGCTGGAATCAATCTGAAAGAAGGGCTTGCTATGGATCAGAGAGTGGTTGGGGTTATCTCCTGGGACGAGATGTTCATGCAGTTCGCTGAGACTGCTGCAAGGCGTTCCAAGGACCCTAAGACACAGGTTGGTGCCTGTATCGCATCTCATGACAACAGGGTGCTCTCTATTGGCTACAATGGTGCTCCGGCGGGTTTTGACGACGATCAGTTCCCTTGGGGTCGTGATCCTCTTCGTCCTCTTGAGAGCAAGTACCCGTTCGTGGTTCATGCTGAGGAGAATGCTGTTCTGAACTTTCGTGGTGCAAGGAGTGAGATGGTTGGTTCCACCTTGTATGTAACTCACTTCTGCTGTAATGAGTGTGCTAAGACTGTTGTGCAGGCTGGTATCAAGGAGATCGTGTACAGGGATGCGTATGTGATGCCCAATGGTTTGACTCCTGCTGCGCTGACGATTCTGAAGTATGGTGGTGTCAGTCATCGTCAACTGATTCGAGATGACAAGAATGTTCACAGGTTTCTCTGAGTCTTGACTGGGATCTGATCTGATTAGTTGGATCTGTCATCATGCTTGCGATCAATGTTAGAGATGGATAGTTGCTCAGTGATACCAGAGTGTTACCTCTGTCACATGATTTGGAGTTGACAGCCATGAAGACAGTGTGCTAGTATTACTTCTGTAAGCGATGAGGCAAACAGTTCATCAGACAGGAACTCACAAGGTTCTTAAAAGATGAGTTGATATTTTGACCGAAGTTTGCTTACAATACTGGATGGTTGACCGAGTGGCCGAAGGTAGCAGTCTTGAAAACTGCAGCGTCCGCAAGGGCGCCGGGGGTTCAAATCCCTCACCATCCGCGACTGATAATAACATGAGTAGTTGACATGTGTGACTACTTGTGTTATGATCAATCAACAACTGCATGCCGCATTAGCTCAGATGGTCAGAGCGTCCGTCTTGTAAACGGAAGGTCATCAGTTCGATCCTGATATGCGGCTCTCAGACCCTATGGTGGATGTTTTACCTCCTTTCCATCCACTATGGGGTCTCTTTTTGTTTGCGCTCAAAAACTCACAACTCTCTTATAAACTCACAACCCCTATTATCTTGTGTTCCCCTTTTGGCTTGAGTCTGAACAGGTCTAGGCTGCTGCTGAATCTGTTCCTAACTGACGTCATTTTTTCTACAACAAGCACTGATGGGTTGATTTCTTTTTGCGCGAGAAGCGTCAAACTGTAGACGACAGCAGAAAAGACTGGATAAGTACAGAACAACTATCTTCAAATATTTTTGCAAGAATGTGACGCTTCTCATGTTGACAAATCTTTGTTACTACTTGATCTGTGATGTTTACCTGTATTATTATGAGAGTACTGATAATTCATAAGGTAAACAATTTTAAGCACTCATGTGTTTGAAATCATTAGTAACAAGGAGGAAAGTCACTTATGAAGGAAGTTCTCAGACATACATGGATGATCACATGGCGACTGTGGATCGTTAACTTTGTGCTGACAGTGTTCTTCAAGGTTCCGTTTAGTACCTATCAGTGTGCTCTCATTGGGTTCATGATTGCTGTCGTCTTTGCTGTACTTGGCATCAAGATCCTGTCTAAGCCTGTCAGCCGTATTCGTCATGGTCTTCCGTTCTTCGAGTGGACCAGGCGTGATGGCAGGTGGGCTGTTCCTGGTTCTCCTGCCAGAGGTGTCAGCAAGGCTTCACAGAATGGTCCTGCGACAGGTTTCGAGCCACATCTCATCAAGGACACTCCTGTCTACTCTCCCAGGATGCATGGTACACCAGGTGGCGGTCTACTCAACTCTGGTTTTGATGAGAACTCCATCACTGCTGGTGTGACAGGTGAGATGAACTTTGCTCGTGCTCTTGCTGCCACTGACGGCTCCAGCATTGACTACTCTGGTATGGGTGACTCCAGCATCCTGAACCATGTGGAGTCTTTCTGGTCGTGTGGTATTCCTGACTACAACAGAGCAGACTTCATTGACTATACAACCAAGGGTGACATTGACTGCATCATCCTGACTGGACGTAACCTGTACCTGATTGACCTGAAGTTCTATCGTGGTGGAGACATCACCTACAGCAACGACAGTCAAGGCAACCTTGTTACAACTGATAACCAGACTGGTCGTACTGTTGGCAAGCCGTACCAGATGAGCGGGAACATGGCTATGGCGTACAGGCGAGTCAAGAAACACTACTCACATCTTTCAATCAAGCCCTGTGTGGTTCTGGTTCCTCAGGAGAATGGTCAGTCGAGTATCGCTCCTGGGACTATCTGGAGTGGTGGTATCCCTGTGATGAACATGACTGACATCATTCAGGTTCTTGCTCACGATGCTGCCAGAAACCATCAAACACCACAGAACTACCAGGACATCAGGAACCTCACTGCCATCGTGAAGAACAGGTGATGTGATGGTTCTGATGTTGTATTGAATCTCTCAGTTCCAGCGAACTTCTCAGTCAAGCATTCATCCTTCTTGAAGCGAAACCTGTTCAAGAAGGATGAATGCTTTTACTTATGCATCTACACAGAAATATAACCAAACTCAATTTTACACCATATGACTCTATAGATCTAGGTAAGTCGCCTGTTCGCTTGTACTCGTTGTCATGACTGGATTTCTTCACTACGTCTCTTATCCTCGCTGGAATCGTTTTTTTTTTGCCGCTTAGATACCCTTAGCGAGACGAGCGGAGAGAAGAAACGGAACCTTTGAAGGAGTAGATAGACCATGGCAAGACAGAAGCAGAGCGGTTGTCAGCACCTCAGTCCTAAGACGAATAACTGGGAGCCGTGTGTTGGACCAGAGAACTGCGACTACCGGAAGCAAGGGCTGGATGTTCCTCACGCATACAGCCAGGCGGAGCGTGAGACGATAGACGCTCAAAGAGCCGGTGTATATGATGCAGGACTTGGAGGTAGCAGAGCATCTGAGCCCAGCGCTGTCAAAAACTACAATGACTCTTTAAATAGAGATCTTAGCAATGAAATCGAAGCAATTGAGAGAGTTAATAACAAAAGAATTGAGGACCTCAAGGACTACATAAAACTCAACATCGAAAATGAGCCAAGAACTCTAGAAATTACAGCAAACACTAGCGACAAAACTCTTCTGGTGTATGGTCTTAATGGAGACAAGAACTACTTCTCGTTTAACCTTGATGATAATGGAAAAATTATCAATGAGGAAAAACACAATTTAGATGAGGACAGCAGTCGCTTTGACAACGACATGTCATACAGAGATGTTAAAAAGGTCCTGACATATCAGTATCAAGGAAAATCTGTTTACATTGAAGATCATGTCAAGGACATCATGAATGCTCGCAAGAAGATGGATTCTCTAGCATACCATAATGGTATTTTAAAATCCATGCGGATGCCAGATCTAGACAGCAAGAACGATCCTGTTTTCTCTAAAATGAGCAAATTTGAGAAAGAGCAGTATTTCAATACAACTGTTGATGACTTGCAGAAGACAGTTAGAGACAGGCAGGTTGCTTCAAGGCGCAAAATCAGGAACATGATTAAGGATGGCCTCAAAGAGAAGCATGGAAAGGTGTCTGTAAAGATTTCTCAGGATAAGAGGGGCAACTTCAAGGCTCTTGTGACAACCCCTGAAGGCAAGTCTGCCAAGTGGAGTATCAATGAGAACGGTTCGGCTGGTGCTGACTACTCTTTGAATCGCAGACAGGACTACATTGATGGTCTTCATGAGAGCCTTCAGGACAAGAGGGCCATCTCTGAACTCTACTATGTCCATGATCCTAGACTCAAGGATGCAACTGACAGAGACAAGTTGAGGAAACTTTACACTTCATTCTGATCGATCATTTTTCAAGCCAAACACCTCTAGTTACGTGATAGTCATTTAACTAGAGGTGTTTCTTATTAATACATGTAAACTCATGACTGAATGTAATTTTACACCATATGACTCTATAGATCTTGTAGAAGAGGATGACAGGCTGCGCCGGTACCGTTGTGGGTTGCTTGCGTTGGTAGTGCTTCTCCATCATTGGTTAAACTTGATCTGACAAGTGCTTGCTCTTCATGTATGAGTGAGTTTCGACGACTAAGGAGATTTCAGGATGTCTACACACGCTGACAAGGTTCGTGAGTTCTATGAGAAGTACCAGCAGGAGCAGTTCTTGGCTGACGATGGTGCTGCGGCCAGTCTTAAGAACATGGGTAACGACAGGGTTGACCTGAGGATGAAACTGATTGCTGAGGAGTTCTTTGAGTTGGTTGCTGCTGTATACAACGAACAGGCCGCTTATGAGTTGGAGTCAACCTGGAACAGTCTTTTCAGTGACGGTGTGACGGACGAGCGGTGTAACGACGTGGTTGCTGCTGCTGATGCTACTGGGGATCTTCGATATGTCATTGAAGGTTTTGACCTTGAGGCCGGTATTCCTGCTGAGAAGGTGTTTGACGAGATTCATTCCTCTAACCTATCCAAACTGGATAAGGATGGTTTTCCAATCATCTCGGACGGCACCTTGAAGCCCAAGGGCAAGATTCTTAAAGGCGATGACTTCTTTGAGCCTGACTTGAAGGCTGTTATTGAAGGTCGTGAGCCTGACCACACTCCCGCACGTCTTAGGAAGTGAATCAACTTATATGAGCAAGTCAACTTTTAGGATTCTGCGCAACACAGCAGTCATTATGCTGTCTGCGTCCGTTCTTGCCGGTTGTGGAGGTGCTGCCAAGAGTAATGCCAGCGCCACAGCATCCGCTTCTGGTTCTCGGTCGTTAGCATCATCTGCAACAGTAGCCTCTTCTGGCAGTGCTGACAGTTCTGCCAAGGCGGTGAACAGTACTGAAGAGGATAAGAACGTGGCGTCATTCACCAAGTCATACTATGAGGCATGGTTCACATCTGGCACTGAGCAGACAGCCAGAGACCTTGAGACAACCCTGGAGGAAGCCACCAAGGGTGTTGACAGAAGCAAGGTCAGTGATGCTGATCCAACTTCTGCCTTCTCGTCCATGAGTGAAGAGCAGCAGAAGTCTGTTGCTGAGAAGACAACCTCCCTCAACCCTATGTCTGACTTCTATGACACCACTGGTATGAGCAACCCTGAGATCTCGTTGCTGAACATTGTGGCTATTGGTTTCTCAACAGGTTATCACACCACTGAGAAAGTGACTGTTGACGTCAACATTGACAAGATTACCGTAAACAGCGACGGAACTGCTACCGTTCCGTACAGTGCTCTGACGATCACCTCTGGTCAGAACAAGAACACTCCTCAGGACAACACCTTCAACCTTCCTCTAGTAAAGAAGGACGGCAAGTGGAAGGTTGAGGGCAAGAAGTTCTACAAGATGGTCATACAGGCCGTCAATGACTCGAAGGCGACAGCCACACCATCTGCTAAGTAAAACCTCTTGTATGTTGCTCTGACGGCCTCAGACTGACTGGATACACGAAGACAGAAGCGTGAGAACAATCCACTTCGTGTGCATCCAGTCAGTTTTTACATATTGTGACTTGTTTCATATTTACATCTGTTGACATGGGAACATTCTTGAGTGTAGTATGGTTGTACAACATACACATGGGGCAGACAGGTTTTCGACATGATCTTGTTCTTGCTTTATGGGTGCAGGTCCTCCTTGAACAACGGAGGTTAAACAGGTTCACAACATAATTGTCAACTTCGACGATTTTGCTCTCGTTGCGTGAGCCGCCTGGTAGAGGATAGGTGCCTGTTCCTCTAACTATCCAGGTGTCATCATGAAGGCACTGCGGTTTGGGTCAGTTGTCCTGGCTCTCAGACCAAAGACTTTATCAGGATAGTGGTTCAGGTCTTCTGAGGTAACTGACAGAAACCTGGTCTCCACTTTAAGCACAATCCAGTTGCTAAGCCTGTAGATCTCATTTGGTGAGGGGTTATGGACCCGGGTTCGACTCCCGGCTGCTCCACCAGTTCAGGGTGCTGACACATGATGTTAAGATTGTGTCAGCACCTCTTTTTTATTCTATTACTCCTAGTTGTTAATTGTAGTATTTTAACAATGCCTATATATTATTTTGTGATCTGGCTACATATCTTCTAGATATTTGCATCAGAAATGCTTAGTATTGCTTGTAAAACACTGGTATTACAAGCAAAAATCGACTACACCTGAATCTTTCAGGGTTCTTGACATCTTAAAATCACTCCTCACTAAGATAGGTACCTGCATGAGCAACCTGTTTCTCACTGCTGCGAAGAACGCAAAGAATGACGAGTTCTATACCCAATACAACGACATCGAGGAGGAGATGAACGCATATGTTGAAAGAGATCCAGATGTGTTCAAGGACAAAACAATCCTTCTTCCGTGTGACAACCCTGAGTGGTCTAACTTCACCAAGTACTTTGCGTCGAATTTTACACGTTTTGGCTTGAAGAAACTCATCTCTACATCGTATGCTTATGCCGCCAGTGATCGTGAACCGACCTTGTTTGAGTCAGCATCACCCTTGTTTGATGCTGACAAGCAGGATACCAGAGGTAAGTTGTTTGTTCTTACCAGAGATGCTGATGGTTCAGGAAGTATTGATACTGATGACATTGAGTTCTCTGGGTATCTTGAAGGTGATGGGGATTTCAGAAGTGATGAGGTAACACAACTTCGAGACGAGGCGGACATTATCATCACCAACCCACCATTCTCGTTGTTTCGTGAGTTTATAGCATGGATCATGGAGGCGAACAAGAAGTTCGTCATCATGGGAACAATCAACGCCATTGCCTACAAGAGTATCTTTCCTCTGCTTTGGTCAAATGAGATATGGCTCGGTTACAGACCCCTCAATAAGGGGATGCTCTTTAGAGTAACAGAGGAGCACCAGCAATGGATGATCAAGAACAAGAAAGAAGGATCAGTCTACAAAGTTGTTGATGGTGAGGTTATGGGCTACTTGGCTTCTGTGTGTTGGTTCACTAACCTGGATCATGGGAGACGTCACGAGAAACTTGTTCTTGACACTATGGAGCACAATCTGAAGTTCAACAAGAAACTCAGGAACAAGTTGGAGAAGTACAACAACGGGAAAATGGAGTATGCACACTACGACAACTATGATGCCATTGATGTTCCATTCGTAGAGTGTATTCCGTCTGACTATGATGGAGTCATGGGTGTCCCAATTACTTTCATGGGTAAGTACAACCCTGAGCAGTTTGAGATCGTCTCTTTCAGAAAAGGTAATGACGGCAAAGATCTGATCTTCACGAGAGAGAGAGAGAGGATTCAGCTGTATACTCGTATCCTTGTTCGACACTTATCCCAGGAATGATCAAGAGCAATGACGGAATGATACATGGCAAACTCACTTACGCTAGAGTAACAATCTGTCACAAACATCCTGAGACAAAAGAAAACAAAATCACAGATACAGGAAAGTGATGGAGCATGAAGACGGAACTTCGCACAGACATTAGTGTATGTGACATCTGTCAGGGGTTTGTTTACGACAAGAATGAAGAGAAGGGTCTCTTTGGTCTTGACGGCAAACTTATCATCCAACCAGAGTACCAGAGAAACTACATCTATGGTGATGGCAAAAAAGATGTTGCTGTTGTCGAGTCATTGTTAAAAGGCTACCCTTTAGGTCTCCTGTATTTTGTGAAGAATTCTGACGGGATGCTTGAGGTTCTTGACGGGCAACAAAGAATCACTTCATTTGCTCGTTATGTCAATCAGTCGTGGCATTTTGCTGTCACAGGAACAGATGGCAAGCCCAAGTACTTTGACACACTCACAGAAGACGAGAAGAGTAAGATCGCTAACACACAACTCACTATCTACATCTGTGAGGGATCTCCGTCCGAGATTGAGGCATGGTTTGAGACCATTAACATCTCTGGTGCTCCACTGACCAGACAGGAACTCAGAAATGCCTCATACCATGGCACATTCGTCAACATAGCACGTGAGTTCTTCTCAAACACTAGTAACTCAAACATGAGACGCTGGCAGACATACATCAAAGGAGATCCAAGACGTCAAGCGATTCTCGAAACAGCATTATCGTGGGTCAGTGAAGGACGTATTGAGGACTACATGGCCCTACATCGCAATGACACTGACATCACTGAGATGAAGAACCACTTTGACTCAGTGATTAACTGGGTTGACTCAATCTTTGACTACACTGGTTCAGAGATGTGTGGTATCAATTGGTCAGATTTGTATAACAGGTATCACAAAAACGCATACTCCAAGAGCACTCTGTCAGAGAAGGTGTCAAGTCTCCTCACTGATCCTCAAGTGACTAGCAACAAAGGCATATTTGAGTATCTTCTTGGTGGAGAAACAGATCACAGACTTCTCAACATCCGAGTATTCGATCAAAGGACAAAGAAACTTGCCTATGACACACAAACAAGTCAAGCATTAGAACAAGCCATATCAAACTGCCCCTTGTGTGCTATTGGAGAAAATAGTAACTCATCTCGTATCTACAGAATCTCTGAGATGGATGCGGATCATGTAACAGCATGGAGCAAGGGTGGATCCACCGACTTGTCAAACTGTCAGATGCTCTGCAAAACACACAACAGGTCAAAGGGCAATAAGTAGAACTTCATGGGAACTATATGTTGCATGTTTTAGTGCCTGTGTGCTATACTCATCATAAATATTACTGAACATCATTTAATCAACACAACCCGGAATCAGCAGAAGGAGGCATCAATGACCAAAACATTATCTCACAACACCAGCGAGACTGCTGTGCCCGTCTTTGATGACTCTTCTGTCAGTCAGGTGACTGTGTTTGGAGACTGGCATAAGAACACCTCATTTGCCTTACAACAGTTGCTGTACAGCCAGGATGACATCTCGGACGTCTTCTTCCATGTTGGTGATTTTGGTCTCTGGGATCTCAGCAGCCAGTTCATCAAGGCTGTTGAGCACAGGCTGTCAAGAATCAACAAGCAGCTGTGGTTCATTGATGGCAACCATGAGAACTTCAGCATCATCAACTCTATACCAAGAGACGAGTATGGCAGAGGAGTTGTCAGCGATCATATTCTGCACATTCCTCGCTCGTTCTCATGGATCTGGGGTGACTTAAAGTTCCTTGGCCTTGGCGGTGCTGTCTCTGTTGACAAAGAGTTTCGTCAAGAAGGGTTTGACTGGTTTCCTGAGGAGCAGGTGACGGAAAATGACGTTAACAAGGCTGTCAGTGCTGGTCATGTTGACGTCCTGCTGACACACGATGCTCCGGGACTGGTGTGGAACTCTCTTGTTTCTGGAGTGCCTGACTATCTCCTTGAAGAGTCTGAGTTGACCAGAGACAGGATTAAGCAGGTTATTGCTCATACAGAGCCGTCGCTGAATGTTCATGGGCACCATCATAGGTCATACACAAGCAGTTTTCTTGGCTGTAAGGTTGTTGGTCTGGACTGTGATCACTTTGCCTTCACCTCACAGGACACGAATATTCATCTAGATCGCAACAGGTTTGTTGTTCCATGTGACAGAAGTGGCTTTCAGGAGATTGTCAGCGACTAGAAGAGATATATTCGATCTGACCTGCCTGTAATTTTGTCGCTTCTTCTAGTGCTTGGTTAAGATATAAGTTACTCAGCAATTATCTAGAACCTGTCAAGAGGAGCATCTATGCTGAACAGGATCAAACAGAGCGACTTCTATACATCACTACAAGAAGTGGTATACACCAACTCAAACCTTCTTGTAGCATTCACAGCCGTTCTTATTCTTGTGTCAGGTATCTCTGTCATTGACAACCCTTCACGATGGTGGGTTCCTGTCCTGTCACTGATTACCTTGATGACAACTGTCTTCATGTTCATGAACTTCAGGGTTGTCATCAAGGGAACTGTTGCCATTGTCATGACCGCTATGCTGTCCTCATTCGCATTCACTGGGGGCTCTCTGGCTGACCCATACGGGCTCGGAGGAGTTATCTGGATGGGTCTGGTGTGGGCGCTGTTGTTCGCTTGTCTGGCGTGGTCCTACGCGCGTCAGAGCGGACGATCCAGATGGGCTGTTGTGATGGTGACACAGATGACATCATTCCTTGTGTCATACAGTCTTGTGCTGTCATCAGTCAGTGTCGCCATCTCGTCTGTCATCGGGTCGATAGTTGGTTTAGTCATGTTCATTATCGTCTACAGTGTGATGGGTAGGAACCACTTCAGGGCCAAGAACGTTCCAGTAAACTCCATGGATGACAAACTTGCTGCGACACTAGTAGACAGTGCTGACTTCATTGGCTGGAACTCTGCACTGATGCCAGAGAAGGATGACAAAGGCTCTGTACTGGTCTGGAACGAGGATCACGCCTACATGATTCATCCTGTTCTTATGAGTTCACCGTTTGGGACAATTGGTCGTAAGAGCCAGCGTCTTTCATACAACAGGAAGAGCATCACTCCGTGGCTCAACCATCTAGTCTACAACAAGGTTCCTGTGTGGCGCTCAAGAGGTGCTGACATCACAGTCATTTTGCTTGACCTGAACAGACGTAATGGAGACAAGATTCGTGTTATCTCTCAACCTGTTCCTGACTCCAAGAAGGTCATTCCTGTTGTTGTTGCTCCGGTGAGCAGAGTCAGGAAGCCAAACAAGATTGCAGCCATTTTGCAGAATGTTGACAAGATGTTGGCTGACTCCAAGAGAATCCTCTCGTACTCTCAACTCAAAGCGCTATCTGGTATTGGTGACACAGGAGAAGAGAAGACAGAGGACACTGACGGCCCTGACTTGGAGTCAACAGATGTTGATACTGATACATCATCTACCAGTGACGCAGCAGGTTCTAAGGATGAGAGCGAGGGGGATGATGTCAGTGTTTTTGATGAGAAAGACGACAGCAAGAATAACTCTTCCGTAAACGATCAGAAGTAGGCGTACACTCCTTTACTAACATATGTAGACAGGTATTTAGCCGACAACCAGACAAGCCCATTTGGTACTTTTGATGAGGTGCTGAGCGGGCTTGCTCTTACTCTCGTTAAGATGAGTTGAGTACATACCGCCGGTTTGATACCTGATAGACGATTTGAAGGAGACGCTGAACGTTGGCTGTTAAGAATGATGACTTCGCATCGCTGCACATGCACTCTGACAGATCGCTCCTTGATGGGTTCGCCACACCTCAGGAGTATGTTCAGAAGGCTCTGGATCTTGGTCAGCGTGCACTAGGGCTGACAGACCATGGTAACCTTTTCGCCATCAACACTTTCATAAACTCAGCCAGAAGCGCTGGGCTCACTCCCGTACCTGGATGTGAGTTCTACATGGCTCCAGTCAACCCTGAAGGCAGTAAGGTGGATCATCCTGTCTTCTATGGGCGTGACGGACGCAAGGACGAGAACTATGACGTATCAGCAAACGGAGCCTATCTGCACCTGACTGTATGGGCCTACAACAACACAGGAATGGACAACCTGAAGATTCTCTCGTCTGAGTCTTATGAGCCCAGTCGTGTTCATGTCAAGCAGCGGATTGACTTTGAGATGCTTGCTGACCACAGTGAAGGACTTATCGTCACTACTGGTTGCCCGTCCTCTGAGGTGTGTACTCGGCTGTTGATGGGTCAGGACCGTGAGGCGTTCTCCTATGCTGGTCAGTTAAAGGAGGTCTTTGGCGACAAGATGTTCGTTGAGATCATGGATCACTCTATGGACATTGACCTGGAACGGATTCTGCTGCCTAAGCAGTTGGAGATCTCCAAGAAACTAGGCATTCCTCTACTGGCGACAAATGACTGCCACTATGCACACGAGCACGACGCACGAGGTCATGAGGAGATGCTGTGTATCCAGTCAGGTGCTCTCATGTCTCACCCAACCTATGAGGATGGTGGCAAGCGATTCGCTTTCAATGGGAGTGGCTACTACATGAAGACCTCTCAGGAGATGGAGAGACAGTTCCCCAAGGATGACTTTCCTGGAGCAATCAGCAACACTCTCTTGATTGCTGAGATGGCTTCAGACATTACTCTGGACTTTGACGCCCACTTGAAGCCAAAGCCTGTTATCCCTGCTGGGTTCACCTCTGAGGGTCAGTTCTACCAGCACCTCATTAATCAAGGGTACCAGAGGCTTTACGTCAATCGTAACTACCTCGACAAGGCGACCAGGAAGAGGACACTGCAAGAGGCCACTCGTCGTATCATGGAGGAGTGGAATGTTATCAACTCCTCTGACTTTGTTGGGTACATGCTTGTTGTTCGTGATTACCTGAACAGGACGGAGAACGACTACTCCGTGAGGAACAAGGCTGGTGAGATTCTGGCCTCGTCAGTGGGTGTTGGTCGTGGTTCTGTTGGTGGAAGCATTCATGCCTATCTTCTAGGGATCTCTAAGGTGGATCCGATTGAGCACGATCTGCTGTTTGAGCGTTTCCTGTCTCCTGGTCGTGGTGCTGTGTGTTTGCTGACATTTGACGACGGTTCCACTGAGGAAGTCATCGTGTCTGACGAGAGGACTGTCATGTCATCTGATGGTTCTACTGAGAAGCGCTACGTTCACCAGATCAGTGTTGGTGACACTATTGTGTGTGATGAGCAGGCGGCTTGACACCAAGTCAGCAGAATAGATAATCCATTAGAAAAGAGACTCTGTAGTGATGTATGGCGCTCGTATCGCTGTTCTCATAGTGTGCTATAATGGTGATCAGAAGCACTACATACCACTTTGACGATGAAGCAGAACTGAGGAGAGCGTGAATGGCTAACACCAAGAACGTAGGTAGCAAGAAGACGTCTGACGAGAGCAAGAACGACCGTCAGATAGAGTTGTATAAGAAGTACCGTCCACAGGTGTGGAGTGACCTGATTGGACAGCAGGACGTCGCCAGGACCTTCCAGAACGCTATCTCCTGGGGTCGTGAGTTCTCTGCCTACGGTCTGTTCGGTCCTCGTGGTTGTGGCAAGACCTCTGCTGCGTTCATCTTCGCCAAGGCTGTCAACTGCCTGGATCCTCAGCCTGACGCCAATCCCTGCAACAAGTGTGACGTGTGCCGGAACATTGATGACAACAACCAGTTCGGTGTTGACTACGTGTCTATGGCTAACAAGGGCTACAAGGAGGATGTTCTTGAGATCATGAAGCAGTCAAGGATGAAGGCTGACATCAACAGACGTGTCATCATCCTTGACGAGGTGCACAATCTCTCCAAGAGCGCCTTTGACTCCATCCTGATTCCTGTTGAGTCCAAGGACATGAACGCAACAGTCATGTTCTGCTCAACCGAGTCTGACAGGATTCCTGACACCATCTCTTCACGTATCCAGTCAAGGAAGTTCAGTCTTGTTCCTGGAGACATTATGACTGAGCACATGAAGCACATTCTGGAACTGGAGGGTGAGACAGTCAGGAGTGACATCCTTCGGGCTGTTGTTCGTCGTGGTCGTGGCTCTGTTCGTGACACACTGACCGTTCTTGATGAGGTGCTGGTCTCTGGTGGTATCGTGTCAACAGATGTCGGTTCAGACATCATTGAGGCACTTGCTGACCTGAGCGTGCCAAATGCCTTGGATGCTGTAATGAGAGGTGTCTCAGAAGGTCAGGACGGACGAGTGATTGCTGAAGGGCTGTTCTCAAGTATCCGTGACCTCATTCTCATTGGTTCTGGTGTGACTGAGATTATTCCTCCAGTTGAGAACGAGAAGCAGGTTATCAAGAAGTTGCACAACTTGAAGGGCATGTTTGCCATTCAGGAAGAGATTGGTGACGCAATCAACAGAATGTCTATCGGAACTGACTCCAGGATTCTTCTAGAAATTGCTCTCGTCAAGGCGTTCAAGTCTCTCAAAGAGATTCGGGCTGCGTCATCGTCTAAGAAGCAGTTGAGTTCTGGCAGCAGTTCTACAAGTACTAACCAGAAGAGCAGTGATTCGTCCACCACAATACCTTCTGGTTCAGGCAGGCGTCGAGTAATGCGGAACTGAGTATCAACATCTGTTGACATAAAAAGAATGGTCGATCATTTGGCAATTAAGGCATCGCCAGATCGACCATTTATCGTTGATTAAATGTCCTTGACACCAATATCTGTAAACATCACCTTATCTGATGACACTTGTACTGACACAACAGAGAGATTGTTTTTAGAGCATAATAGACATGCAGGCGCTGGTGTGCTAGGATAAGTAGCGGAATAAAGTCGATACCAAGGACACTTCTAGATTGCTTGCATTCATCTTCGGACTCGTTGCTTCTGTGCTGCTTGTTGCCATCTCCTACAGCAGCAGTAACAAGACCATTACAATTCTGTCAGTACTGATGTCATCCGCTGTAGCACTCCAGTACCTGATTCTGGGAGCATACGGAGCAACAGCGCTGAGTGTTCTCTCTATCGTATTTGCGGTAGCAGCACTATTACTGAACAAGAAGCCGTACTGGAGATTCAAAAACATCGCTCCAGTTATTGTTGTGTCAATGACTGCTCTGTTTCTGATGACTGGTGGCTCACTGTCTGGATTCAGCCTGTTTCCACTAGTTGGTTCAGTTCTCATGTCCTGTCTCGTTCTGGTTGAGAACAAGTGGGCTATCAAGGCTATCACTTTTGTTGCTGGCATCGTATGGCTTGTCTACCAGATTCACACAGGTGCCTGGGGTCAGATTCCAGGGCAGATTTTCTACTTCACGTTCTGGTTCATCTCAGTTGGAAACATGGTTAAGAACACCTCTGTCAGCAAGAGGATTCTCAGTTTGCTATCACGTTCACCAAAACACAACATGTAGTGTTTTTAACCACTTGTTAGCACCAGGTATAGTGCTTAGGTCCCATCTCATCAGTGCCTCAACTCGTTAGATAATAAAGGGTATACGCTTTAAGGACGAGTTGATGATGGAGGTCTTTCAGGACTATGGATCTTAGTGGAGTTGTTGACAGGTACTGTGGTCACGACGAGGCGATCATGAATGAGAACGCCAACAAGAACAGTAAAGTGTTTGCGACACAGAGAGACCTTCTAGCGGGCAGTATCAGCAAGGAGTATGCACTAGAGAAACTACTCCCCAAGAACGTCGCTGAAGGCCACAGAAAAGGCTGGATTCACTTCCATGACCTGGACTACACACTGAACGCCTCTGGCGGCTTGTACAACTGTATGCTCATCGACTTTCCAGGAATGCTCAAACACGGATTCACTCTAGGTGAGGCTGAGATCAGTACACCCAAGTCACTAAAGACCGCTGGCGAGGTCATTCCACAGATTATCGCTAACGTGTCATCAAATATGTATGGTGGAGTCAGCGCCCACAGACTTGACGAGTTCCTGGAGCCATATGCTGTCATCTCTTATAGGAAGACCTTGAAAAAGAACTTTGCCAGGATGGCTGAGTTTGACGGGGTTGTCTTGACTGAGGATGAAATTGACTCTCTTGCTGACTACTACGCCTCTCAGATAGAGCAGACTGACAATGAGTTCAAGATTGAATTCAATGATGTTAAGAAAATTGATTCTAAACTATCTGAAAAAACAATTCAATTTGTAGTTGAAATCTCTAAAAAGGATGTTATTAAGGAGGTGTTTGATACTTTTCAATCCCTTGAGACAGAAATCTCATCCCTGTTTTCAGGAAACGGTCAGACGCCATTTGTTACGTTTAATTTCGGTTTAAGTACAGGATTCTGGGGACGAGAGATTCAGAAAGGAATCCTACAGAACCGGCTCATTGGTCTAGGAGAGGATCACAGAACACCTGTCTTCCCTAAACTTGTCTTCACTCTCAAGGATGGAGTCAATCTCAAGAAAACTGATCCCAACTATGACATCAAACGCTTGGCTGTTGAGTGCTCCGCCAAGAGAATCTACCCTGACATTCTCTCATACGAGAAGGTTATGGAGATTTACGGATTCTTTGTCAGCCCAATGGGGTGTGTTGCTGGAGACGAGACTGTTGAGTACAGTGTAGATGGAACAGATTACTCAACTAGCATCTCTGAGATGTGGGATATGTTGTCATTTCAGGGCGTCAAGAAACAGGTCAATGGTCGAGATGAGTTCATTGATCTGTCTGGAGTCCTGGTGAATGACAGCCACAGATCCTCATTGAAGCAGTCTAATGTATTTAGGATGGTCAAGAACTACAACAACCACTGGCTGAAGATTACTGCTACTGACTCAGAGCAGAATGAACTCACTCTGACATGCACAACTAATCATCCTCTGGCTGTCTATGAGCAAGGTCGAGTACTTGCTGACAACCTGAGTACTGGCGACAAGTTGATCAAGTCTCTTGACAGTAGTCAGTCATTGACTGTACCACAGCAAGATCGTCTGCTAGAGGTTGTGTCAATTGAGCCTGTTGACATTGATGAACCATCATACGACCTTACCACTGACAGCGACTATTTCGATGTCTCTGGTATTGTGTCTCACAACTGTCGATCCTTCCTGACTGAGTACAGGAGCCCAGAAACAGGCGAGGTGGTCACATATGGTCGTCGCAACATTGGTGTCGTCTCACTGAACCTTCCTAACATCGCTCTGAGTACATCCACTCCAGAAGAGTTCATGGAACTTTTTGATGAGCGTGCTGTTCTGGTTCACGATGGCTTGATGTACCGTTACAACAGGCTTGCTGGCACACTAGCCAAGAATGCTCCAATTCTCTATCAGTATGGTGCTACAGGACACAGACTCAGTGGTGACGAGGTTGTTCAGCCCATCTTTGACAATGGTGAGGCTACCGCTTCCATCGGCTACATCGGACTGCACGAGGTTGCTACAAGGTTCTGGGGTAATGACTGGCAGGACAATGAAGAGGCTAAGACGTTCACTGTTGGTGTGCTGGAGCGTCTGAACTACTGGAAGAGCAAGTGGGCGGATGAGACAGGGATTGCCTTCTCTGTGTATGGCACACCTGCTGAGAGTCTGTGCTCACGGTTTGCAGCAATGGATAAGGAGACATTTGGGGAGGTCAAAGACATTACGGACAAGGGGTACTATACCAACTCATTCCATCTGGACGTGAGGAAGAAGGTTACTCCATTTGAGAAGATTGACTTCGAGTCCACTTACACTCCTTTGAGCACTGGTGGAAACATCTGCTATGTTGAGCAGCCTTCGCTTGTCAAGAATCTGGACGCATTTGAGGCAATATGGGACTACATGCATGACCATGTTCCGTTCTCAGGAATCAACACACCTATCAGCAGATGCCTGAGCTGTGGTTACCATGGCGACTTTGATGCTGATGTCAAGGGATTCTTCTGCCCTGAGTGCAGCAACTGTAACCCTGAGACGATTGAGGTCATTCAGCGTATGTGTGGGTACATCTCATCAGTTGGTATCAGGAAGCCCATATCTGGTCGAGTCAAGGAGATTAAGTCCAGAGTGAAGCACGGATAGTTTACAGAAGCACATAAAAAAGAATACCCTGTAAGTCATAAAAGAAGTTGACTTACAGGGTATTCTACTATCTTAATGGGTATTTTCACTCTTCCTGATGTGACATATCATATAGTTTCTTAATCATACCTTCAAGAGCAATGTTGGTTTCAATTACTGTTGGATTAAGGAAGGACAGCCCCACGCTACAAATTGCTTTATCAGGAAAGTTCTCCCAGTAATTCTTTCTTGTATTCCAGTCCTCATCAGAAATGTTGTCGTCTTTATCAACATTGTTCCAGTATGAAAAATCTCTACCAAGGTTTTGAGTACTTAACGCCTCGTTGTAATCATTTATCTCAGAAAACACACGGAATACAACATCTCCCTTATTAGGACCAGGAAGCATAGCGACTTCATACCCAATGTCCGCCTTGCTGAAAGTTACCGAATTGATCTTGCTCAGATGGTTGGAGAAACTGATAACTTCACCTACTATCCGATGCAACCTGTCCTTTGCAGGTAACTTCTCCCCAGAGTACTGAAAACAACGATTTGGCTCCATCGCCATCAAAGGAGTATCATTCCAGGTGATCTCCTTGCCATCAGCACTCAGAACAGCGTCAGCAGCAATCATGATGTTTTCTGACATCTTTTCAAAGAAGACTGGCTCAATCACCTGTTTAATCTTGTCCATTAACTCAAACAAGTCAGCGTTCTCTACCAGAATCCAATGATACTGTTTGATGCTCAAGAAAAGTCACCTCTTGTGTGGTATTGTTAAGTCTCTCATAGAGATTATACCACACAAGAGGTGACAGATCAAGAACTCATCATTCTCTGCTTCGTATTTTAAATGAAGCAGGAATTTTACGGAACCACTTACTTATCATTGAATCGTATTACCTGTTTCTTGTACCTGTAAATTCCATCTCCATCAAATTCAAGAAACTTGGTCCCAAACATCTGACTAGCATCTGATGGGTCTGCTGAGTTAATGTGAATGAATGATGAATCAACTATGTGAATAATCTTTTCATTTACACTCTTCTGGAAGTCGTTAGCAGGTTCATTCAGAAACTCTTTGTAATTTCCAATGATCCAGAGGGAAACCTTGTTGGGAGACAGAACAGAGGCTTTGAAGAACGGATTCATGTAGAAGTCGAGGTCTTCATATTCATTGCTGGTCTTGCTGATGTTGTTGAGATCAACCAGAACGATACATCCATTGTCCTGATACTTCTCACCTCTGAACTCAAGAATCTCCTGATGGAAGGCCAAAGGAACAGTAAAATCTATCTTGTTATTCAGATCAATCAGGACTCTCTTTGTTCCGCTCTTTCTAATCTGGTATGAAAGCATCTCCCTAAGATCACTGGATTCCTGCTTATCCTTAACAGACATAATAATGTTGTCATAGTCGCTGAAAAATACTGGATTGCTGTACACGTTGGTTCCGATATGAATTCCTGAGGCGCCACCTTTACCTACCTGAATCCTATGCTCACTTACAGGAAGAATGTCATTTCTACAGAACTTGATGGCTTTTTCTACCTTGCTATCACGACCCATGATGTTTATAATCAATTGATCTTTTAGTGTTTGTGATAGTTCTATTCTTTCTAAGAGAATCGCTAAATTCCTCTTATCTAATCCAGTAAGTTTGGAGACCGCATCATGACTAATACTCAGATGTGTTATTCTGGAAATGGATTGCTCTTTTTGTTTTGTGCCGATCTGCTCAAAAATACTATTAATAGCATCAACTAATTGCAAGATAGGGTTACCACTGCTGTCAATCACATTCCCATTGGAATCAACCACATAGGATCCGCCTGCACTCAAGTCAAGAGGGAACTGAGGTTTTTCTTCTGCAACTGCTTCGATTTCTCTGTGATCTCCAACAACGACGGTCTTGCTATCACACTCAAACCCGAATGAGTTAACAATTCCAGGATTGTTCTCAAGCGTCTTTCTGGCTTCATCACGCAGAAAGTCCATCGCTTGTGTGTATGTCAGGTCGTGCTTCTTACTGAACTCCCTGACAGCCTTCTTCATGTTTCTGTTCTCAGTCATATCCTCTTGCACCTATCCTATGAATCGTCCGCACACAACCACTACAACAGGTGAGAGTACCTGAATCCAGTTTTTCTATCAACTTGTTTATAATTCTTCTCGCAAGAAAAATTTACCTGTAGTGATTGCCAAGAACCTTCAGATACACACATGAGTCACACAACCAACCTCAAAGTGTTTGCACAATAGTCAGTTGAAAGTTATCTGTCAGCAGGAGGTGCGGCTCCCGCTATGATGTGCACCAGGCGTACCACAAAGCCGCCCGTGATGAAAGTATATCATCACATGGGCGGCCCTGTCAACAGATGTAGAGAACAGATCGGATACTCATACACAGCGCAATGAGTTTTTACACTCTCAGATCCTCTTTCAGGTCGTTAATCTGCTGCCTGCAGAACCCCTTAATCCTGTGTGACGTCTTCCTGGAGAACCTACGAGATCTGGGATCATAACCGTCATCATCCTTCCTTCGAGCCTTGATGAACTTATCAATCCTCTCCACAGTCTTCTTGACCTTCTCGTACTGATGATCGTCAATCTCCTTGTGCAGAGCATACTTCCTGAACGCAGCAATCTTGTCAAGAACCTGCTGCTTGTTCTCCTCAGGGATCCTTGACGTCTCAGCAACCCACTCATTCAGATCCTTGTTGCCTCGCTCGCCATTGCAGCCGATGCAGGCAAGAGCCATGTTCCCATACCGTGTAGCACCAGGAGGCGGATTCTTGGCGTTCACAGGAGTCAAATGCTCACCACTTGGAGCACTCTTGATCGTACCATGACTGTTACCTCTGGTGAACGGCCTGTGACAGTAGCAGCAACGACCACCAAAGAACATGACAGACGCAATATAACGTTCACGATTCATGTCATTCAAGGCAGATGTCATCACTACACGATAAGTCCTATGTGTACTGTCACGACCATCATTCTCCCACTCCTTGGAAAGAGTCATCGCCCCAACATTCTTAGCAATAATCTCAGAGAAAATCCTCAGGTTCATGTCATGACCAAGAAATTTACGAGTCCTGATGGCAACAGGATCACCACTACGCAAGAAGTCATACACGTTGTCAGTAGCACGACCAAAACGCCTCTGCAACTCAGGATCCTCAGTACGCTCCTTATACTTCCTGTAAAAATCCTGAATGAAATGATAGTCACCCGAGTCAAACTGCTGAGACACACTCTGAACAGACTCGTCAAACTCACGCCTCGTGATAGCAGCACCATGACCAAACACCATACCAGGATTAGGCGAAGACGGTTTCACTCCAGAAGTGTTACTGGTCTGCTTCTGACTACTGGGATCAGACCCTTCAAGACCGCGCTTCACACCTTTAAGAATCTCGTGCTGCTTCTCCAAAGCATCCTCATTAATCTTAGAGATCTCAGCATCACTCAAAGACGACTCAACATGCTCAATATGCTTACACCGACCCTTGCCAACATTCTCCGGCCTAGCCCTGCACACAGACACAGTACCATCAGCATTGATACCAACACGACGAGCCTCAGCCATACCAGCACACCCCACCAACACCTAGAAAACAAACACTCCTACAATAAGTTTCTAAAACAACACAAGAGTGTTTGCAAATAATGATGCGATGTTTGACTGAAAAACTACTCCTCCTGCTTCCTCCAAACATTCACACTCGTCCCACAATCAAACACCTGCACATAGCCTTCAGCCAACAACACATCAGCATTGGTCAGTTTGGTGCCGTCCTCCAAGAATCTTGGGTACACATCACCAACTTCAAAACCTAGTAGCCTGTCAGCAGAGACACGACGAGCAGCAGAGTCTCGGATAAACGCAGGACCTGTACCGTTTTTGATACGTACCCAGGTAGAACCAGGACGATTAACCTTCTTCTGTTCCCATCCATCAAACATTAATTCAGTGGATCCGTAACCAGTAGAAAGATCCACATATGACACTACAGAATCTGGTTCAACCTGATTGAAGAAATACTTGTCACACTTGCTGAAACCACCTTGAATATGCCAGTCGGTCTTAGAGCAAGCACGAATAGCCTCCCACTCGACGTCTTTCCTGAATCGCGCTGGACCATATGTTTGCACATGAACCAGATCGTTCTTGTAAAAGAGCCCTAGACACAAAGTCTGTCCATTTGATGCGCCTAGCATGTGGTTCTCTTTGAGGAATTTGTTGGCTCGTTTTTGGGAGATCTCATGAAGAGTACACTGACGAGCGCCTACAGAATTAGAGCACAAACTGAGTTTTGACTTGACAATAGAGACGAAGATGTCACAATCCATCCAGTCAAAGTACTGCAACAACGTAAAGCCAGCATCATGGGCCATAAGGGTACGTGCCTGATGGTACTTCTCTGCTTGTGGTATGTGCTTACTGCTTTCACACTTGCCAGTGTCTATGAACTCTTTACAGCGTCCTGTCAGGTGAGCATAATGAATCGTAGAGTTATGAGTCACTGCTGGGTTAATCTCAATAAGTAGTTTCTTGTCTGGCACACCAAGATCAGCATACACATCATCTCCAAATCTAACCTCTGTCTCAAATTCTAGACCCGTAGCGTCCTCAAGAGACTTCTTCCACTCATAGTTAACCTTGGAGATCCTGCTGCATCTTTCAGCAGCCTTCTTGCGAACTTCTGGAAGCATGAAGATGTTCTTAACTCCGTACTTCTTAAAAACAGAATCCCTTGCCTTCTTCTGAAACTCATCTAACATAAACGGATTTGGAGCGCCATACCTCTCCATACAGGTAGCAGCAATCTTTTTTCTAACCTCCTCGCTTTTCCATGGATTGCCACCAAATCTCTCCATGAAGGTCTCATCACGCTTCTTCTGAACCTCTGGTGCACGAGAAGGGTTATCTACACCATAGTGATCCATGCATGTCTGACGCTTCTTATCCTTTATCTCCTCCAACTGAGATATGTTGTCAACCCCATACTTTTCTCTCATTGTCTTCAAATAGTTTTGTTGCTGCTGCTCTTGGTCAACAGTTGCTTGAGCACATTTTCTAGAGCAGGTAGATGCTGGGTTGTTTCTATTAAACATAGACAACTCAAACTCCTTACCGCACACCACACAATTTCGGTAGTGAGGCCCTGGGCAGAACTTGGATGTCTTGCGATCAGACATGAAGGTCTTTCCACAACCATCCATCTGACACACGCACTCAACCTGTTTCCTTGGACGAGCACGACGACACTCATCAGAACAGAATTTACTAGGTTGTTTAGGCTGAGGAACAGGGAACTTCTTGCCGCAGATAACACACTCTCCGAAGTGGTCACGCTTGCAGAACCTAGCCTTTGAGCGGTTGGTCTCAAACTCCTCGCCACAAAAGTCACAAATCTTCTTCATAGTTAGACTTTCCGATCTTTTCTTCTACGTACTTCATCAGTTGGTATAAGTATACCACAACCATACCTCAAGATCAAGACTTTTGTCCTGTCGCTGTAGGAGATGACGATATTTTTGCCATAAAAAAGCCATAGAATGGATAGAAAATGCGAATCAGAGAAATAAAAAAGATTAACCCAAAATCCTCAAAATGTATTGAGGTCTCTGGAGAAAATAGATTATTTTCTGTTATCAGTAATAATCAAAATGGTAGTATTGTATCACATAATAGTGTTGCTCAGAGAAATTTGATCTTCGCGTGCGTGGCTCGTCCAGATCGCTGGAGGTTTTTGGGAGTGGATCTCAAGAAGGTCGAATTATCTCAATTCAGAAAGTACTCAAATGTTGTTTTAGGGATTGCTACAGAAAAAGAAGATGCTGTAACAATTATGAATTTTGCTCAGCAGACAATGATGAAGAGGTATGCTGAGATGGAACAACTCGGAATCAACGATTTTAGAAAACTTCCTAACCCGGGCTATAGTCTCATGCTGATGGTAGATGAGGCAGGTGAGCTCTTCGGACAATCAGGTGTTAAAGGAAATGACCAAGCAAAAGAAGATGATGCAATGGCTGCCGAATGCCAAGTCATCGCTGGTTCCATTGCTCGCCTTGGCCGTGCCGCTGGTGTCCACATGGTTCTTGCAACCCAGCGCCCTGACGCCAAACTGATCCCAGGTGAGTTGAAGGCAAACCTGGCTGTTCGTATCACCTGTGGCCGTGCAACCTCCACCGCTTCCACCATGCTTCTTGAAAACTCTGAAGGCACCCGTGTCAAGCCGTTCCCTCGTGGTCGCTTGTACCTCCAGATCAATGGCTATGGAGCACACGCTCAGGGGTTCTATGCAGAAACTGACTGGATGGACAAGTATCTTGAGGCCAAGGGTATGAATCCTGATGGCACTCCTATTGGCAACAGGCAGTCACGTCTTGCACACCTTGCGGACATGTCTGAGTTTGACGGCACAGACCTGGATGAGCGTTCTGGTATTGACAACTCTGCTGTGATTGACCGTATTCGTGAGGAGGAGCAGAACGAGGACTTCTCTGCACCTTCTGATGACATGGAGCGTCCACAGATTGGTCTTGGTTCTAAGAAGACAAGCAGACCTGAGGACGACTGGGACTCGTTCATGGATGAGATTACTGAGGATACTGGAATGTAAGCACATGTGATTCAAAGAGCGCTTTTACTCACTCACTCTGAGACAACAACCTCTCTTCAATTACCTGCCTTCTGGCAAAAGCATTCAGAAGGCAGGTGATTGCTCATTCTTATAAGAATCTGTCAACATATAACCAAAACCAATTTTACACCATATGACTCTATAGATCTAGGTGAGTGGTTTCGGTGTCTCTTGGGGCTGCTTGTCCTTGGTGTGTTGCTGAGTCCTGTTATGCTTCTCTTCTACCTGAAAGTAGCGTTTTTTTTTTGCCGCTTAGATACCCTAGACGAGACAAACGGAGAGCAGAAACGGAACCTTTGAAGGAGTACCAACTATGACGAGACAGAAGCAGAGTGGATGCCAGCACCTCAGTCCTAAGACGAATAACTGGGAGCCGTGTGTTGGACCAGAGAACTGTGACTACAGGAAGCAAGGGCTGGATGTTCCTCACGCCTACAGCCAGGCGGAACGCGAGGCTATTGACGCGGAGCGTGCTGGTGTAGATGATGCAGGTTTGGGTGGTAGTAGGAGCAGAACCTCTACCAGTAACGGAAGATTGAAGTTATCTGTTGCTCGCTCATCTCTGCCCTCCGGTGTTCTAAGAGAGATTAAGGAGATAGAGAAGGAACGTAAGTCGCATGATATTCAAACGCTTGATGATCCTGTGTTCCATGAAGTTCCTGACTTACGTGGCGCTGTTGTCAACCTCACTGAACCATCAGGCGAGTCAAGGCGTATTGTAGTTACTTCTGGTGGTTCTCATACTTTTGCTACAGAAGGTATTGACCTTGAAACAGGAGAGGTTACCTATCTTGGTGGTCACTACAAGAATACACAGAGAAAAGCAGAGGTTGTTGACTATCCAAGGGTTCCAGAGTCCGTCAGAGCGTTGATGTCTGCTGAGATTGACAGGGATCGGCAGAGGTTTAAAGACAGGCAGGACAGGATCCTGGAGACGGTTAGAAAGGATCTTGGTCTTGGTGAGGATGACCATCTGAAAATCAGTAGTTATGGTGATGGAAGTGGTCTCATTGAGATTTCTGGACGCACAGGTAAGTGGGATGAGAAAAACGAGTTCGGTGTGACAGTCAACCGGTTTGGACATCTTGCTGGTAGGTACTCCAGGAACAGTGGCTCTAAAGTTGAGAAGAGGCTAAAGAACTACCTTAGGTCTAATGCTGGCAAGAAGGCTGTTGCTGAAAGGTATGACACTGATAGAGGACTTGAGGTATGCAATGAGAGGCAAAGAGTTGCTGATGAGTCATACTTCAAGCCAAAGAGGCAGATGTATCGTGATGGCGAGGTAGACGAGATAGCCAGAAGGAAGGCTACCAGTATCAACTCTGCAATCAAAAGTCGCCGAAGTGTATCTCAATCTCATGCTCGTCTTGAAATCACTGACTCTGTTCCATCTAAAATGGATCCTGTTCTTGGTAAGGATAAGAAAGGCTTCTATGTGATCAGCGTCAACAACTCTCCATCCAAGGAGAGAAGTCGTGTTCATATCCTTTCTCAGTCCCAGGGAGGGTCTACTGGTTCATTCGCCTCTGACGCTGTTGGACCTGAGTCTGAGGTTCTTGCTAAGGCGGTCAACAGAATGTCTCCTGAGACTATCAAGGAACTCTATGACTCTCATCAGACTAAGTTCTACACTCCAGAGCAGATTAAGAACGACTACTATCCAGACGTCTGACAAGTCATTTCTCACTTTTGTCTGTAGTGTCACCTAGAACAAAATCCTTCCTCCATCTCTCAGACAACCCAATCAATTTCATCCTGTTTCAGTCACCCGTACAAGCAAGATGTGTTGATTGGGTTGTCTTATCTTTTGCTATACACTCATAATCAAATGTAATTTTACACCATATGACTCTATAGATCTTGTAGGTAGGCGATGGGGTGTTGTGTTGTCTACGCCTGAGATGCTTGCTGCTGTGTGTCTTGGGGTGCTCGTCCGCTGTTGTCGTGGCTCACTCCTTAGGAGTGCTCTTGTGATCAGTCACTTTATGGTGTATGCTTGCCTCAGGGACTGCCCTCTTTTAACAAGGTTGGCAGTGGTACAGGAGGAATTGATTTGAGGTGCCGCAATGACTGATAGTAGCAAGTTGGCTGTTGGTGACTGGCAGGTCATGGACAGTAGCGACAACATGTACATGCTTGAGTTACACAAGGATCGTGTCATTACTTCTGTTAATGCTGTGAATGTTGTTCGGCCAACACTTGAGATCAAGGTTCTTCTTGCTAACGATGTGAATAACGCTAGTGGTTGCAGTGAGAGCACTGAGTGTCTTGTGGAAGAGGTTCTAACCATTGCTTTTACTGGCAGACGAGGTCAGGCTGACGAGATGACCTCTCATGGTGTCTCAATGAGTCATCTTCCTGATGGGTGGATTCTTACTCTGGCGGAGCGCTGTGCTGATGCTGTCAATGCTCTTGCGTCCTACAACCTTCCTGGCTTGTATGGTGACGAGTGCCGTATTCGTGTTCGTAACTGCTTCACAGACACGTCAAAGACCACTCACTACTACGATGTGGTCAGGAGCCTGGTTGAGTCAATCAAGCCTGGTGACTTCATGATGTCTGCTGGTCTTCTGAGTGTTCTTGCTTGTGGTGCTGTAGTGGATGTGTCTGAGTTCCGGGGTCTTGTCAGCACGTCTGTTCTTCCTGGCTATCTGGAGCATCTGGGAGCCCAGCAGAGCGCTTACAGGAACTCTCCCATGGCAGGTATCCTCTACTCGATTCTAGTCCCTTCTGTTGGCTGTGACGACCTGATACTGTCTCCTTCGTCAAAGACTCTGGCCTACATGGGAGCATTTGACTCTGTGATCTCTGTTCAGGATGTGCACAGAGCCAGGATGATGCTTTCCACAGACTACAGTCGTCAGGTGTTCTCCAGAGGTGTCACTAAAATGGAGACAGACCTGTTCAGGAGTTTTGACTGGCAGATGTTTCATCGTGTCACAGGTATTGTCAGCCAGAGCACGTTTGCTGGTATCACAGACGAGTTCATGAGTCTTGGTTTCCAGAAGGTAATGAAGGGCTTTGAGGACGCCGGAGCAGAGCCTCGAGACGTCTATCGTGTCTCACATCTCATTTCTGCCGCCTATGTTGCCAGAGGCGTGTACGAGCAGATTTCTTCCTACCTCAACTCATCAAGCGCTTCTTCTGATGTATGTGTGGATTATTTAACCAATGCGCCAAAAGAGAGCAGGAACGCAACAGGCGCACTTGACTGCCAAAGTCTTGCAGGTGATTATGCTGAAAGGTTTATTAGGCTGATTGGCGACCTTCCGTACACTCTCTCTTCTGAGATAGCAGTTGCTCGTGTCTTTGTGCACAACATGCTCTTACTTGCTTGGGCTCTTTCGGTTGAAGACAAAGTTAGTTCTGACAATGAGTTCTTCAATAGGACTGCTGGTCGATCTGTCAGCAGCATCTACAAGAAGTTCAACAACAGGGCTTACAGAGATGATTTCAGGACAGGGGTATTCCCCATTGCAACAGAATATGTCTACAAAGCGCTACTGTGCGAGTTCTTTGCTCTTAGCGGAATGGAGATTGGAGACGTTCTTTCCTCGCCTTATAGAGAAGAGTGGGTCACTGACACTCTTGACGTGATTATCTCTTCTGTTATCGAGGCAAAGATTAATGGTTATCAGGCAGAGATATAGACATGTATACCACAATCAACTCATCAAGCACAAAGGTTCTTGGCGCTCTGTCGTGCTTCAACAACCTTGTTCTCGTCAGTTTTAGCCAGACGTACCTTGACTCATTTACTATTTCCATCTACAAGGATAACTACTCCTTTGACGATGTTGATGACCTTGACATGGATGCAGCACTTAGTGTCAGTTTCTCTTTCAGAAGCATGGATGTGTTTGACTTATCTGAGTTGATGAAAGTTCCTTTTGTGTCTGAAATTGATGACGACAACTGGATGTTTCGTCTCGCTCGTCGCCTGTCTGAGGTTGTCAGCAGAGTGAGGTGTGACTATGACTCCCCTGTGCTTGTGAATTTTCATCTCAATGACGGAGATCTTGTAGATGACGATCCTAATGGTATGCTCAACCTTCTACATATTGTTCAGGAAGTCTCTCAAAGAGATGACTTGAAAGACAGTATTGAGGTCTCTGCTGGTATTCTTAGTGCTATTGCTTACAGGATTAGTTACTCCAGTGCTGACGAACTGGTTTCTGACTCATACAATGAGAATGTGTCTACCTCTTATCTGTTCAGCGGAAAGACAGATCTTGTTCCTTCGCTTCTGGATGTCATCTACTCTTTACTGGTTCCGTCAAGCAGGGCTTCTGAGATTTCAGTGATTGCTGATTCTGATACTCGACTGAGGTCTTTGATGTTTGGTGTTCGTGACATGATCGATCCAAGTTCTCATCTTCAACAGATAAGAAAAGTTCTTGCCAAAGAGAACGACAAATTCGACGATGTTGCTAGTTTAATCATTAGTGACGATCTTGCGTATGTTGTTCAGAAAGAGATGGAGGATGATCTCTTCAGTTCTGGGTGGGGCTATCTTTTTAATGGACGAATGTACAAGAACTTGCTGGATTTTCTTCCTGAGACAATAGGAGAACTCCAAAGAATTAGCAAGCGAACAGATATGATCTACTACATTCCTCTGGTTCTGGCAATGAACTCTGTCATCTACTCATCTTCGGTTAAGAGCAGGATTGACTCAGTAATTAAGAAGTATGACAACAAAATAGTCAGTGCTGCTCAGATAATTTCTGATAAATCAACTAAGTACAGCGCTGATGAGGCACTGATAGAGATTTTCCTCAGGAAGGTTGCTTCACTTGTGCGCATTGTCAACAATTCTGACTCCTCTGTACAGCGTTTCTTGTCAAGAGCAATACGATTCTCATTCAACCCTTATTTCACATTACCAGATGGAGAGTCAGTAGGGATTGACTTCACTAATGTTGTACTAGAACACCTTTATGAATCACTGCTTCTAGAGGTGCTGAACCTTTTCTTTGTCTCTGAAGAAGATGTGCTTAAACAGATGCATGGAGAACTAACTGAGATGTTGAGTATCATTCTCAGCAGCAGTACATCTTTCTGAGATGAACCAGATTCTCTAAGTGGTTTCCAGAGGAGTAGTAAGCACTTTCAGTGTGACCTATTTGTCCTAACATACCACATGTACATCTTTTCCAGCGCTACTCTTTCACAACCACCTACCATCTCGTCTCCTGTTCAGCACCATTCCTTGCTATCTCAACAGAAAGTCGATGTTCTTGTTGGTGTCAATCCGTTTTTACACCATATGACTCTATAGATCTTGTAGAAGAGGGTTGATAGGTAGCTTTCAGGGTCCTCCGTGTTCGTCTTCCTTAGCCTGCTTGGTGCACCTACTTGCCCCTATCAACATTTGTTGTTAAAATCACTATGTACGTCTTTGCTACAACCTCTCTTGTACCGACGTGCTTGCAATGTGGACGAGATGATGCTTGTCTCAAGGTTTGAAGAACAGACGGAGAAGGACATATGAGCAGAGGAACTAACGAGGACCTTGATCTGGTCTCTATGAATGACAGTGGTCTTAGCATCACCTCAGCTCAGGTTGCTGACGCTTATGACAAGAAGTCCTTGAGTGCGTCACTCATCAGTGACCTTGTTGACAAGAGCGCATGTCCTGCTCGTTGGCTCGCTAACTCCTTTGTTCTCAAGGAGATCATTGACGAGCCTGTTGACACCCCTGCAACACGAGGCTCACTCTTTCACAAGGTCATGGAGGACTTCTTTACTCTTCCTGGTGAGGAACGTACCAGTGACGCCTTGAAGGACATCATGAAGACCGTCCTGTCCTCTGACGACTTCCGTGAACTGGGACGCATCCCTGAGGCTCGTCAGTGGCTCATTGACGCCATCAAGAACTACTTCTCCATGGGAGGCAAGCCTGACAGAGTGAAGATTGCTGAGGTTGAGTACAACAACCGCTTCAGCAAGGGTCTTGAGATGTTTGTCAAAGGCCATCTGGGAGAATCTGGACGTGATGTTTTGGGGTTCATTGACCGTATCAGTGTAGACCCTCGTGATGACGTCTCTCTGGTTGTTGAGGACTACAAGGGGCTTGCTCTGGACACTCCTCTGCCTACACCTGACGGGTGGACTACAATGGGCAAGGTTCAGGTGGGTGACAAGATTCTGGGTACACAAGGAAAGCCTGTCAGTGTGTCTGCCAAGTCGAGCATCCATCATCGTCCGTGCTTCCGTTTATCGTCCAGTGACGGTGGAAGCATCATTGCTGACAACGTTCATCTCTGGGATGTCTACATTGGTGATGAGTTCATGAGTGCTTTTGGCGAGATTGTTGCCGAGCACAGAGTTGTCAGTACTCAGGAACTCCACGACATCATCAAGTCAGGCGAGACTGTCTGGATTGCCAGCCCTGCTTGGGGATTCAGTGGCACACAGAAGCACAGGGAGTCTGCTGCTAGTCTCTCAAAGGTCTCCAAGCCTTATTTGATTGGTGCCTGGCTTGCTGACGGAAACAGGTTCACTGGGGCATTCAATGTCGTCAAGGGGTCTGAGCAGTACAAGCAACTCATTACTGACTTGTGGCGTATGGGTCTTGCAGACGAGAAAGAGATGAGTAACCTCAGAGACAACCTGATTTCTCACAGTAAGAATGGGGTACTGTCTAAGGCTGACGCCAAGAGTCTTGAGATTCCTGTGTACAGGGTAATGGAGTCAGAGGGTGATTCTTGCCTGACTGTTGAGTTTGACTCAATGAAGGCCATTCTTGACAGTCTCGGTCTTCTTGACGTTCCTTCATACAGAGACGATGATGAAGGGTACGGAAAGGTGGCCTACAGTAAGAGCGATAGAGAGCAGGAAACTGAATCCTACCTGGACCACATGGGTGACACTGGGGAGGAGATCTCTTGGCTCAGACATGTTCCTGAGGGGCGGAGGATTCCTCTTGGTCTGTCTCGTGGCTCTGAGATGGACCGGACGATGCTTCTTCAGGGTATTCTTGCTTACTCCACCTCATGGTCAAAGTCTCTGGACTCTGGTGTCGTCACTCTGTCAAGTAGAGAACTCCTGAACGATGTAGTTGAACTTCTGTCCTATGAGGGTGTTTCTCCGTATCATGTGTTTCATGATGATGAGAATTCCATTCACCAGATCTTCCTGTCTGCACACCTTATTGAGACATGGGGGTTCATGCTTCCTGACAAACTTCACTATGAGGCGAGCAGGGCGTTGAAAGAGCAGATTGCTAGGAACGGTAGACCAGACCACTTTGACTCCACTGTTGCTCGTCGTGTCGTGTCTGTTGAACCTGTTGAGAGCGTTCCTACTCAGTGCATTCAGGTTGACTCTTCAGACAGTCTCTATCTTGCTGGACCAACTGCTCTGCCAACTCACAACACCGGTAAGGTGAAGAAGTGGGTCAAGAAGAACAAGTCTGAGGACGGTTTGAAGGAGCAGCGTCAGCAGATCATCTACTCGATGCTTCTTGAGCAGCAGGGCTACAACGTCTCCACAGCACGTCTCATCTATCCTGTCTACAAGGAGGTCGTGAAGGTTGACTTAAAGGATGAGGATCTGCGTAAGCGTACACTGCATGACATCGCTGAGGCAGACAAGTTGATGGACGTCATGCGTGACAGCAACATGTTTGAGTTCAACCCTACCTATCTGTGCTCATGGTGCCCGTTAGTGAAGGCTTGCCCAGCCGCAAAACCAGGTAAGGGAGATAAGGCTCGCAGGGCATACATGCAGCAACCAGAGATTGATGAACTCAGCAGAGGCATCTTCTTCTAACTGGTTGACTTCATCATGTGTCAGCACACTATACTCAGCGTTTAAATTGCTGATGGTGTGCTGACATTCTAGTTTAGCGAGTATGTACAGACAATGGACAATGTTGTTTTCTGGTTGTTGTTAAGGATGTGACGGCATAGAATGGGGTTTAAGAAGGCCAAGCAGGTTGATGTTCCTGACAGAGTGCTGTCGTATGAGGAGTTCACTGCTCTGTGGGATCATGCTGTCAGCAGTGCTACCTGGCAGGCTGAGAACTACCTTAGAAGTGCTAATGACATCCTTGATCGTCTGCACAGAAAAGGCTACTCCAATGAGCCAGTTGAGTACTACAGTAAGGATAAGTCTGACATCCTGTCATGTGACATTGCTGATGAGGTTGTCAACCATCTTGTGGAGAAAAGGGTTATTGACGAGAAGGAGTTTGCCTCAGACAAGATTCTGTCAATGATCTACAGTGGGAAGTCAGTCAACCACATCAAACAGAAGATGAGACAGAAGCGGTTCAGGGATGACATCATAGAGGAATGCATCAATGAGCACCTTGAGAGCAACCCTGAGTACAACAACAGGTCTCTTACCCGACAGATTGAGATACTAACGCGCTCTCCATCGTTTACTAGGTTGGATCCTGTGAAGCGCAAGGATAAACTCATTAGGTCTATGTCCTCTAAAGGTTTCAGTGTGTCTGATACTCTCTCATGGATAAATAGTCATCCTGAGATGTTCACAAGTCAGGACAGCAACGAGGAGTGGTAGCAATGATTTCCGCAGGTTCCAGGTCCTTGTCATGGTCGCCAGTTAGTGGTCCTGATTTCCTGCATCGTGCTCTGCTCGGTAGGAAAGTTCCTGTTCTCAGTGCTATGGATCAGGAGATTTTCAGCAACATTGACAAATTGAGGGTCTACAACGAGGATGACAGGTTTAAGGATCCTCTTTGGGTTGTAGCAGAGAGAATCAGTGACAGAGTTGATTTTGTTGACTTCATCAGCCTTCTTCTCGATGCTTATGACACAGGACATGTTGATGATGCTGTTGAGGTGATTAATGCTGTGCTTGGTCAGAGTAATAGCATCTCTGCTGCTGGACTGATAAAGATGATGGAGGAGACGCAGAAAGAGGACGGAATGTACCCGTTTCTTGCTGTCAACATGTATGTCAGAGATGCTGATTCTGACGAGGAAGTCAAGCATCAGAAGCAGCAAGAGAGAAAATCAGATGAAGAGTTCTGGACCACATCTTTTAATCGTGAAAGTCCACTGAACATGGATGCTATCAAGAACTTCAAGTAGCGTTTAAAATATTAAGATTTTCCGGTCCATTCTGCTCTAAATGTGTTAACTGAGAGATTTGTCTTTATTCTGATTCTTTACAGGAATATGCTGATTCATTGATATAGCAACGATGTCTCTTGCTTGTGCTGGTTAAAATATGAGATGAGAGACAAGTTTTGAGTGAATGGAGAAGGATTCTTGGCAAGCAGTTCTACCACATCAACTGTGAGCAATGATCAGATTGCGTCAGAGGTTATTAAGTCACCTTCAAGCCAGTGGTTGAAGGACGAGTACTCAGTATACGCCATGTACGTCATCAGGCAGAGGGCGCTGATGAGCCAGGATGGTTTAAAACCAGTCAACAGGCGTATCATCTGGGACATGTTCACCAACAACAACCTTCCGTCAAGTCGTTTCGTCAAGGCTGCCAGGATTGTTGGTAGCACGATGGGTCGGTTCCATCCACACGGTGACTCCAGCATCTCAGACGCTATGGCGAGAATGGCTCAGAGCGTGACCATGCGTGTTCCACTGGTTGACAAGTCTGGTACGGTTGGTGCCTTCACTGGTGACGTTCCTGCTGCCCCGCGTTACTGGGAGGCCAGGCTGACCAAGGCCGCTCTGGAACTTGTTCGTGAGGTCAAGGAGGGCGCTGTTGAGATTGGCAGAAACTTTGACGGAACAGAGGACGAACCACATCTTCTTCCCGTTCGCTGGCCCAACAACATCGTCAACGGTACTGAAGGTATCGCTGTTGGGTTCGCCTCCAAGATTCCTCCACACAACCCTGACGAGGTGATTGCTGCTGCACTGGCTGCACTGAGGAATCCAGATCTGACCACTGATGAGTTGCTTGACATCATTCCTGGTCCTGACTTTCCCACAGGAGGAGAGATTCTGGGATCTGACGGCATCAGGGACTACATGGAGACTGGTAAAGGAACGTTCTCTGTTCGCGCCAGGTACAACATTGAGCCCATGACTCGTGGTCGTTCGCAGATTGTCTTCTACGAGTTGCCGTACTCCATCAGCGCTGAGAAGATTATTGAGGAGATTCACCTCGGACAGAACGGGAAGCAGGGTGAGAGAGGAAGCAAGCCTGTTCCGCCCAACCCAATCATCTCCAGAGGTGTTTCCAAGGTTCAGGACCTCAGTGACATGAAGAGAGGTGTTCGTTTTGTTGTCACCACCACGCAAGGGACGAATGTCAAGACTCTTCTGAATGAGTTGTTCAAGCGTACATCTTTGCAGTCCTCGTTCCCTGTGAACTCAACTGTTCTTGTTGACACCATGCCGGTTCAGGTGTCTATGATGGACATGCTGAAAGGTTTCCTGGATCTCAGACGCGAGTGCACCACAAGAAGATGCCGTCACCGTATCAGCAAGATTGATACACGTCTGCACCAGTTGAACGCCATCCTCGCTGTGCTGATTGACATTGACAAGGCCATCAGTATCATCAGGAAGTCGTCTGACGCCTCAACAGCAAGAACCAACCTGAAGCGCTCTTTCAAGATTGACGACACTCAGGCAGACTTTATCCTCTCTATGCAACTCAGGAGACTGACCAAGGCTGACTCTCTTGCTGTTGAGAAGGAGAAGAAGAACCTGGAGAAGGAGAAGGATGAGTTAGAGCAGATTCTTGCCGACCCCAAGAAACTTGACGCTCTGGTGGAGAAGGATCTGAATGATGTTCTTCCAGTCATCTCCTCTGAAAGACGAAGCATCATTAATGGGGCTACATCTAACGAGTTGAAGGAGCAGGCCAAGGTTGAGGCTGCTGCGTCCAAGGAGTCAGCAAAGAACACTCCATGCTATCTGACACGATTCGCTGACGGAACACTACTGAGGTCGGCAGAGCCATTCTCTTATGCTGCTACGTTGAAGAAATTCGCCAACACTCCTGTGGTTGAGCAGATCAAGGTGATGTCCAAGGATCAGTTCGTCATTGTTGGAAGTGACGGTATTGGCCGTAAGGTTCCTCTATCCTACCTTATCCCAGAGACACCAATGACAGTCAAGGACATGGGTGTCAACCTGCCGTCTGGCGTGAGTGTTGTCGGTGTCTCCAAGGTTCAGTCTGGTAAGAATGACACTGGTCTGGCAGTTGCGACCGCTTTAGGTCAGATCAAGATTGCTCGTACAGACTTCCCAACCTCCTTTGATGAGTTCCCTGTTATCTCTCTGTCTGATGGTGATGAGGTTGTCTCCACTAGATGGATCGGCAAGTCCGTTAAGGATACTCTGTTCTCTCTTGTCACCAGTGGTGGTAACGTTCTCCTCTTCGACGCCTCCTCTGTCAACCCAACCGGATCCAAGGCCGGTGGTGTCAAAGGTATCAAGTTGAAGACGGACGAGGATCGTGTTGTCGCCTTTGACTGGGTTCCTGACCCGAAGAATCCTGATGCTGTTCTAGTGACGTCAACTGGTCACACCATCAAGCACACCCCTTTGTCAGACATTCCTAAGAAGGGTCGTGCTGGTCAGGGTGTTGCTACACAGATCATGAGAAGCGGCGAGAACAGCATCGTCTCAGCGTACACTGGTTCTGGTGCTGTGGCCTGTACAACAACCAAGGCTCACGCTGGTATCAGTCTGCCAGAGCCAGCAAAGCGCTCCAGCAGAGGAACAGAGTGTACCAGCAAGGTTATTCTTGGTGCACGAGAGGTTGTTACCATGTAGAGTGATTGAGATTCAGTCTTCTTCTCATTGACAAGGTAGAGCATCTTCCGGGGTGTGACTTGTAGCACACAAAATACAAGTCACACCCCGGAGTTTATGTATCTGTAACAAAAACTGAGTGAAACACTATCAATCTAGATATTCCCTTATATTTCAGGCGTCACCTCACACGAAGAGATAAGAGAGGCCATCAATGACGACAGGCACAGAGTGCTACACAGACCTTATCAGAAGGCAGTGCGACAACGATTATGGTTTCATGGGACTGACACATGCGGTCAGTGGTCTGGCAGCAGTCTCAGCAACGCTTGCATTTGCTCCGGCCTACATGATTGCTGCTCTGGGAACCAAGTCAGTGCCTCTCGTTATCCTGGCTATACTGTGCTGCACCGGAGCAACACTTCTGCCTGACCTTGACAACACAACATCACGAGCAAAAAACGACTGGGGTGTGTTTGGCTCAGCCATGAGCGGCCTGTTCAGAGGATCCTCATCCATAGTGCAGACAGCCGTCAGAACCAGACGAGATGATCCTGACCCTAACCCTCACCGTGGAGCCTGGCACACCATTCCTTTTGCTGGGCTGCTTGCTGTCATCGTCTGGGCTGGAACAAACATTGGTGGAAGTTTTACTCTTGGTGGACTGACGATGACCGGTGGAACACTGTTCGGGTGGTTTTTCTCCGCCATGCTGACCCTACTGACCTTCTCATGTATCAGCAAGAAACAGGTTGATAATTTCAGAAAGAGCACAGCAGGTGAGGGAATCATCATAATCTTCTGCTTTATCCTGTCTGGAGCACTTATCTTCTCTTCCAGATCAGCAGACTTTAGATGGCTTGCTGTGGCGGTCTTCGCTGGTATGGTGATTCACATTATTGGTGACTGCTTCACAAAGGCCGGATGTCCTGTACTGTTCCCACTGTCTGGTCTCATCAAGGGTAAGTTCTGGTGGACAACACGTTTCACAAGCATGAGCGCTGGTGGTTCAGCAGAGAAGTACCTTGTTCTACCACTGTTCATCACTATAGCCCTTGTGTGCTTCTACATCTTCATCTTCAACCACGGAAGTTTCACCGCCTTACCTGACGCTACGACATCCATGAAAGCAGTAGGAATTAACTAAAGAATTCTTAATCGTTGTTCATTTTTGTAAGTACAAACAATTCTTGTTGTCAACGATAAAACAGATGTGTTAATAGATACATAAAGCAGATTGAGTAAAGAGTAGTTATTACTAAAAACATGACGACTGGGGAGTGTGAGATAACATGGGAAGAGTTGCCTACCACATTAACACTGAAACATTTAATCACGAGAAGTGTGGTGCACAGGACATCAGCAACTGCCCATTCTACGACGGCAAGAATGTTGATGACTCCAGCACACACTACTGGTCTGAGGAAGAGGCCAAGAGCCAAGCAGAGAAGATGAAGCACGACAAGTACAACTCCTTCTCTACTCACACATGCGACTCATTCAACTCAACCAAAATGTCAGTAGGTAGAGCACTGGTTTCTGCGGGGGTATTCAAGAAGTCCTCTCTACCGAATGTCAGAACACAGAATGATCTGATCACAAAGTGGTTCTCAGGTAACGAGAAGTGTCTGCAGGAGTTCATGGATCTCAGTAAGAAGGACGACATCAAGAAGTCCACTAAGAACAGTATGGCGAGAATGCTTGCAAAAGGACTAGAAATTCATCATTTTGACAGCATTAATGAAATGTCAGCATCCAGAACTAAAAACACATCTCAGAGTGACATTACTATCCTCTCTGAGAGCGCTTCGGGAATGAGCAGATCGGATCTAGTAAGCATGACATCCTGAGAATAACCAGTCTTGCCGATAGGACGCATAATAACTACGAAACCTAGTGTTTTCAGTACTTTCACCCTTCATGTACAATTCTTTTGCTGATTGTATATGAAGGACATTTTTGTTGATGAGTTGTTCATGAAGTGTTGATGAGAGTGTATATGAAGACCTTATGGCGATGACTTTCTGTTCAAATCGATCAAGGTTCTGCGTTTGTGGTAATTGACTACACATCTACCTACCATCATGATTGGTTAAGATACTGACTATGGCTAAAGGTGTTTTTTACAGGTGTACTCAGTGTGGCAAGAAGTATCCAGGCGCTCAGTTCGGTGCCTGTGGTAAGTGCGGTGCCTTCCAACAGTTTGAGAAAGTTGAGGCTGGCGACGAGGGCGCTCAGAAGAGAGTGTCTGGTAGGTCCGGTCTGAAATCGGCTGCTGCTGTCAAGCCGGTCAGAAAGGCTCAGTCGCTTAAAGACCTGAGTACTCAACCTGTCAGAAGAGTCAGGACTGGTATTGGTGAACTTGACCGTGTTCTTGGTGGCGGTTTTGTGAACGGTGAGGTGGTTTTGCTCTCAGGTGCCCCAGGTGGAGGAAAGTCAACTCTGACTCTCTCGGTGTCCAACAGTTTCGCCAGCAACGGAAACAAAGTACTGTACTCGTCTGGTGAGGAGTCTGAGCAGCAGATCGGACTGAGAGCCAAGAGGATGGGTATTGACAACGACAACATCCGTGTCATCAACGAGACGAATCTGGAGACACTGCTTGGGCACATCGAGGATGAGTCGCCAGATGTTGTTGTGGTTGACTCGTTGCAGACCATTGCGTCAACTGAGATTAGTGGTTCTGTTGGTTCTGTGCAGCAGTCCAAGGAGGCTGCTCATACTCTGACACGTGTAGCCAAGAGCAAGAACATCATCATGGTTCTCATTAGCCAGGTCGTTAAGAGTGGTGACTTCAGTGGATCAGAGTCCATTCAGCACATCGTTGACGCCACACTGATGCTTGAGTCCAGTCCTGACACACCACTGAAGTTTCTCAGGGCTGTTAAGAACCGTTTTGGCGACACAACAGAGGTAGGAGTCTTCCAACACACAGAAAGCGGTCTTGAAGAGGTTGCTGATCCTTCAGGAGTGCTCATGGATAGTGACGAGGACTCAGTAGGACTGTCCGGTACTGCCCTGTCCTTCATGAGCGAGGGAGTCAGACAGATTCCTGTTGAGATACAGGCTCTTGTCACTCCATCAAATCTGCCAACACCACGTAAGCAGTTCAATGGTGTCAACTACAACCGTGGACAGATCGTGTGTGCTATTCTGGACCGTTTCTGTAAGGCGCGTCTGTTTGACAAGGACACGTTCATCAACACAGTCTCTGGGATCAAGGTCTCTGACCCGTTGTCAGACCTTGCTATCGCAGCCGCTGTTCTGTCATCCATCAATGACTCAACAACAAGTCTCAAGACAGCGTTTGTAGGGGAGTTGTCGCTGACTGGAAAAGTGCGTGGCTCCTATATGATTGACGCTCGAATCAGAGAGGCTGAGAGACTTGGGTTCGAGCAGATTGTCATTCCCAAATCAGCCATGAGGTCTGTGTCCAAGAACCATGACATCAAGATCAGAGGTATCTCCTCAGTTCGGGAACTTGCTGGCATGTATCAGAAAAAGTCAAGTAAATAGATGCTTTCTAGAAGCATTCTGTATTCAGAAAATATGCGACATTGATATTTTTCTTAGTTAATTTGTAAGCAGACAAGACAAGAAACAGGACGGAGAGCGGTTCCTATGACTGAGCAGGACAACAGGCAGACTCCACAGAGAGGTTCTGTCGGAAGAAGACCTGTAAGCAGGCGCCCTGTTCAAGGTCGAGCACCTGTACGCAACAACTCTTCTGTACAAGAAGCAAGAGCCGGCCGCTCATCTCATACAGAACAAGATGGTGTTACTCAGGACAGTCATAAGCACTCTGTTACACCTGCAGCAAGGCGTACACAGGGAGTCAGTAGACCCTCAAAACCTGTATCTTCTGACACCAGTGGCAGGAATCAGAACCAAGGACAGCGTAAAGCGTCAAGTTCTCAGGAACCATCTTTGTCTACATCTGTTGACAAAGATGCCCGCAACTATCATTCCTTCTTGTCAGATACAGATGAGAACAGTGAAATCAATGAACGCCCTACAGACAGAGATGATTCTGTAGAGTCTGATGACAGGTGGGTTATTGATGCCAAGACAGGTGTCAGACACAAGAAACTGAGCAGGATTCCGAAGAACGTCCTCAGCGCCATGCACAAGGTTGCTAAATCAGGTGGTACACCTAGTTCATCCGAGTTGAAGTTTATTCCTCGTGAGAAGGACTTTGACTCGATTGACGCATTCACGGGCGCTGGAATGGATGCCATGGCTGAGACATTTCTTGGACACCTGAGAGTTCCACCTAACGAGGAGGAACTCAAGCGTCTTCGTGAGGAGTACGCCAGAAGACAACAGAAGGCAGCAGAGGACTATCAACATGAGCAGGATGAGATTATGTCAACCTCTGGTGATGACAACCTCACCTACTTCTAAAGGGATAAAATTCTATAGATAAATAGTGTAGGACAAAAAAAGGAACCAGAAATCATAAAAAAATTGAAGACATGTTCCTGATATGTGTGAGGATTGTTGACAAAAACTATTAACAGGAGAACAGTAAGAAAATGCTTAACTTCTTAAAGAGAGCCGCTATCTGGTTTCTTGTTGCAGGTATTGTCCTTGCTGCTCTCAAGTTGTTTGACTATGACCCTTTTGGGCTAATAGGCAAGATAATTGAGTGGGGACTGTGGTTTATCAACGAGATTGCTGACTTCTTCCTCCAGTTTGAGTGGTTCAGGAGAATCTTGACAAGATAAAGTAGAATCAGTTAGCACTAAGCGATCATAATCATAACTCCACAACAAACAAAGATGATGACCTGAGGACAGAGCGATGCACCTTGGGTCATCTTGTGTTATAATGTCTGTGAGAGCAAGTTCACAACATATTATAGGAAGTGGTTAGATATGACCAACCTGTTCACAGCAAAGCCGTTCATATCACACGACGGACCAGACGAGAACAAGGTCCGCGCAGAGGTCCAGGTGTCTACCGGATACAGTACGATTGCGGACGTTGAGGACTCTGACAACGGTAAGTCCAAGAAGGTTTCATTCAACAACCCGAAGAGCAAGTACAAGGCTTCAGGGTGGCTCTGGATTCAGGATGAGGGTATTCTGGAGCGAGTTGAGAAGGCTTTTGAGAGCGGTGAGCCATTGCACTTCCGTATCGAGAAGCGTCGTAAGCCGCAGGTTGACCGTAGCCTGCCGATGTCTGAGATCAGCCCGCCAGGTGACTCCACTGCTGCTAGGGAGAACACCTTCCGTAGTCTGGTCGCTGTCAGGTTTGATGATGAGAAGGACTGGACTGTTGGCCGGAACATGCTGACACGGTTCGATGAGGACCCGAAGTTTCATAGTGGTTTTAACTCGGCTAACGACTACAGCCTAGAGGAACTGAATGCTCTGTCTGGCAAGGGGTCTATTAGCAGCCAGCAGAGTGATGGTTACTCTTCTGGTTCCAGCAGGTCGTCATCTATTGAGAGTGCCCCGTTCAAGACTCTCAACCCTGATGGTACAGTTAACCCTGGTGGCCCTGCTGTCAGCGTTCGCCTTAACTTCATGAACTTCGTCTATGAGTGGCTACGTGATCATGATGATGTCAAGCGTCTGAACAAGCGACAGGTCATGCTGCTGTCTGACAAGATGACTGAGATTGCAAATAGGTTGCAGGTTGCCATCTACGAGGGAGACCTGGATGAGCCTGACTATGAACTGGGGTCACATACTCGTGCACGTTCAGTGGTGTATGACACGATTCGCAACTTCTACCCCATCACCAACGAGACTCTTAGCAGCAGGGAGTCTGTGAACGAGTGGGCCAAGAATGTGACGAAGGAAGCGTTGGAAAACTGGCGTTGGGCATTGTCACAGGCTGAGGACATGGTTATTGGTGACAAGGACAGTGACGACACAGAGGACTGATGTGTAGATCCTGAGTCTTCTTTCAGGGTGGTATGAGGTGTGGAAACTGCACTCATACCACCCTGAACTTTTGTTTAAAACCTCCTGATATTTTCGGTCGTCAATTGACAGTTTTCTGTATGCAACTATTAAAACGTTGGCAGCAGAACGAAAACTCATGGAGAAAAACAAAATGAAGTTCATGGAGAACATCAAGTCTGTATTCACTTCGGAGATTACTGAGGACTCAGACCGTGGTGACCTGGTGCAGACAATTATTATTACTGCAGGTTTTGCTGTTGCTGGTTTCTTGATGATTAACTGGATTGCTACTGCGGTTCTCGACAAAGGCAAGGACGTGTCGGAATGTGTGGAAAATTCAGCTATTCCTGGTGCCAATAACAAGACTCCTAACTGTGACAAGAAGACAAATACTCTAAGCAAGGTTGAGTCCTGGAAGAACCACAAGTAAGAGATAATCTTTCTAACAAAAACCCTGGCATTATGCCAGGGTTTTTGTTATACTATCACATAGTTAAGTTGTCTATTTTAAAAAATGGAGTAGATAGTGGTTGAGATTATTAAGAACAATAAAATTATAACTCTTTCAGACGATGACGTGCATCTTTCTTTCAAGATGAGACAAAGTGTTGCAGAAATAATCAGCCACTCAGAGAATATTTCCGATTTAATACCACTGTTTGATCTCTTTGTCAAGAAGTACAGTCCCCTTTCTGTAAGAATCTACCTGACCAGTGACAAGCCAATCCCCAAGGAAGAGGATCAGTTTATCCACTATCTCGGATTCAAGAGAACCCACTCTGGTCACAGAAGAGACAAGAGGTGGGTGTCAGATACCTGGCCGAGAAACGATTCGTTCGAGGAGTCGTATTCATGTACATACACAAGAAGAAAGAATAAAGAGGAGTTCAGGTCTCTTGTTGAAGAGCATGGTTTTGAGTCTCATATTGATATGATGAAGTATCTTGGCTATCATCAGGAGGTCGTATTTGACGGATACAGGATTCTTGATGAGTGGGTCAATGAGGGTGAATTTCTTGGTTACTTATACAGGATGGATTGCTCTTGTGGTAAGTTCTATGTTGGGATGAGTAAGAGAGTTGGAATTAAAGAGATTGAGTCCTATCATGGTGGTGGAACTAGGTGGCGTCGTCATGTCAAGGCTCATAAGGATCACATTCAATCAAAAGAGATCGTGAAGTGGTGTCGTTCTTACAATGATCTTGTTCAGAAGGAGATTCTACTTATTAATGAGAGCAAGGAATCTCCTATGTGTATGAACCTAAGCACAAGAAGTCAGTCAAACTACTATGGTGTGTTTGGCGGTTGCGCTGAGTGTGGATCCAGAGGTCCACACAAAAAGTTGTGTTCCCTGTACGTAGAGAGAATTTGTCAATTCTGTGGCGTTAACGGCAACTCTCATAGAAGCACATGCCCAAAACATGTAAAACAAGAACCTTGTTCAGAATGCGGATCAACAAACCATAAGAAAACATGTTCTAAGTATAAAGGTCTTTTTGGAAGATTGAACTGTGAAGAATGCGGCAGCACCTCCACTCGTCACAAGAAGATTTGTTCACAATACAAAAGGCAACCCGGATGTAAATATTGCGGCAGTGAGGCCGCTCATCGAAAAGGTTGTGTAAAGTACACTAAACGTCTTGCTTGTAAAGAGTGCGGCTTGAAATCGTATCATAAAGAATACTGCTCCCACTACAAGCCTAAAAAGACTTGCTCTGAGTGCAAATCATCTGTCCACAAAAAGACCTGTTCTCACTACATTAAACCCAAACCCTGTCCTGAGTGTGGTAACTTGACAACTCATAAGTCTGGTTGTTCAAAGCCTCCGAAAGTGTGATGACAGCAGAAAACAGCAACACCACGCCAAACTTTCATAACTGGTAGTTTTAGAGACGAGAGATGCTGACACACTCCAAACAGAAATCAGCATCTCTTGTTTCATTCTACTCTCTACCAACCGTTTCATCAATTTGTTAACTACCGCTTATTTCCTTTTACCTTTCTGTCATATTTTTTGCTTTTCTTACCGACTTTTCTCAGATATTTCGGCAGTATTGTAGTTGCCTTGTTGATTTTGTGAAGGTTTTTCGCATGGGTAGTCCGTATGTTTTAGCGACGTTGGTGTCTTTGCTTGTTGCTTTGTTTCTGTACTCTTGGTTGGTTCCGAAGAGTTCGCGTCGGTTTACCTCTGAGGACTCTGATCAGTCGAAGAACCCGTTTCTGAGGTTTGTGTCGTCTCTTGGTGATGACTTGTATGCTGCTCTGCCTGCGTCGTTTGATAACTCTGGACGTAGGAAGCAGTCGTATCCTCGTGTGGAGTCGTTGCTGGTTCGTTCTGGTAACCCGTGGAACCTGACTGCGCAGGAGTTTGTGTCGCTGCGTGTTATCTCGGCTGTGCTTGGTTTTGCTGTGTCGTGGCTGGTGTGGCTGGGTCTTCATGCTTTGACTGGTATCCCGTGGTATGTGGTGGTTGCTGGTGTGACGTTCTTCTGCTACATGATTCCGTTCATCAAGCACACTGAACTTGCTAAGAGCCGTGACATCGAGTTTCGTCGTCAACTTCCTGAGGCTCTGGATCTCATCACTATCTCACTGTCTGGTGGTCTGACTTTCGCTCAGGCTGTTCGTGAGGTTATTCCGACAATGAAGCCAGGTATTCTTAAAGGTGAGTTCATTAACATGGTGAAGATTATGGATGCTGGTGGTACTCTGCGTGAGGCTCTGGATGAGTTTGCGGCCAGGGCTCCAAATGACGGTATCCTGACGTTTGTTCGTTCTGTCCAGTCCGCTACCGAGGTGAATGCGTCTCTGTCTGAGATTCTTGAGTCTCGTGCTAAGGCGTCCAGGCAGGAGTTTTTTGCTCTGGTTCACGAGAAGACTGCTCAGTTGGAGTCAATGATGTGGACACGGCTTGCTCCAACCCTGCTGCCTGCTGTTCTGATTATCTCTGTGGCCCCATCTGTTGTTGCTATGGTTGAGGCGCTTGGATAAAAAACAAAACAGTAATGGTATTAGTCAGATCATCTACATCTGTTGATTAGTACGTCCTCACTATCATCTACATGCCACCTATTTTCTGAAATCCTTACCTACCACTGATTTTAAGGAAGTTCAAAAAGTCTTATGTCTATTGTCAATCCTTTTGGAAGCAGAGACTCTGGTAAGTCTGAGCCGCCTGTTCAGTCTAGGCCAGTGACTCCAGGTCGTCGAAGCGCCTCATCATTGTCAAAGGATAGGGGTGCTCCAAAGATTCAGCAACCGGCACCATCAGTGTCAGCAGGTCTGGAGCAGAGTCACAATCAGGCACTACAGCATTCTAGTTCAACTACATCCACTACTTCTACAACACATGAGAGCACAGTAGCAGCCTCTCAGTACAGTCATGGCGCATCTGGTTCCTCATCAGCGCTGTCATCATCTTCCAAGAGTGTTTCTGATGACGTGTTCAATGACCTTCTGACTGACGATGATGAGACAGGGATACTGAGCGAGTACACCAAGGCTCGTGCTACTGACTCCTCTGCCTTTGAGAACACTCTCAGTGAGTTCGAGGAGGAGCGTAAGCGACTCAGAAGACTGTACCCCACCAGTGGTATCAAGCAGTCTCGTTTCTTGCTTGTTGACACGCTTCTAAATGCCCCTAAGACATTCTTTGACGCCTATGCCAAGGATGTTGAGGAGGGCGTCATCTTCGTCAGGAACAGGCTCACAGACACTGGACAGTCCGACTTGGTTCGTGATGCGCAGGAGCACCCGACCGAGGAGGAGTTTCAGGAGAAGGCGTTTGACGCTGTGCACTCACTGGCATCAGAGTCTCTTGCTCACAGTCGCTGGCGTGATACACACAGAGCCATCATCATCTCACTGATCTGTAATGAGATCATTGGTTTCGGCATCCTGGATCCGCTCTGGCGTGATAGCAAGGTTACTGAGATTATGTGCAACGGCCCGTTCGATGTTCAGGTTGAGATCGCTGGTGAGGTGTACAAGGTTCCGTGCCTGAGGTTCAAGAACGCCAACCACCTCTCAGACCTCTTAGAGAGACTGTATCGTTCTGTTGGCAAGGTGCTTTCACAGACCACTCCGCGAGTCAAGGGGCGCTTGCACGACAAGTCCCGTATGTTTGCTGTGCACACATCTGTTGCTCCAGATGGTCCGAACTTCAACATCCGTCGTCACCCGCAGGGTTTCTGGACGCCGCAGTCAATGATTGACAAGGGTGCATCCAGCCAGGAGATGATGACATTTATCGGCAACCTTCTCTACAAGGGTGCCTCATGCTTCGTTGTTGGCTCCACCTCATCTGGTAAGACATCCATGCTGAATGCTCTGACAGGTTTCTATCCTGAACGCGCTAGGATTCTCACCTTAGAGGACAACTTGGAGATGAAGCCGAATCCCAAGAAGTTCCTCGCTGCTGCTATGGAATGCAAGGAGCCGTCCAACAGTGACGGAGGCGCTACAGGCACGAGTATGCGAGATCTTGTCCATGCTGCAATGCAGATGCGGCCTGAAATTTTGCTCATCGGGGAAGTCTCCGACAGTGCTGCCTACGACTTGTGCCAGGCTCTCAACACTGGTCACTCAGGTATGAGCACCTTTCACGCAAACTCCTCCCAGTTGTCCATCACTCGTATCTGCTCCCTTGTGGCCCAGTCTGACATGACGACAATTGAGGGTGCTACGGACCTGGTTGCAGCCGCGTTCGACTTCATTATCAATGTGCGTCACTTCCCGATGGATGGTTCCAGACGTATCGTCTCCATTGACGAGGTTGGTATGGAACCTGTTGAGATTGGAGGCAGGTTGACGCTTCCCGTGAGACAGTTGTGGCGATTCGTTGATGACGGGTTGACACCTAAAGGAAAGGTTAAAGGTCACTGGGAACAGGTCAGTGATATTTCGCAGGCCAGGAAGGACGCCAAGATGCTCGACATGGAGAAGGATCTCACCTGGGAGCAACTAAGGGAACTGAGCAGTCTTCCAGAAGGAGAACTTGAGGTATGAGTACAGCATCGGCACTATTTCCGTATCTGCTTGCACTTGGTTACACTGCTGCTGTTGCGGCTCTGATTGTCATTGTGTACGCCATCAGGAGGAACAGTCGCAAAGAATCCTCATATGACGACCAGTTGCAGGAACTTCTTCTGGATGATGAGGAGTACCAGTCAGTCTCCACCAAGCCGTCACTGTGGGGTCGCTGGGACCGATACTGGGGTGACACCCTGAAAGGTGCTGGTATTACTCGTTATGTTGATGACAACTCCTCTGCTGGTCGTGATGTTCTTGCTCTGGCTCTGGTAACAGCGGTCCTTGGGTCTGTCATCACTCAGCAGATCTATGCTGGACCATTGATTGCTGCTGGTGCTGTGTATGTCACGTCTCTGTTGATGAGAATGCGTTTCAACCGCAAGAACGAGGACCTGAATGAGCAGATTCCTGGATTCCTGTTCTCGTTGAAGGCTAATCTTCAGGCTGCTGACACCAACGAGCGCGCTGTCCTGAAGGTCATTGACTCCATGCCTTCACCTCTCTATGACGATCTGGTTGTCGCCAAGAACCGTTTGCTTTCATCTGGCTCGTTCAAGGACGCTATGGAGGACCTGAGCGCTAAGACAACATCTGCTGACCTGCAGTTCCTGTGTGCCTGCATGATTCAGGCTTCAGCCAGTGGTGCTAACATGGTTAACCAGATTGACTCCATTCAGAAGGTGCTGGAGTCTCGTAGACAGGTGTCTGACGAGATTAACCGTGCTGTCAAGGCGGTTCAGCCTGCGGTCTGGATTGCCAGCATTACTCTGCCTGGTCTTTTCCTTGCCTCGTACTTCACTGACTCTGCTGCTCAGAACTTCTGGTTTGTCAGCCCGTTCTCATGGATTGCCATTGGTGCTGCTGTGTTCCTGTATGTTGCTGGTCTGATGATGGTCAAGCAGCAGGTAGACAAGATTAAGAACATGTAGTGAATTAGATCATTGAGATTTTCTTAATGAAACCTACAATCCTGTGACTGCAATTATCTCAGCAGTCACAGGATTTTTTGTTTCTATTGTAGAAAGATTTTTGTAGTTATTCAACAATAAGACACTACTATTGCAATTATTTCTGTCAGTACATACAGGTAGACCAACACAACTTTGATATACAGAAAATGATGTGCTGTCACCTGCAGTGTGTCTGATGAAATTTATCCATTCTCTCTGTTCTTACAATGAAAAGAGTTGTATGTATGACCGCTTTTACTGAACCAGATCGTATGACTCTGGAGTTCCGTCTGAGTCAGAAGGAGGTCATCAACAGCAACATGACTTTCAAGCACTTCATGCAGAAGGCTGTCATGGTTGACAACCTTCGTTCCAAGTCTGCTGAGACGGGAGCGTTGAGACATCCTCAGTCTGAACTGGTGTGCAAGTATCTTGAGGATCTGGACACAGAGAGAAAGAATACTGCTGCTAGAAACAGGTTGATGAAGTCTCTCAAAAAGGATAAGGACATCACTCGGGAGGAGATTGACAGAGAGGTCGCTCTACTGGAGTCCACTATGGATACTGAACCGTCTCTGAGCCCTGAGGAGAGATCAAGTATTCAACCACTGTTCAGTCACTTTGGCGTCAGTGTGACTGTGTGTCCACCAACGAGAAGGCGTCTGGATCCTCCAAACCTGTACCCAACAGTTAAAGCGCTGATTGATGGACTGACTGATGCCTGTTGGTGGTCTGACGACGACTTTACCCATTTGTTGTACACCAGTTTTCGTTATGGTGGATTGTCAGGTGAGAAAGGTATATGGAAGATTGTCCTGAATGTTGTCAAAGTTGATGACAGTGAACTTGGCGACTACATTACCTCTCCTGACTGACAGTTATATATTGATTGTTCTGTCTGTGATTTATGTTGCTTGAACTACTAAAAGTAGCAATCCTCTCTGCTCTTCTCTGGGATATTGACTTGTGTTCAACTATGCTATATCTCTGACTCTCACATGAGATAAAACTACCACACTATCTGGACTCTTGGAATACGAAGAGAATCCCTTTCGAGAGGAATCTATGAGTAACAACTACGTCCCAATATACAACTTCACGAACCTGTTTCACCGGGACATTCTTCTTTACGCTATTGGTGACTGGCGTCTTGGCGCGCCACTGTCAATGAGGCGAGTGGGGTACACGGCTTTCTTCGCTGCTATCTGGATTGTTCCGATAGTCTACATCTTTGGTTTTCACATGAACCCCTACTTCCTGTTCCTTCTCGCTCTGCCTCCGTTCTATCTTGGTGGAGCGGCGTCAAAACCCATCTGGGGTGGACGGGGATTCATGGAGTTCATTACTGTCAACATCTCATACGCTCTGTCACCTAAGACATGGAGCGACCTTCGTGCCACTGACAACATTTCTGACAGTGGTGAGGGATTTGATGTTGACTACTCTGTGTGGATTTCTCGTCGTCGTGAGATGAGGATGTTGACAGATGAGATTAATGAAGGTCTGATTCCTCTGGTCTCTGATGATGACAGCGATGACTCTTCTGACAGCATAAATGACTTTGATTCATTTGATGACGAAAACCTTTGGTATGAGGTAGAAGACGAGGAACCTGAGGTTCTGATGGAGGTAGCACGATGAGGAAGTACTCGACATCCATGTATATTGGATACACATCTCAGGGTGTGAAAAATCCGGTGTTCTTTGACACACATACTCAGGTTCTCAACAACAAGCCGCCTGGTGTTCTCATTACTGGTCAGCCTGGTTCTGGTAAGACGTATCTGGTTCTGACCCTCATCAGTATCTCTGCTCTACTGGGTAAGGTATGCATCATCATTGACCCTAAGGGTGACATGCTGAACCTGCTTGAGATTCAGAACGACATCGGAAAGATGAACTTCTGGAACCTGTCTGGAAGAAACCAGAAGGGTGTGCTGGATCCGTTCTACATGGCTGACCCTCAGGACCGTCTGCAGCTGGTTATCGAGACCATTGAGATGTTCCTTGGCGGTATTCCTGAGGATCAGATGACTGCTCTGACGCCTATCGTCAAGGACGCCATTAATGAGCCTGTACCGTCCTTGCTTCGAGTGACTGAAATGCTGAGGATGAGTGACAGGATTGAAGCCAGGAACCTTGGTACGCGGCTTGACCTCATTAGTAAGATGCAGTTCGCTGAACTCTGTTTCGCGCCAGGTAACCGCAACCGTAAACCTATCTCTGTGTCTCAGGGTGTCACTGTTGTCACGATGGTTGGTATGGAACTGCCGAAGAAGGCTTCTGTTGACTCCAAGTTGACCAACAGGCAGAGGCTGACAGCAACAATCTTCTTCCTGGTGACAGACTTCGTTCGTCGTGCCATGGATGCCTCTGAGACGAACATCCCGAAGGTCCTGTTCATTGACGAGGCTTGGGCTGTTCTGCAGACTGAGGCTGGTGCCAGGATTGTCAGTCAGGTTGCCTTGCTGGGTCGTTCCAAGCAGATGAGTCTTGTCCTGGTGACACAGAACGCCTCTCATATTGGGGCGCTGGACATTGAAAACACCATCTCCACAAGGTTCGCGTTCAACACGTCCCGTGAGGAGGCGCGAGCCATTGTTGCCAGCATGGAGATGCCTGTCAATGAGGGTTTTGACAGCGCTTTGGTTGAGTTGGGTGTTGGTGAGTGCCTGATGCAGGACTATGAACGTCGTTTCTCCACTGTTCAGATTGATGTGGAGTCATGGGCTCCAAACTGGGACAGGGCTTTCAGGAACACGAACCCGTTGGAGAGGATTCAGAATCAGAAGAAGTCCTCTCAGAAAGGTTCATCGTCTGGCAAACAAAGACCATAGAACACAGATCCTTTAACAACAAAAACTCAATACGCTATCTTCAACTAGAATGTAAAGAATACACCATCTTTACGTATAAGATTTATAGAATCCCGTGGAAACCCTGATATTCCACGGGATTTCATTTCGTCTCGTGCTAAAAGGAAACCTACCAATGGCTACAATAAAAAAGACCCGTAAGGGTGGGATCAAGAAAAAGAACACCCTTCTTACCGCTTTTGCTGTTCTAATTGTGATTGGAGTCTTTGTCGGAACAGCAACACTGGCTAAAAACCTTTACGAGACGGAGACCTACTACACTCTGAAGAAGGACGTTCCGGCTGACACACAGATCACTGCTGACATGCTTGAGCCACATGTTGCTGCCAAGGGGTCTATCCCGTTTGAGAGTCTTCTGACTGTTGGGGAAGTGCAGTCCAGTGATAGTAATGATGCTGTCTACTCCGCTGTTCGTCTTAGTGCTGGCGAGATGGTTCCGCATTCTTCTGTCCGTTCTGGTAATGACGACTTGAAGAAGCAGATTCCTCAGAGATGGGTGCTGACAAACTTCTCTGTTGGTGCTGATGATGCTGTTGGTGGTCGTATCCAGCGTGGTTCCTATTTTGACATCATGGTTGCTACTGCTGATGGTAGTTACTACCCGTTCATCAATGTCAAGGCTCTGGATACGACAGTGGACCTCTCTGCTGCCTCGTCCTCTGACGCTGTGAACACCGAGGAGGCTCACTCTGGTCAGACAACTCAGTACACAGTTGGCCTCACTCCAGAGAATGCTGCGAAACTTCACTCCATCATGGCCCAGTATGGCAACAGCGTCAAACTTGTTCTGTCTAACGGCAAGTCTGAGGTATCTGACCACGCAGGAACAGGTTCTTTTTCTAGCCAGCAGTCTCTCTCAGTGGATCCTGATACGAATGGTAAGGCTCAGGACAACAAGCAGAAGTCTGGCAGCAACTCGGGTCAGTCCAACGCCCCTGCTGGCAATGTTTCCAGCGTTCCACAGCAGTCCGAATCAGATCAGCAGTCAGGCGATCAGAAGACTGACAGCAATAAGTAAGTAGTCGTTATTGTTGACTGTTAAACATTATCAGAATGAGGATCTTTAGTCATTCTCTTTACCTGATATATAGGGTGTTCAGGATTTAAGAAAAAATGTCCTGAGCACCCTAATCTTTAAACTACCACCAATAAACCACGTTTTTTGCAGATACTAAGAATAGTTAGAATGCAGATAGTCGTGTGTCTTCGAGAGCAGGGATTACTTTGTCAGTTAGAACCCCCAATGCAGTCTACATCGGTGCTGAGGCAGACGCTTTTACCTCGAAGTTTCAGAAACTTAAGAAGGACTGGAACTGGTATGCGTGTGACAGTATTCAGTCGTATCTGGATGAGTTCAACAGGGATGAGAATGGTGAGGAACTTGCTGAGCCAGCGGACTTCCAGGTGATCATTCTCAATGACTTCAGTTTTGATCATCACCCCACCAGTGAGAACCACACTCACAACTCGGAGTTTGAGGACCTGATTGTCAGCATGTCACCGTACTGCCTGATGATTGTTCTGTCCTACCATCCTCAATGGATGAATCGTATCCAGCAGGTCGTGTCCAATCATCCTCAGGCGAGCGATCAGACGGTCTTCTACTTCATTGATCCTCGTGATGCCAACTCCTCCATCAGACGTAACTTCAATAACACAATCAACTTGTACCTGAACTCACCAGAGACGAGTGATCAGTACACTGTTGCTGTTCTGTCTGGTATTGATCCTGAGGCTCCGGTCGAGAATGCTGAGCAGAACCAGAATGGTCAGTGGGTTGACAACGGTGCTCCAATCAAGGTTGACGAGTATCAGTCATACTACGAGGACGAGACAGCAGAGAAGAGTGACTACTTAGGTCAGGTCATTGCCTGCACATCCAGCAAGGGCGGTTCTGGCAAGTCAACTGTGGCTATCTCCCTGGCTACATATCTTGCTCACGCCTCACAGAACTCTGTTGCTGAGGGCCTGGAGAAGCGTCCGTTGAAGATTGTGGTTCTTGACCTGGATGTTCGTGACGGTCAGATCGGATTCCTGACTGGTACGATGAAGCCGAACGTCCTCAACATGCGTTCCAACGGCATCAATGAGGCGTCACTGGCGTCAACAGTCATCCACAGCAACCGTCTTGGTGTTGACCTTCTGCTGGCGCCTAAGAAGCCGCGTCTGAGTGATGACACTCCTCCGTCGTTCTACGCTGATCTGATTCAGTTCCTTCGCAGGCGCTATGACTACGTGATTCTGGACACATCTGTGAACTACCTGGATCCTCTACTGGAGCACGTCGCCTATCCCATGGCTGATGCGATTGTGTTTGTCACAGACATTGTTGTCAACTCGGTCTACTCAATGACTCGTTGGGTGATGGAGGTAACCCGTCCTGTCGAGGAGAACGGTATGGGTATTCCAATGTCTAAGGTTGGTGTTGTTGTTAACAAGTCCATTGCTGGCGTCAACATGAGCGGTGAGAAGTTGCAGAAGGCTGCTGTAGGTATCCCGATTATCACAGTTATTCCAAATAATGCCAAACTGATGGCTCACGCCGCCAACCTGCAGTCGATGGAGTCTGTTCTGCGTCATGAGGAGATCAGAAAGGCTATCAGGCGTCTTGCTCGTGCTCTTGTTGGTGACTCATACACTCTCAGTGAGAACGTTATCAACTGATTTCATAAAGTCTTCCTGAGTGACCTAAAACGTATTTGAATAACAGTCCAAGTTTGACAACAAGGTTGAGGTCCACTCAGGGAACATCCTCCAGGGTCATGGTTTTAGTGGTAGGGAACCATGACCCTGGTTCTTTTTTACCTGTTCTGCCCTCTCATTTTGCTGTCACTGGTGATCGCATTTATCTCATTGTTGTGAAATAGTAAGTAGAACTCATACATGAGAAACGTTACAGGAGCGATTCTGAGAGAAAATGTCCTTGTATCAGACACTTGTCCACAAACACCGAAAACTCTTGAAATCCTGTTTGTATACAGATTTCGACCCCTGAAAACACACCATGGATACAGGTGTTTTCAGGGGCGTTACAGGAGCGATTCTGGTGAGTGATGGTTCAGACACAGAACTGCTTTGTGAACTCCTCTGGCGAGATGAACGTCACTCCATGCTTGTGTGCCTTGACTATCTTAGAGGAACTACCCTGTGGATCAGCGATCATGTAGGTTGTTGACGCCTTGGGGGATGAGTGGAACTCTCCTCCGTTGCTCTCAATAAAGTCAACCATCTCGTTCCTGTTGCTGAATGGTTCAGGCACCTTCCCAGAGATCGAGAAGGACAGACCAGCAACAGAAGACTGATTCCTGCTCGTAGAAATGGCACTGCTTTCTTGACCAAGGTTGTCGTCATTGGACTCCGAACTGTCACCAGAGGTGTTGTCAGCAGATGTTTCACGTGAAACACGGCTGCCTTGATCTGGCGTGAACAGGACTCCCAGACTCCTCATTGTGGAGATAACCTCAATGTTGGCCTGCAATCCTTCATACAGGATTTCTGCTCTTTTGTCTCCAAGTGTTGGCACCTGCGACAACTCCTCAGTGCTTGCTGCTAGAATGATGTCAATGGTTCCAAAGTGCTCAGCAATCTTTCTGGATGCTCGTCTACCAATCTGAGGGATTCCTAGCGACGAAAGCAACCTGGAGAACGGAAGGTTCTTGCTCTTCTCAATCTGGCTGATAATCTTAGATGCTCTGACAGCACCAAGCAGGATAGGGGATCCTGTTGAACTGGTTCCGGTCTGTAGTGCTGCTAGAGTGATCTCATCGAGTTTGTACAGATCGGCTACAGATGACACCAGTCCTGAATCTCCAAGTGCTTCTACTACTGATGGCCCAAGCCCGTCAATGTCAAGGTTGTCTCGTCTGACGGCGTTGACAACAACCTGGAACGTTCTGGATGGACACATGCTGTTCGTACATGTCATTGTCCGTGGCGGCCATACTCCGTCCTTGTTGTCATAGTCGAGCACAGTGTTGCAGACAGGGCATGACGAGGGTACAGGAACGCTATCGCTGTCCTCTGGCCTGCTGACAACTGAGACAATCTGTGGAATGATCTCGTTGGCCTTCTCAAAAATGACGGTGGATCCTACCCTAACATCAAGATTACTCATGTGATTCATGTTGTGCAGTGACGCCTTGGATACGACTGTTCCGTCAAGAAGAGTAGGGTCGAATACCGCGACAGGCGTGATTCTTCCTGTTCGTCCTACAGTGAACTCGATAGATCTGACAGTACTGACTGCCTGTTGTGCAGGATACTTCCATGCCGCCTGTGACAACGGGTGGTGTGATGTTGAGCCCATAGAATCCAACATAGTGGCCTCATTGACTGGTTTGATGACAATACCATCAGCCTCAAAGGGAAGACTGTCCAGAACCGTTCCCAGTGCATGAATGCTATTCATCACCTCATCAGAGTCATTCAGTCCACCAACCTTAATCTTTCCGGCATGGATACTTGTCAACTCATCAGCAGTCAGGAACCCGTTACTACTCACCCAGGTACTCAAACCACCATTTTCTGAACTGGTAGTAGTGTCAACGTACTCTCCATTGACAAGGATACTGTATACCACAAACGTCATCTCAGCACTGAACCCAAGACCTTTTGCTGCTCTGTTGACAAGACCAGCGCCAGCGTTCCTCGGGTTGCTAAAAGGCTCTCCACCTGCCTCCTGTCGTGCTTGCGACGCCTTCTCGAACTGGTCTCCGATGAACAGCACCTCTCCACGAACCTCGAACTCAGATACCCTGGAGGAATTACCAACATGTGAGGCAAGCGTGCTCATGTCAATACTTGCTGGTATGAAGTTGATGAACAACCCTGTTGACTCTGGGTCTGACAGGTATGTGCAGTCCTCTCCTGTGGTTCCGTTGCCTCTGGTGGAGATGAGTGTCAGGTCGCCCTCAGAGTCATAGACGGCAGAGACAGCCAGGCCGTCTAGTTTGAGTTGCAACTTGAACGACTCAGCACCGTGCTCGCTGGTCTTCTGGATGAAGGACTTCAGAGCGTCCTCTGTCTTCATCTTCTGTAGTGACAGCATAGGTGGAACATGTGTCACCTCTCGCCTGGATCGAGATGCAGAACCACTTGCACTGGTGCTGTTATCAGTATCAGAGTCGCTGTTGGCCTTGTTTCTCAGTGAAGCGCCAAGTAGAACGTCTCCGTGGCCAAGTACTCGCCATCCGTCAGATCCTTCTGTGAACAGTTTTGAGTACTCGCCAGTGTCACAGACCTCTTGCAGGAGGTTCTGGTTTGAGTCGAACTCAGCATCAGACATGACTGGTTCATCACCAGAGTAGTACGCCTGCGAAGCCTTGATGAGCAGTTGAATCAGGTCCTCTGTCTGTTCACGAGTAATTGGTGATGTGCTCAAATTTGTACTCCTTTGGAGGTCTTGTCATGGTGCCTACTATGTTTTATGCACACTTCTACCTATGCTCTAATATAGCACAAGAACGTCCTGAAATCCACTCGTGCTTCATTCAGGACGTTCTTGGTCATTGTTGTGAGAATGCTGTTCTCTACTCAGATCTCAGTGATAATCCGCTCTTCCTTAGGAGTGCTTCTTGAGCAGGCTCTTTAGGTAGATGGGGTCTGGGGCGTGTGACAATCCCTCTGCCTCGCTGCATCTCCCGTCGTTTACTGCCTCTGCGATACGGTACTCAATGGTTGTCTGTCTGTCTCGCATGTAGTCCTCAAGAGCAACAAGGTTTCCTTCACGGATGAGTCGCCTGACCTCTCTGTCAAAGTTCAGGACTGAGAACAGAGCGAAACGACCTTTGCCGTCAGGTGTCTTCAACAGTGTCTGGTTGGCGATTCCTCGCATGTTCTCCTCCAGTGAAGCCATGATACGGATCTGGTCGTCACCAGTGTACAGGCTTCGGATTCTGTTGATTGTCGCTGGTGGGGTGTTGGTGTGGATGGTTGTCAGAGCAAGGTGTCCGGTCTCAGCGGCTCGAAGGAACTCGTCAACCTCTATCCTGTTTCTGACCTCACCCACCAGAATGACATCAGGGTCCTGACGCATAGCAGACACCAGAGCGTTGCTGAAAGACTTTGCGTCGCTGCCGACCTCACGCTGAGTGATGAACGCCTTCCCGTCGTCAGGGTACATGAACTCAATCGGCTTCTCGATAGTGATGATCTTCTGCTGTCTGGTGAGTTGCATCTGTCGGATGAGGGATGCGAACGTGGTCGTGTTGTGTGTAGGAATGTATGACTCTGAGCACAGGAAAAGGTGTGATGGTGAGTCAACCTCCAAGCAGAAGTACGTGTCAGGGTCATCCTTCACCTCTACAATCTTGGTGATGTACATGTACTGCGGATCCAGTGAACCAGCACTGCTCTCATCATAGTCGTAGTCATACAAGTCGTCATCCTCGTCTGAGGGAAGGTTGTAGACTGGTGTAAAGTAGAAGGTGTAACTCTTGCCAGACTCGTTGCTGTGGTTGCTCTTCTCAGTGATGGACTCTACCTCCCATCCAAGAGAGCAGGCGACAGAGCGAACCTTTTCTGCGATACTCCTGTCAGACAACGTGACTGAGGTGTATCCAGAGATCTTCTGTGTCACAGATCCTGTTCCAACGACACCCATCATAAACATCACCTTGTTCTCTGGTGACCACGACAGAACCTCGTCATCAAGAACTGTCTGGACCTTGGAGTACTCTGACTCTCCTGCAACCTCAACGCCGAAGTCGTATGGGTGTACTGATGGATCAACCCATCCACCATATGGCATCACTGGTCCTGAGAGCATGGGTACACCCCAGTTTCTCTGGTAGGTTCCGTTCTCGTAGGACATGACGCCGATCTCTTTCAACTGCTGTGTGGTGAGTGTCAGCATGACTCCACGGTCTGGTGCTGAGGTCCTGTCCTCGTTCTCTGCTCTGAAGAAGTGATCCTCAACGATGGACATGCAGACTTTTCTGGCGGGGTACATCATCTGTGGGTTGTGTCCGGTGATGGTTGATGGTGAGCCTGTGAAGTGGTTGTCAAGCCATAGAGCCAGTGCTGTTCGTGTCCGTAAGGTCTCAGCGATGTCCAGCAAGTCATCACGAGAGATCTTGGAGAGTTCGTCTGAGGAGACTCCAATCCGTGTGAACTCGTCGATTTCTGAGTCTGTGAACACTGGAATCAGGTTGCTCTTCGCGTTGTAGACTGGTATCTCGTTCAGGTTGTAGACGTTCCACAGGTGGTTTCCTCCGGCACGAACAACCTGACCGTTGGAGAAGTAGATGTCGTAGAACCGCTCTGATCCACCCTTGTGCTTCTTGATGACGGTGCAGTCGTCTCCGTTCTCGTCGAAAACGATGTCTCCGACCTGGATGTCTTTCAGGGCCTTGAATCCTCCTGGGAACCTTCCTGGAATGAGTGTGGTGTCTTTGAGGTCCTTACCGGATCCTGTTGCTCCACCGAGACAGAATCCTCCACGAGACAGGTTCGTCCACTCAACGAGAGATGGGTCCACACCAAGGTCGTCAGGTGTTGGAATGACGTCGTTGATGATACGGAAGACGAGAAACACCTGTCCGAAACTCTTACCAACACTCATACGCAGACGACGGCCATGGTACTTTCCCGCCCTGACGACATATGAAGCATCAAGTTCAAACGTCTCTGTGAGGGTCTGCTGGTTCACGTGGCTGGTGATGTTCTCATAGATTCTGGTGGTCACCTCACCTGGGATGATGCCTCGTTTCTCGTCCCTGATGATGTCTCCCAGAACACGGAAAGCGATTCTCTTGTTAGAGTCGATGTGGATGTCACTGGCACCCATGTCAATGGCCTCAGTGATAATCTCATCGATCTTGAAGCCTCTGAACAGTGCCTCGTCCTCGTCGTCAGGGTTGAATCCCAGATCCTTCTCTGGTTCGATGTTGTCGATGATGGATCCCAGGGCGTCTACAGCTTCTTCCCCGTAGTCAGCAGCAAGGTCGTTGTCATAGTCATCGTACTCTGATGACTCGTAGTCAGTACTGAACGGGCTGTCCTCTTCATCGTCATATGGTTCATCTCCATGAGTGAAGACAACCTCGTCATAACCATCATCTGTGTCAGCAGCATACTCCACGTCCTGAGCGAACTGACCAAGAACGTCATCAGCAGAGCCACTAAAACCATGACTGTTGTCATCATAGGACTCGTCAGCACTGTAGGCGTACTCCTCGTCATCTACGTACTCACCACTGTCAGCCCACTGGTCGTCAGTACTGTAGGAGTCCTGACCAGACTCGTCATAGTACATGTCATCAGCGTCAGTAGGTGCAGCAATCCTCTCATCAGTGTTGTCTGCCTGTGCTGCACTAATGTACTGACCAGAAGCAGCAACGCCCTGAGTTACTGATGGAGTATTCTCGTATCCTGTTCTAGTCTCGTCAGAGTGTAGTGGAACCCTGTCGTCAAGTCCGGGTATGATGGTTGGTCTGTTACCAATGTCACTGTATGATGCTGCTGTTGACACTCCTGGTTGTGTTGTGTACAGGTCGTCATCGTCATCGTCCAGGAAGGGGTTGTTCTCAGGATTCACGTCCTTCAAGGACATGTTTGCTGCTGATGTACTGAATCCGCCTGTCTGGTATCTGTTGTCCGGCTGTACGTTCTGATGGTCATGTGCTACTGACATTGAGTGTTCTCGCTATCGCTGGTTGTGGTAGATGCTGCTCTCAACAGATGACTCAAGAGACGTTTACCTGTGTGGAAAATGCTTGAAAATCACTGTTGCAACTGGTCAAAAATATCACTTTATGGTCTTTTGCTGATGACAGTAAGATGAGTGATTCATGTTGTTTTCTGTTCTATGAACATGTTAACTCCTTGCTGTGATGACTGTTTCACAGGAGCATGTTTCACGTGAAACCATCATCCTGCTTCTGCTCTGCGCTCATTCATTCTCAATGCTTGACTGTCTTATGCAGTTCCTCCTGTGTGCTCTCTATGCTCTAGATCCATTCCTGGTCTCCTGTATCAAAGAGGTTCCCGTTCATGTCACTCAGTTTCTCAATAGTCAGGGCGTTGGCGAGGAAGTTGGCTCCTGACTTGTAGAAGGCTCTGTCCTGACTGTCTGGAGCAGTTCTTGCCAGGTACCTGAACTCGTTCACAATCCTGTCTCTGGAGCGTTCAACGGCACGTTGGATCATGTCTGACAAGACGACGTAACGGACCTCGCCGTATGCGAACCATCCTGACCATCCCAGTGTTCGCATGATCTTGTCCATGTCTCCTGGACTCTTAGGGGTCATCTCAATCTCGTAGGCGACGGACTTTGACTGGCCTTTCTCGTTCCTCCAGTCGCGGTTGAGAATGAGGTCTGGCTGGTGCCACGCGGAGTAGTTACTCAGGTCATCCTCCTTGCCACACGGCACCCAGAGCATGGGGTATCGTTCCATGATTCCTTCACGGACACCCTGACTGAGTTCACGGTATGCCTTCATCATCTGCCGTCTGTACTCCGCCACACGCTCGTTCCTGGCCTCGATACCAATGCCCTTGTAACTTCCTGAGCAGCGTCTAGCCATCCAGTCCTCATTGTAGAACATGGCTGGACGCAAGCCGTAGAGTGCACACTCCTTGGCGAGAGTGTAGGCAAGAATGGTGTTGTGGTAGGAGGTCTCACGTGATTTTAGACCTGTGACGTCCTTCTTCAAGGAGATGCAGTCCTTGTCCACACCTGAGCCGTGCTTGTACATCTGGTTGACTGCTCGGCGCGTGAGATCGAACATCACTCCGTCGATCTTCAGTGAATGAGCAGTACGGAGCATCTTCATCTCTTTAAGCCCCTGTATCCTCTTGCGGGCACTGGAGGCGTGCTTCATCCCCAGTAGGACTGCTACCGGGTTGTACGTGCAGGCACCTGTTATGGCTGCCAACTCGAAGACGAGGATGTCTTTCTCGGTGATTGTCTTACGGTGGTACTTCTTATTCGGGTCACGTTTCTTGCGTCCAGGAATCGTCTCACCTGATCTCTGGCGGCGCCTCAACTCTGCTTCCTCCTCCTTGGATCTGACGGGAAAGCCAACGTGTGGGGCGAAGTCTTTGGTCTGTCTGGCTCCCTGCCATCTTCTCTCAGCGAAGTCGTTTCCTCTGTTCTCAGGCAGGATGGTGTTCAGAAAGTTGCGTGGTCTGCCTCTACCTCGTTTGCGGGGAGCAGGGTCAGAACTTGATTTGTTGCTATCAGAACCGTTCTCGTCGATGCCTGTGGAGTCATTTTCATCAGCACTGTAGCCTGTGTTCTTCTTGCCTGGTACGTTACTGCCAACCCAGTAGTGACCACTTGAAGAGTCTGTGTTCGTTGTGCTTGACTGAATCGCAGATGAGTTGTCCGAGCCTGATTCTTCTTTACTGTCAGTAGAGTCTGTACTCGATGTTTCACGTAAAACACTGTCTACATGTCTGTCAGAAACAGGTGTGTTAGATGCTTGTCCACCACCTGAACGATGTGGTTCTGACTCTGACGGACGGCTTACCGAGTGCCTTGCAGATGAATCAACAGGTCGTCTACCAAGAGAGTTGGAGGTACTGTCACTACTGTCTGACCTGCTCTCTGTGTTTCTGATGGCATTGTTTAATGAATCACTAGAGTGTGTACTATGTGAGTCAGGGCGATTGTCTACTGAGTTCGATAACGAGTCATTGCTTGTTTGTGACTGTCTTGCAGAACTGTTGCCAGTACTACCTTGAACGTTTTGAGGCTCTTGTTGAGGTTCACTACTACCAGTTCTTGTGCTTTCCGAATGGTCTTGTGAGTGGGATGAAGACGGAATGCCGATACGTCTTCTGTGTGTTGTTTGAGGTGTTTCAGAAGATGCCTGGGCGTTATAAGAGGAAGCAGGGGAACGGCTTGGTTCATTATGTTCAGGCAGAGGTCGTCTATTGTCTAAACTACCCCTTACAGAGTCGTGTCCGCTATGGGTATGCTGAGCATCTGGTCTTCTGAGAGGGGCACGTTTTGAGGCAGTACCTTCTGTCTGCATGTTTTCACGCTGCATGGTTCCACGTGAAACACTGTCTGACTTGACTGGCTGATGTACAGAATGACGAGACACACGAGAACCTGACTGGTGGTTGCCAGGGTTCTGCTGCGGCCTGACAGAGGCACTATGAGCACCTGTTCCTGAAGAGTTGGAGGCGGAGCGATAACTGCCTACTGTCTTCTCTGGCGTGTTGACATCATCGTCATCATCATCCAGCAAGGGGTTGTAGTCATTACCTACTGACTGATTCGAGTTACCTGAAAGGTTGTTACTTCCTCTTGCAGAAACGTCAGACCGGCCGGATGAACTATTGTCATCATCACTAAAAAGGTCATCAAGGATACTGTCACCATAGCCAGAACCACTCTTGTTCTCAGTCAATCGACCAGTATCACCAGGACGTGAAATCGACGCAGAACCATCAGGTGAGTTGAAGTTGATTCCAGACCTCATAGCGGTTAGGACCTCCAAAGGGTGAAGTGGTGACAGACAGGAAGAATAATGAACTGGTCAGTATTCTTGATTAGTTGACAGTTAGATGAACTGAATGAAAATGATGTACTGTTATTCTATCCAGCAAGAGAGAGAAGTCAAGCACAGTATGACTTATGTGTCATTGCTGCTCGTACTAAGTATTCTCAAAACATCTTTTGTCTCTGTTCTTCTAAATGTATTGTGACACAAAGCACACAGAAGACGCATACTGGTATTTCAGACAGGCTGTGAATATGTGAAATGCTTTTAGCAGCGAGACGGACTGAATTCATATGGAATGAGTGAAAACCGCTTCAAGAATGGCAAACAGAACATGAATTTATTTCTTCCTGCGTAAGAACAGACATGTGAGACATAAATCACAACTGTTTCGCGGTAATGCAGACAAGATGAACAAAGTAAGTCAGATAATGTCATGACAAGTATACGAGTGTGTCAAACATCATCAAAAATACCTCCATAAATACAGAGTGACAGCGTATGTAGTGACAAACATCACAGAACAAGGGCTTCGACAGACCAGACAAAAGCAACCATCCGGCAAACTAGAAACCCAAAAACTTAATATCCGTTTCTACACGGGTCAAAATAACGTCCGGCCGGGCAGACACAAACAGGGGAACCTGAAAGTGCCCTAAGACAGAGCATATTTCAACTAGGACATGTACCAATAAATAAAGGAAGAAAAGAACACCAGATAGACAGACAAGCATGTCAGCGCATACATCTAGAAAGCAAATCATGAAGAAGAACAGTTCACACAGGGTGAAGGAATGAAGACTATTAACTAAGAGGTGTGAGACCTGGTACAAGAAGAAGACGTAAGCGCATACACGGACAGAAAGAGATAAGATACAGACGTGAGCGCATACAGACATGAGAACATCAAGGATGAACACAATTAACTAATAGGCCGAGCAGGTAAGCGCACACAATCAGCAACACATGATGAAGGAACAAGTGTAAGCGCATACATATAGGCAGAGAAGAATAATTAACTAACACGGACACAAGTAAGCGCTGACATTCAAGTAAAGATAAACTTAGGGAACTATTAACCCCTGACGGGTGACTAGTAAAAGTAGCCTGACGTAACTAGGCGAGCCCGAGCCGGTGACGGCCTCGCTCGCTGACGCTCGCTCACCCTGACTTCCAGCATCATGTTAACACAAGCATATATGCACACGTGGGCTTGGTACTCGCTGGCGCTCGCACGCTGCGCCCCCTTTATGTGTGCATATATGCTGTACTGGTGGCTGGGGTGACTGCCGTAACCGCTAACCTATTGATGCAGCGTTATGCTGGCAGGACTGGATGAAGTACTGTAAGCATGGTGTGAACAGAACTGGTGGCAAGCATGTCAGCAGGAGTGCTGGAAAGAATGCTGACATGTATGCGTACAAGGTATTGCTGGCAAAGATGGTGTGCATGAACGGCTGGTGTGTGGGCGAGCGCTTAGCGAGCAACAGGTGACCATTGGGGTGAGGCGGTAAGCGAGCGTCAGCGAGCGGAGACTCACCAGCAAGGGAAACCACACAGGACAAGCGGACGCCAGTCCCTTACGCGAGGGAACGGGAACGACCAACGGTGGAACCACCCTGTGAGCGAGCGTCAGCGAGCGGTAAGGGTGGTGGAACCGGCAGGGAGTGTGAGTGGACTCGCGTAAGGGACTGGTGGTAGCGCAGGTGACTGGGGTGACACACAGAAGGTGAGAATGATGGATCGTGGTGAGCACAGGGCCTGAACCCAAAGTGGCGGCATGATGATAGCAGGGTGAGCACAGTAGTGCAGACAGACATGTGAACAGAATTGCAGACAACAGTGGGCCGGGTAGCGGTACAGGTAAGCAGTGGTAGCCAGGCGGTGGGGGACGTAGCGAGCGTCAGGGAGCGGAGCACAGGTTGAGGGCGAGCGGTAGCGAGACCGAGACAGGAATGGGTACATTTGCGGGCAAGAATGTAGACACGGGTGGTGGTACAGTGGCGATGGGTGGTAGAACAGGTGGTGTGTACAGTGGCGGCAGGCAGTATGTGGACAAGGGGTTGTTAGCAAGGTGTAGTTAAGAGTGTGGGCAGTTGCGGAGATGATGAGGACGGGAGCGCGGAGATGGGTGAAGAACAGGATGATTGGATGTGGGTCTGTGTCGGCTGGAGTCGCGGGGTGCTGTGGTTGGTGAGGCGGGAATGTGTCGTGTGGTTTTTCTTTTTTGTTTTTGGGTTTTGGGTGGGTTGAGTTATAGTTGGAGTGATTCTTCTCTCAGGTGTGTGGTTTGTGTTTGCGTGCTCGTGGTGGTAGACTGGTTTTGTCTGTCTTTCTTTTTTGGTGTGACACTCGTCTCTCTTTTTGATGGTGTGTCTTGTGTGTGAGGTCTGGATCTTTGTCTGGATCTGGTACTTGACGACCTACTCTTCTGCTGTCTTGCACCTGACTCTGTGTGAGCATTGTCTCTCTTCTTTCTTTTTTCTTCAACTCTTCTTGTGTGGTAGAGGAAGAGGAGACTGAGGGAGTGTTTAGGCTCAGGAGTAAAAGCGCAAGGAGGTTGTGGTACTCAGGAAGTGTTACAGTACTCGTCTCATTCATTGTTGGCATGTGCTGTTGACTTCTTTGGTACTGGGGACGACGGAATGGTCTTGGAGACAGGGGTTTCTAAGCGTTGTGTTTGTCCTAAGGAACAGTTGTAATCTTTAAGACTTCTTCTCATTGTGTGCTTGCTGTGTCCTCTGCCTGCTGTAAGTTCTCGTTTTTTGTTCTTGCTGCTTCTAAGGTGCTGCAATGCCGATAGATTCTGTGGTGCTGGCAGTGTTCTGAGATCTTCTTTTCACAGATCCTGTTTCCACAGATTTTGGATCCTCTTTCCAGCAGTTGTTTCTTCTCTGTGTTGTGCTCTCTTTTTGCTGCTGAAGACTGTTGACACTTTTGCTGGCTGAGAATGTTCTACCTGTTTTTTGTTAAAGGTACTCTGACTATTTTTGCTTTCTCTCTGCTTCTCTTTTGATCTGTCCCTCTTTCATCTTGTGCTTTGTCTTGCTGCTCACACTGCTGGCTTTTGCTCTTCCTGGTGCCGTCCTTGTGGTTTTAAGTAGATGAAAGATGCAGCAGGACTGGAGATGCAGTAGTAGACGAGTAGACGTCTTGTGACTCAGTTCACTTGCTGACGGGTTGCGCATGTCGGCTACCCTGTTCTAGTATTGAGTCATCAGCCAAGGAGAACGGCTCCGAGGCAGGAACCCAAGGAGGACAAGATGAACGAACTTATCAAGGGTTACGAGCGGAAGATTGCGAACATCAAGTCTCGCATCAAGGCGTCAGATAGCCTGTTCGAGAAGGCTTACCTCTACTATGAGTTGAAGACGCATGAGTTCGCTCTCAGTGAGGTTAAGGCGCTGGTTGAACTCTGAGGGCTGACCTAGCCAGAGAGGTGCAATTGGTTCTCAAAGAGGTGTGCTTGGTTCACTTAACTGAGCACACTTCTTTTTTCTTATGACTAACCCCGCCCTCTCTCTTTGTAACTCACCTGTTTTTGTGGCTCTAGGCTGTGTGATGCTGGCGCTCTGGACTGCAAATAAGGATGTGCATGGTGTGTGCAGTCTGTCTGTTCTGGATTCCTTCAGGGTTGTAGATCTCGGTTGAGGCTGTGAGTCTCAGTAGATGTTGGTAAGGTCCAGATGGAAGTGCGTTAACAGCACATGTAATCGCCACTGGACGTATGGTTGCTGCTGAGGTTGGGGTCAAGTACCTGCAGCAGATGGCAGATGTCTCCTGCTGACTAAAGGTCTTCTTTTTAAGGACCTCTTTTTTGATTGCAGGTCCCACCTTCGTTTACGGCAGTTTGATTGCAGGTCCGTTTATGACAAAATTAAGGTGAGTTCTCTTAGTCCTCTTTCTGTGCTGGTTGCTTCCTGTCGTCTGCTGCTCTCATGTAAGGATGTTTGTTGTGTGGGTATTGTTTGTGAAGGAGCGTACTCATTGTACTGCATGATTCTAATGTGTTGGTTGTCGCCATGTGCTTGCAGGCTGGCTGACGTGCACAAGTATGCGTGAAATCGTGTGGACTGTTAACCCTTGCACCCCATCTTTTTCTCTCTCGGAACAGCGGTTAGACAGCAGTGTTTCTTAAGATGCCAAGAACTCTCTGAGAACATGCCGCAAACAGCCCTCAGGGACGAAGGGGACAACGAAAAGCACCACTCCCGCTCTAGACAGGTGAGATGAGATCCCAGTAGCCAGATCACTCCTTGAGGGCCGCGAGCGCTGTGAGTTGGAGTCGGTATGGTCGCTCATGTCGCTCCCCTGCTCGGATCTCTTCATGAATCTCCAGTCCTTACCTGAAAGACGTGAACAGGGCTGGGTCCGATCTGAATTCGAGGTCCTTGTCTGAAAAGAGTAGAGATGGGCGAGACAGTGAAGGAGCGTCCAAGATTGTTGAGGTTGGATTGGTGGTGTTGTTAGATGACAGCACTGCGTGAGTCACTGAATAGGGTTGAGGGTTGGCGTCAGGCTGAGTTGTTGGAGGAGGTTTAGGGTTGGTATCGGGTTGTGCTGTGGTGCTGGCTGGTAGGGGACAACGCCCCAGTAGCGCACTGGCGACGGTGGGATGACCTCAGCAGGCGTTGAACCGCTGGCTCGGTGTGTGGCAGTGCACATCTTGAGGGCTTGCACTCATCATGTATGCAGGCATATACTTGATTCGTCTGGAATGAGAAGGGCTACTGCCCCAAAACATCAAGGAGAACAAAATGAGCACCATCGCGGAGCGCATGGCAATGACATTCGAGAAGGTTACTGGCCTTCCAGTGAATCCGCCGGAGGACTGGATGATCAGCACCAACGGCTACACCGTCACCATGACTAACATGCCGGGTTCGTGCCGTTACCTGTTCAAGGCAGGTCGGGTCATCAGGGATGGTTCTGGGCGCGTGATGGCCGCTGAGTCGAAGACTGAGTGTACCAGCATCGCCGACATGGTGAACGCGATGCGGAACGCCGACCGGTGTGCGCGAGTGCTTGCTGGAGTGTCTGACCGGCTTACGGAGGATGGCTGGGAGATTGATCCATTGGCCGACGACAAGGGGTTTGGGATCACCGCCAAGCGCGCGGGAATTGAGGTTTTGGTCTACAGCAACGGAGAGGTTGTTTCCAGTGACCTGATGGCCGAGACCTGCGCCCGTGCTGTAGTGGCGGATGTCGATAGCGAACTCAACTAGCCAGTACGCTCGCCTATCAGTGCGGTGGGTGTGCCGCCTCGACTAGAGGATATGCTCGACTAGGATATGGCGCCGCGAAAACGCTTGGCGTCCAAGTACATGTGCGTATATTGAATGAGAACTACACAGAGTGATAGCCCCTTGAAACAGTTCTTCATGATTTCTGCAAAAGTAGACAGAATTGGGTGTACAGGTGTGCTTGCACTGGGACGACCATAATGATCACCAGAAGCGTCTGCAGGTGATGTTTCTGCTGGCAGTAGTGGGTACACAGGAAGAGGTCGTGGCGACAGGTTCAGACACCTTTTCGCTTTTTGCTGTGCTTGTTTACAGCGTCTCTGTGGTTGCTGCATCTCGTCGTCTGTTCATCTGGCCTGTGCAATGTACCCGTGCAGTGTATCTTGGATAGTCCATAGACACATGCCTCCAGAAACGCCTGAACATGCTTTATGCTCATGTTTTGTCTCAGATCCAGGATGATGTGTCATGTGCATCTATCTTGCCTGAAAGGTTCACAGCCTCTCTAAAGAAGCCTGTCTATCTGAATCCTGAAGATTATGCCTGCAGCCTTGTTTGGAACAGGCAGGAAGGTTTTAGTGTCTCTCAAGATCACACGGATGGGTCTTTATGGGGACGACTATCTTATAACCTCAGGAAGCAGATTTCATCACAGACAGTAGAAGGTCATGCTGCTTTACTGTTCATGTCTTCTTTTGCTGTCTGTTGTGACTCAGTGTGTCATGCTCCTGTTCTGCTGAGTCGTGGGCTTCTTGCTCTGTTGGTCTGTCAGAATGCTGTGCCCTCGTACTCTGTCGTTAGGCAGGACGTGCTGTTATGAGACAGGGGATCGGGTATTGGATGAGGGACAGGAGAATGAGGGGCCACCATCTCTATTGCCTGTTCTGCTCTTGATCCACGTGAGTCCTCCTGTATAGCAGCTGTAGTGGCACTGGTCATCACAGGTGTCACAGTGATCATAATGGGTAGCAGTGGCTGAGAGATGACTGAAGAGGAGACACATCTGAAAGGATCAGCAGATGACGTCTTGTGGTTTGTGGTGTAGTTCACTTGATGCTGGGTTGTGTTCCAGATACCTGAGTGTCTATGATTGTGTCATCAGGTCAGAGAGCAAGAGGCTCGGGATGGCACACAAGAAAGGACATGAAAATGAGCAAGATCAAGAACAGCATGGACTTCGAGTTTGTTAACAGCTGGGCTGGGGTTATTGTGCCTGGCAAGATTATCCTGGTTGGATACAAGAACGACGGGCCTGTCTGGGCTGAGGTCCTTGAGAACGAGGTTGTGGGTCAGGCGCTCTGTGAGTCCGTGCTTGAGATTAGTTACCGTCTTCTTGACAGCGGCGAGGAGGGTTCCATTCAGTTCTATGAGGGAGAGGAGGTTTTTGTTGGTCGCAAGGTGAGTTGAGCAAGAGGGGGACAACAAGGCTTATCTGTTAATGCAGATGAGCCTTGTTGTATTCTTCTGTGGCATTGCAGACAACAGCCATTCTTGCATGATGCACTCTTTCTCAGCCAAGTTTCTGGCAGTGTGGATCTTCTGGCACTAAGCCTTAGTCCTTCCTATCTCCCTCTTCTTTCTTTCACCTCTTTTTTCTTCTGTGCTTCCTGGTGAGTCTGCCCTTGAGCCTTCCTGATTGTGCTTCTCTCTGGGTGTGCTTTTTTATTTGTCTTGTCTCTTCTTCCTGATAGCAATTCTTTCTGTATATGCTCTTATATATGCTTTTACAGGTAGTTTTTTGCTCTTCTGCTCTCAGTGTGCTTGCAACAGAATCAGACATGTCTATGGGGAACAGTTCTGGTAGTAATCCTGTGGTGGTAGTGGTGCAGTAGGAGGTCGTGATAACAAGGTGCACATGGTGCGTATACAGGTGCATATAGAGCAGATGGACATAAAGGTAGGCCCCGGGAAGCTTTGTCCCTTCTTGGCTGCAAGGGTGGCTTCCCAGGGTTGTCTGATAAGGGGGTCAGGCGGACTTGTCATCCATGATCCGCTTGACATTCGCCCAAGAGAGAGCGTCGTGGATCATCTCGATCAGGTCTTCCGTGGTGCCATGGCCTCGCCTCGACTTCCAGTGACTGCTGGAAGAGTTCGCGGTCAGGGAGTAGAAGTACTCACTCTCAGACGAAGAAATATGAATGGTGACAGTGATGCGTCGTTCATTTCGGGCATGAAGCATCCCTGCAACACAGCTGGCGCTGCAGCTCTGCATACCACCAATCTGGGCATCACGTCCCATGGTGTGACGCAGCGCAGTAACGGCAGCAGTGGTTGCACTAGAAGGGTTCTCAGGAAGCGGATGACGAGCAAGGCTGGATGCGACAGACATTTCAACACCTTTCATATCTTGCCGTTGGCCCTTTGCCTTCGGCTCTTGATGGTTCTAGTTTATCAGTGGTATCTGGTGGACACAACCTTGTGTCATGTTAACTGGGTCATAGTGTGCACCCAATGAATGAGATAGAGTGGGGACGACGCCTAGACAGGTGCAGGGCGCTGAGTATTAGTGGTGTCTTTTATGCAGGATTGTTCTTCTGTAATGCATTCTGTATGAGTCACAAACTGCTTGGGTTGTTCAGGTGCTGTAACTATTTCAGACTGACTATTTTTTTGCAACTGACTTCTCTTTGTATGTACTATGTGCTTCCGATCTCTTTCTCCTCTTTTCTCTTTGTTGCTGGTTGTTCTTTTCTCCGTGATGTCCTTATTGCTCTTGACACTTACCTGTTCTTGATGGTTGAGTAGGGGACGGCGACAGTACTGCTGCTTTCTTGTCTGCTGTCTTCTTCGTTCCTTTGCTTCTGGTATGTTCTTGCTTCTATGTACAGGACATGGCTTTTCTTTTTGGGGCTGTGTTGGCTGACTGTCTCAGGTTTCAGGTTAATGCTTGGATCTCTTTTTTCTTTCTGCACGAGAGAATGTTGTGAGATTATGTGTTGAAAGTCAGCGTAAGGAACTCTCCGTCCTGATTCTTAAGTGAGTACAAGACGGAGAGTTTCTTGCAGAGTTTTCTTCTGTTGCTGTCTGTCTTCTTATGCCCGAGGAAGGAACTTGCTCACAGGCACAGACACCTCTCCGTCCTTGATGAACGACTCGCTGCTGGGGAAGTCACCGCAGAGCCAGTACAGAGCGTCAGTGATGATGTCAAGCAGTGTTCCTTGCAGGTGCTTTCCGTAGTCGTCTGAGTACTCCTGCTCATCGAAGAGACTCATCACGATCCTGTCATCCTGAACTGAGAACGTGATCTCCATGAAACTCGGTCCAGTAACACTGCTGTCATTGTCGCCGATGTGAACAGCAATGGTGTTCTCTCCGGTGTTGTTCACCCAGTCAACCTTGTCAGTCAGGCAGTTCACCAGGTAGGCAGACATCTCGGACTGAGCCTTGACGTTCCTGATCTGATTGGCAACAGCCTCAGCGGCCACCTGTACCGGGAGATCTGAGATCCGGTAGACATTCTCCTCGAAGAATCCAGCAGTGCCTGCTTCCCTGACAATGAGAACGTTGTCAGAATTCTTGCAGTAGCGTACATGACTGTCGTCGTCAACACTGATCCAGATGAACGAGTCGTCCTCGTTGACCTCAACGTTCAGGCAGTTGACCGCGAAGGCCGCCTTGACCAGTACACGGACGGGGCAGGTCTCCTTGTGAAGGTCGGTGAGTGTGTGGTGGCTGAACTTGTTGAAGACCTTTGTACTGAGCATGATGACTCACTCTCTTTCAAGGGTTTCTGCCTCGGACCTGTTGTCCTTGGCTTGTGCACTCATCGTATCCTGATCATCAACCTGCCTGCAACCCTGATACCTGTGAACTGGGCCACATGTGTAGAAGCGTCTAGAGGTCAGTTCTCATGCACTGCAGTCAGGCAGTCAGTACTTTGCTTTGAGTCAGCACTAGGAGAGCCTTGTGCTGACTGCATGGGATCGGGTAAGTATCCAAGCGTAGAAACGTGGAGTAGCCTGCTCTGTGTTCTTGTGGTACAGGGACACCATGTTCTATCTTATTCTGTCTTTCTTGCTCTTGCTGCAGGTTGTGTTCTCAGTTCTGAATCTGATTCGTCTTGTCTTCCAGAAAGTATGTCTTCTGATTTTTGAGAGTTCGTCTGACTTGCTAGATAAGTAGTTCTCTGGGCTGCTATGACGGTTGAGTGCCTGCTGGGGTGCTGGTTGCTGTATCGGGGTCTCCTAGATAGTTTGTGGGTATGGGGTGGTAGGTAGAGTACCAAGCCTGTCCTCTTCTGAGGGTAGGACAACAGGCAGGACTTAGCGGGGCAGAGGTGTAGCCGCAATTAGAGATTGTGGCTCAGTTCACTTACTTTGAGGTTGTGTGACGCTGTTCAGGTGTGTACAGTTGTGCTTGTCATAGAAGGAGAGTTCAGGACTCTCCTCACGGACTGAAGGGGAGGAGCAGGAAATGACTACTAACTCAGTCTATGGAAACATTGAGGCTTACATGAGTCATCAAAAACTAAGGTCTCGACTTGATGGACTCATGAAAACTCTTGGCGATGGCGCACAGGTCACTACTGAGAAGCATGGGGATCGTTACTATTCTGTTGTGTTCTCTCTGTTAATAGACGGAGACATTGATCAGTCGTCTGTTATGGACGCTGTTCGCGCTGTTACGGAGAACAGGATGAGTAGGGGCGTTGTGTACTTTGTTGACCTTCGTGACATGCAGTCGAACATGTCGCCTAACATCACCTTGTTTGATCTGTCTTGTTCTTTGAGTCGTCCTGTTGTTGAGGGCACGTGGTTCGGTGTGAGTGCTCAGGCTGAGGACTTTCTTGACCCTGATTACTCTGTTGTGCACTATAGTGAGTTGCCTTGACAAGAAATGGCTAGAAGCGTCAGCATCTGGTGTACGCTTTTACCATGAAGAATGCTGTTATCTGGTTATACTAGAGAAAGAGGATCATGTTTTCGTCATTTGTGTCTGCTAGTACTGTCTTTACTCCAGGGGCTGGCACAGGTAGTGTTGTGTCCTACTGGGGGACGATGGCAGGAGTGACCTTAGGTATTATTCTTACTACGATAGCGTTCTTGATGTTTTTGGTAGCAATTGACATTGAACAGTACGAAGAGCGCATGAAGGTCGGTAAGGCTTGCTTCTTCTTCTTTATTGCTGCTATGGTCTGTTTCATGGTGTCAGCCGTATGCTATCGAGCCTCGTTGCCAGGTGAATCGACTGTTGAGGGCACTGTCGTCAGGGTTATGGATACTGGTTCTGATGGTGCTGAACTGTTGTTTGATGACGGTCTGTCAGTGAGCATGTACAAGTCGGCGAACAAGTTGAAGGACATTCAGGGGCTACGGGTTCGCCTATCGTGTGACTCCAGCAATAGCACTAACGATAGTCTTGATGACATCAACAAGTGCAAGTACAGGGGTATCATTGCGACCCCTTCCCATACACCCAGTAAGAGCAGTGGTACGGATCGCCCAGAACATAAACCGAGTTGGAGGAACTAGTGCATACAGAGAGACCATCCTCTACTTTACTTCTCTAGATGTAAGTGAGTCATGAGTCAAGGCGGCATCTTCGTCTGGTCTTATGTGGTTCAGGTGCCATACCGGTATTTTTAGTCAGGTTCCTCTGTAGTGTATGTATGACTCAGTTCACTCACTGCTGAAGTTGACTCTGTTTCTATCTTGATTGTAGACATGAGCACTGACTACGGGTGAAGGAGAAGCAAGGACGTCTTGTGACATGGTTCACTTGTTCTGAGGTTGCGAGCCATGTGACAGATGCTTTACTGTAGTGCCATCAGCCGGAGGCAAAGGGCTTGATCGGCACAGCACTAAGGAGAGAACATGAGCGACCACAAGAAGGACTTCAAGATGGTGCCAACCTGGGCCGAGGTTGTTTTTCCTGGCAACATTATCTTTGTCGGCCGGGACAAGGACAACCAGCCTATCTGGGCTGAGGTCCTTGAGAACGAGACGACAGGGCACGGTCTCTGCGAGGAGATCCTGACTATCCGTTACCGTCTCCTTGACACTGGGGTGAAGGGGGAGGAAGAGTTCTATGCAGGGGATAGCGTCACCGTTGTCTGCGGTCGCATAATTCCTTTATAATCCCTTGACTTGCAGCAATACAACTGATGTGTTATAATACACTATATAGATGATGCTGTTAGTCAATCTTTCAAGAGGAGGTGAGCCTGTGAAGTACTATGACACTGTAACGAGGAACAGGTTCGCCACAGAAAACGGAGTTGATGCTGATTTAGCGAGTACCGACCTGGCTCAGATGGTCACCTGGATGGCCGAGGCAGAGCGAGAGGTGCTTGCCAGCCAGAAGTTCCATGACCTAGCAGTGGAAGTTTTAAAGGGCGATAGACCAACTGGATCACTAAACTCCTGGGGCAGGAAGAGACTAACTCAGTACCCATTTCCTTTTCAGAAGTACAACATGAACGAGATACTTGCCTCTAACATAGTGAGTGTGCTAGAGGCGTATGCTGTCTCAGTTGGTCTGTTTCAGGTGATGAGCACCCACACCAAGGAGACTAAACCAGAGAAAATACTATCTCACTACAGGGACACCTATCCTGACGCTCCACAGCCCACCAGTGGTATGGTTCGTGCTCACCTGATCAGGTACCACAAGAAGAGTGAGCGGAAGGCGTCTCTACCAGGTGTATCAGCCAAAATAAACCTGGCTGTGTGTGACATGAAATTCGCCCCTAAAGCGTCTCGAGACGACAACGATCCTCTGAGTGTTGTTGTTCAGGTGAAGACGCCTAGTTATGGTGTTACAAAAATCCATCTGAGACTACCAGAGAACGCAGAACGATTCGGCACAGGCAAGGTTTGTCGCCCAACCATCCGTCTGAACAACAAGGGACAGGTTGTCTTTGACATCGCTGTCGAGCACGAGACAGATGAGAGACAGACCAAGAAGTTTGTAGGTGTTGACCTTGGTAAGATAGAGCCGTTTGTCGCTACCATTATCGATCCTAAAGGTAAGCACAGGTCTGCTCCGTATCACACTAACTACAAGAGACGGCTCGGTTCACTGGTCAAGAAAGAACAGCAACAGCGGGATCTGTCTCGACATCTGTACAAGCGAGCGAATCTATGTGAGAGGTACAACCGAGACCAGCACGCCCAGGTTCTCAGGACCGAGGCGAAGCGAGTCAGTGCTAAGGCGACCAGGCTCAAGCACGAGATTAGTCAGTGCATTGCCAGCCAGGTAGTAGAGATCGCTGATCAGAACGACGCTCATGTTTCTTTAGAGAACTTGTCCTGGCTAGACGCTAAGGGTGGTCGTTGGCCTCACGCGGAGATTCAGAGCAGAATAGAGAATACTGCTAAGCGTTACGGCATCAAAGTGACTAAGGTGAGCGCCAAGGACACCTCTAGGACCTGTTCTCGCTGCGGAGGTAAGGTGTCAAACAACTCAAAGACCAGAGTTGGTGTCTGCGCTACTTGTGGCTTTGGGTTGGATCGTGACGTCTCAGCATCCAGAGAGATAGCCCTGCGGGCAACATCTCCTTCATCTCGATCACGAGATAGAATGCGTTCTCTGCTTCGTCAGAGACGAGAAATGCAAAGTTCGGCTGCTACGCGCCAGTCGAAGCCGGTCAATGCCCTGGGTGGAAACCAGAGACACACCGGTACCTCAAATGAAGATTTTGAGGCGACGCTGATGATGGTGAGAGAAACTCTAGACTCTAGAGGATCTCCAACCTAGTTAGCGAGTGTTGGTATGTGACTTGTGACTAAGGAAGCGATGAGGTCTGGCTGCGTTGGTGACTGGACCTCATTGTTCTTTTGCTCTGATCTACTATGAGGTGAGTAGCACTCTGTTCTCATCAGTGTTCGCTGTGGTTTGTACTTGTTGCAGTGCAGCGCGTCTCTCGTCTCTGGTCCACAGTCTGCGTTCTGTGATCTGCCTTTCGGGTACTAGAAGAGGGACAACGATTCCAGTGACTTTTTTTAGTACCTGCTAAGAGCGGTCTGAGTTGTCATCTATGTCGCCAAGGAAGGACCGCGAGCGCCAGATCCGTCTTTGTGTGCTCCAGTTCACACGTACTTGTGTTGAGTTGTTCTGCTGGTCCTTGTAGCATGGGACTACAACCATTAGTCCAAGGGCAACCACGTCCAATGATCATCAGACCACCATCAGGAGTCATCATGCGTCCAACTCATGCAGATCTTACTCGGTTCGTCAATGACAACCACTCTGCGGCCAGCAGGATTGGTTTCTCTGTTCTCGCTCTGAAGGAGATCTGGGCGATGGCTACCGGAGTGAGGTTCAACTGCTCCAAGAATGACAACTGTCGTCTTGGTAACTCATACTTATACGAGTTTCATAGTGTGGGGAACTATACTCCGAAGTCTAAGCGGTGGTTTCGAGAGCGTGTTGTTGTTCAGAGCGTGTTTGTCAAGGGTCTGAATGAACTGGACTCATTTGAGTTGGATCGTGCTGGCCTGGTTTCTGGTGGTCGCTGGGGAATCAGCGCCAAGAGGAAGAAGAGTGGTCGTTTACTCACTGTTTCCTGTCGTGATGGGTTTGCCATCATCTCGTCTGATTCGGTTCTCTTCAAAAACTCGTTGAACGGTGGCCTTCAGGAGACTGGAAGCAGTGCTGAGTTCCGGTCTCTCATGTCTGACCTTTTTCAGATCCTGGAGGACAGGGACGACTACAAGCATCAGTCCCGTATCAAGTACACTCGCCAGAAGGAGTGGTCCAGGTTCGATCTTCGTTCTGACTACGCTTTCACCGTCCCTACGGATGAGCAGATCCGTCGTGCCAGAAACATCTACAGCAGGCGTCGTCGTGACTTGCTTGAGCGTGATGAGATGAGCCGTGAGCAGAGGTTTGAGAAGATGTACGGCTGATAAAGTTGTCTGAGACCGGAACAGGAGTCTTTTGCGTCTCTGCGCTGTGTCTTGCTTGTCTTCCTGTTCTAGGTCTTCAAGGTTTCTTCCACTCCTTGTGCAACAGGAGTTATACAGGTTTTTGTGTAACAGGGGGCAACGACTCTTCTGCTTTTGTAAGAGAGTCAGGAGTGTTTTGATCTCTGACTAGGCAAAGCACGAAAAGGATGCCAGCCTTCTCGATTCCGCATGAGTCTGTTCTGCTATTCCTCTGAGGTAGTGACAGTGATAGTGGTTCGCTTGCTCAGTAGTTGCGGTGCCAGTAGTGTCAGCGTGGTGAAGGATGATTGCCTGACTGACGTAGGGCGTGATAGTAGCCCGAGTGCTGCCACCTGTTCCTGTTCTCAGTGGTGACAGCACTCGGGCTTATTCAGTGGAGTGGTGGATACCTGTCTCAGGAGGCCATGTAGTTGTCGATAAGGGACCACTCCCAGGGCTGAGCCAGGGTCAGGTCCGTAGCATCAGCAACGGCTGCCCTGAGGTCAGTCAGACTGCCTGTTCCTTGCTGGTACTGACGAACACCACTGAACCCACTGGTTGCGTTCATCAAGATGTACCATGACAGAGTGTCTTCCTTGCGGGTGACACGAATGGTGATACCGTATTCATCACGACCATACGATCCTGCAAATCGCATGAGCGACTTCGAGGAGGTGTTGAAGCACTTCTCAGGGAGCATGTCAACACCCCGCTCCTGGCCTGCGGCCTCAACAGCCTCGATGATGGTCTGCCGAGTGGTGATGGCATTAATCTCGTTCACAGTGATCATGTTGTGCTCCCTGGTTCTTGCCGGTCGCCCTGTGCTTCCTGGCTGTTGACTCAATCTTAGTGTACCTGCCTGTCACCGTGCAATCCTGAGTTGTGTGAACTGAGTCATATTGAAGTAGATGGGTTTGTGGTGCTATGACTCACATCACATGTTTCCTGCTTGCTGCTTGTGCCTGCTGCCATCTACACTGGTTTCATCAGGACAACGGAGCAAGCCGATTGCATGAGCACCAAGAAGGAAGAGACAATGAGCACGACAACCGATCTTCGTCAGGGTTTCGTCAACAGCATGAATAAGAAGATGGTTGCTGAGGTGCACGTGATCCGACGTAGTGCTGACGGCGGTGAGGTCAAGGAGTTCACGTCGTTCCTCTCTCAGGCTGACTACAAGAAGGTTTATGGTGGCATCGGAGAGGGCAACCACTACTCAAGCGGAATAGTTTTTCCTGGAGTGCTCACTGGTGGAGAGGTTGCTGGGCACTCCTACCGGACGATGATGTTCACGCTGGGGGACGACTGGTCCTCTGACTGGGGGATGCACTTCATTGACTCGCGTGGTGTTCGTGTGGCGACGCTGCTTGTCCGTGGCGGTGAGCCTGTTCGCTTCTAAGATGGATGCATTTCTGCTTTGAGTGCACTACCATTCACGCCTTGACTCTGTTGTGAGGTACATCCCGACAGGGCCAGGGCGTGATTTCCTGCTTGTCTCAGTTCACTATCTTATTCGTTTGCCACATGACCTGGTTCGCAGGCTGAGGAGGTTGCCAGGCAGTAGGGGACGACAACAACGTTTGGGCTAGTGTGCTTCTTGTTAATACATCCACGAGCGCTGGATGGTCTCTGGTCTTCTGTGAGCCTTGTTTGCTCTTGCTGTATATGTGACGCTGTTCACATGTTTTCTGGTTGTGTACTGGTCTGTGTGGGGTGTATGCTTGTGGTGTTCCAAGACAGCAAGAGTCTTGGGTCCGACTGAAAGGATAGAAGAATGTCTAACAACAGCATCGTGCAGACCATGACCATTGCTTCCATCTATGAGAATCGGGATCGCATGTATTCAGAGGGCGATCACAGCCTGGGAACGACTTCTGATCAGATTGATGCTCTGACTTCTTCAGTTAAGGATCTGATTAAGACTGAGAAGTTGTCATTTGGTAGTGCTGACTGGATCTCTGTCCATGATGTTGAGCGCATTCTGAATGATTTCAGGTACGACACTTTGAGGAACTGGAGGAGCATTGTTGCACTATTTCTTCCTGAGATCCTGTCTCTGGTTACCAATGGTGACAGAGCGGTAATCAGTCTGGGGCGTATTGGTCAGGAGCGTCCTGCTCTTGTGATTCTGGATCGTTATGATAATGGTGTGTACAGTCTGCTTGACCTGGAGTCTGCTGAGGTCGTAGGTGTCAATGACGTTCAGTTGGCAGCCCGTGTGATTGCTGCTGGAATTGAGTACCTGTAGCGGTTAGTGCCTGCCTCACGCTGGTTGAAGGTCTTGCTCTGTTCTGTTGGATGAGGTGAGACCTTCTTTCTTCTTTCTGTGCTCTTCATACAGCAGGGAACAATGACTTATCTGCTCGGTGGCCTGCTGGCTAATTGGTTACTAACGCGATGGTGACCGATCTCTGCTCGCCTGCCAGGTCCTACAGGTGTGACCCAGTTCAATCGTTCTGAACTTGCATCTGTTGTGACAGCCTGTGTAGTATGGAGCCATCAGGTCAGGGAGCAAAGGGTTCCCACAAGATAACAGAAAGAAGGACAAGCGCATGAGCAAAGAGATCGCCGCCATTATCGAGAAGATCGAGAACAAGATTTCTGACAAGAAGGCCAAGATTGCAACCGAGACGGACGCAGCCGCTGTTGCGGTGTTGTACGTCAAGATTGCGGCCTACGAGGAGATCTTGGAGGACATCAAGGCTATGGCTAACGCCTGAACCTGATTCCTGTTTCCTACAGGGCAGTTGCTTTTGTTGCTTTTTGGTCTAGCAGGACTGCGCTTATAGTAGTTCGGGTGTCTTTTGTTCAGCGAATTACTCTTCTGTGTACATGGCAGTTGCTTTATGGGCAGTTGAGCAGACCAGACATGTGTTTAAGATCGCAAGGGCTAGAATGGTGAGCCTGACGGCACGATAGGGACAACTACTATCCACCCTTATCCATCTATTACCTCTGCTGGATCTCAATCTCACTGAGCCAGCATACTGAGAGCATATGACCCAGTTCACTAATTTCTGGTTTGTACACATGATGCTGGCTGGTCTACCATTGAGTCATCAGCCAAGGAGAACATCTCCGAGGTAGAACCAAAAGGAGTAACAATGACCATCAAGTACAACGTGATCGACCAGTACAACTTTGAGAATGTAGTTCCTGACGCCAATAGCGATAATCTTGTGGAACGAGTAGTGTCTGCAATCTATCAGGAGATCAGGACTGCTGAGTACGCTAACCTTTCTGTCACTGGTAATGGTAGTCTGATGGTTGACAACTACAAGGAGAGTATTGCTGTCTATTTGGTTTCATCTCCCGACCACAAGATCAAGGTGGTTGTCAAGAGCCACGACGGGAACACTCTTGGTAGGGTTCAGCAGACTTTTAAGAACGCGGATTCCATCACTACCGAGGACATTCGCCGCCTTATCAGGACGGCTGTGAAGCGTCATGAGAACAAGTGCCGTATGCTGGTCTCTGCTGCCTGACAGGGCTTGAAGTCAATAGGGCAAGGCACAACGAGCAAGTGCATAGGGGCGCACTGGTAAGAGGATGAGTTTTTGCTCTCTTGCTGGCGCGTCCTTTTGTCTTCGTCCTTGCTCTTGCTGTTGTCTTCCTGTTTTTATCTCTGTGTTTTTTGTTTTTAAGGGACGGCGAAAACGGCTATGGACAATCATTCATGCTCAACGTCGAGATCCTTAGTCATGGTGGATTGATTAGTGTGTAAGTGACTTGCCTGTCTGGATTTTGTGCTTGACATCTTCTTGCCAGGTGCTCTATACTGGTGGCCTTAGGTTGTCAGCCACACTTCATAATCGTATCATACATACTGGAGGATCTGTAGTGAGCAGCACGCTTGACAACTGGGATGACGACAACTACCACATGCGAGACGGCTACTTCACGGATGACTTGCTGTGCGCCAGGAGCGCAGTCAGTTTCGTCACTGGCTGTGCAGAGGTGCTTGAAGGCATGTCTGAGATCACTACCAAGACCATCTACATGAGTGCCCGTAATCATGAGCGTATGTGTGAGTTGCTTTGCATTCTTGCTCAGGACGTTTTCACCGCCTGCAAGGGTGTCATGGCCGGTAGGTTCCTGGTCAGAGGCGCCGTGAATGATCTGGTTGCTGGTACCTGCCGAAACGCCTGGAGAGCAGAGCCCGAGGACACACCGTTCTTTAAAGCGGCTGAGATTGTGCAGGACAGCATTATCGTCACTGATAGCGAGGATGTTGTTTCACGTTGCCCTGCTATGTGCTGGCAATGGTCCAACATGCCGTGCCTGACGATCAATCTCTACAGCGGGATGATCTATGTCAGCAACTACTCCTACACTGCACGCAGCACTGTAGGCAACAGTTCTGGCGGTTCTGGTAGCAACTATACGTCATGGCGTGCTGGTGGGTGGTTTGCTCGACCTAGGCCAGTAGTGCAGGAGATCCTTGCCCAATACCGTGAGACGGAACCTCTCAGAGAGATGGACTACTTCTGACAGGGACAACGAATAACGCTCTGCCATCATGTTGCTGGTGTTGCTGCATCTCAGGTTAATGCTTATGTACTGGACAACAGATCGGCTTGTCTGTGCCCTGTCTACACTCTGTCTTGACCGGTACCGCCAGTGAGTGACTTAGCGCTCCCTCTTCTCGTTTTGTACTCTCTACTTTTTAGAAGTCTGATGAGCGTAACCTGTGGTGTGACTCATTTCACAGGAGGACATGTTGTTACTTCTAGGTCTTGTGTCATGGTTCACATATTTTCAAGTTGCATTGCTGGTGCTGAGCATGTATGGTTGTCTTATCAAGCCCGGAGAGCACAAGGCTGAACCGGAAGAACAGAAGGAGAACACAATGAAGGTTGAGCGCGCTGCCAAGATTGCTCGAGCGATGATCGAGCACGCTGAGCATGGGCACCGAGTGGCTGGGACTGATCAACTGAGGGACTGGTTCATGGACCAGATCACTCTGGCTGAGTACCTTCTTGAGAGGGTTGAGGATCCGGCCTACTCAGAAGAGATTGCCCATCTCTGACAGATGGCACCAGCACTAACCTTGAAATGGTACTCAAGGTTAGTGCTGGTGCTTTTACCTAGATCTTCTGGTTGTGCTCAGCAATAGTCTCTGGTTGTATCCTGCTGCTGGTAATGACAGCATCTGCACTGATGGTCACAGCCGCCAATCAGTGAAGTATCTGCTAAAAACTGGACTTCTTGAGAATCATAAATAAATTCCTGAGTACAGCAGCGAATGATTTGTCAATAAGGCGCAATGGAACAGACAAACATCTGACTCTAAGAATCGTTGCCCCAGCCAAAAAGAAAAGTGAGACAATCATGACAAGTAAGCCACCTCGCCCATATTTCCAGGTAGACACCACCTCAATCAAGGGAGAGTTCTTCTACTCCGACTTCCATAATGTGGAGGTGGAGGCAACCGACTTCTCTCCTCAGGAGTGGAGGCAGATTTCCGCAGTCTTTAGGGAACCACTCATTATCATAACAGTGGCTAGAATTATTTTGACTGCTGTCATGATCTTGGTGACATACCTTCTGCTATCTCATGGTAGCATGTCTCTTCTTGGTGTGCTTGCAGGTCTCACTGGGTCACTGACTGCGATTGTCTCATTTCGCCTGGCTTTCCTTGCCCTGAAGACATCTATTACTCTCGTGGTGGTGACTATCAGGTTCTGGAAGATGATTCACCAGAGCCAAAAGAATGTGAACAGCAGTAGGGATTAATTCGATTCTTAACCCCCGCTTTGTCTGTGCCTTAGGCGATTTCCGCTTGGTGCAATGACTTCATCTGCTGGTGCTATGCAGAAGAGACAGATAACTACAAGAAGGATGTGTACTCCAGTTCACATGCCTTTGGGTTGAGTGCTGCTTCATTGGGGTATATGCTTGAGTCATCAAGGCGGAAGGCAAGAGTCCGTCATCCATAGATCAAGGAGAGATTGATGTCAGTTGAGGACTGGAACGGAACACCCTTTCAGGTAGTTGTAACCTGGGCATCAGGGGAGCGTGAAGCATATACCTTTGAGGCTAAGAAGCGTGACACCCTCAAGAAGGCGATGCTGGATGTGCTTAACGCTGACACTGGTAGTTTCTCTGTCGTGTGGAATCGTGTTTGCAAGACTCTTGATGCAAGGGTTGATGAGCGGGGCTTGCAGCCTGACCGTGAAGGTTTTACTGTCTCTGTTGACCTGAATGTTGATGGTAGCACCCCCTATGTACACGGTCTGGCGGTTGTGTGGGAGTGGGACTGTGAGGAGTTCCAGTGGCTCAACCGTCATGATCTCATGGATGCTTTGACCAGTGAATCAGATTCATTCTGTGAGATTGCTAGTCACTGGATGGATGAGAGTGAGTGGTGACGGTTTAAGACACTTCCCGACTGGGGTGTGTACAGCGCCGTTCTAGGCTAACCCCTGTATGCAGAGAAAACCTTGTCTGACAGGTTTCCTGCATACAGGTGTTTTATCTGACGGAATTGTCTCAACAAAGCATGTTGTGACTGGTTTCATAAGTTACAGAGCTGGCGTACCAACAAGGGCGTCTCTATACTGGATCTGAAAAGGAAAGAGCCGCCGTACCAACTGTAAATACTATGTGCAGGTGGATGGTCTCAAACTCGCTATCTTTGATAGAGGTGGCAAGACAAGGAAGGAACACCAAAATGCTTTCTGTGACAGTGAATCGAGTCAAGGTGGATGCCGGACCTCTGATCACTAGGTTCAAGGACGCTGAGACAGGAAATCTGGTTTATGCTGGTGTGTTCAGTCCAGTTCGTTGGTGGCGGTTGTGAGCTACATTATGGGTGTCTACTCTACTGTAGTTTAGTATTGTTACCCTAACTTAATATGTATTGGCGTTCTCTACTGATCCTGTGTTATAATACACTTATACCCTTTATTATTGAGAGGAGGTTCACTAAATGACATCTAACTCTGTGGTGTCACGCACATATCCGCGTCTACCATATGCTGCATTTGACAAGAACGGCAATCCTCTGAGTCTTGAAGATGTCTTAGATGGTGTTAAAGCAGACGCCGAGTTAGTTGCTCACTACGCTCTGCAGGAGATGACTGAGCAGAACCTCGCGTTATCAACATACTTCAACGGTATTAAGCCTGCTGAAGCCGGTAGGCAGATGAACCTGAAACTCCCCATTGAGGTGAAGAAGCAGTTCAGGAGTGGCGCCTCACGTCTGGAGAAGATGTTTCAGGAGCAGGTGGTGACCAACCTGAGATCCTGGGCTGCTAGAGTTGAGGTTATGACTCAGACCTCTACTAAATACGTCTCGGCGGGTTGGAAGAGAACCGCCAGTGACTCAGAGCCAGCATCTCTGAAGCCTCGTCTGGCTCTTTCTGCTGCAGATAGACACTACAGAGAAATGAGCATCACTTCAGATCGTATCTCCCTTGACATGGTTGTACGGGGCAGTTGGGTGACGCTTCACTTTTCAACGCCGCCACAATTACTAGAGGTAGGTTGTGAGCCAGGTGCTCCAGACATCTGGATTGACAGGAACGACAGAGTTGTCTTTGGGTTTCACGGTAAGACCGATCCTGGTAGGCCAGAGTTCTCTGAGCATTATGTCATCGGAGTAGATGTCGGTGTAAAGAACCCTGCTGCTTATGTGGTCTGGGACACTGAGAGGAGAGAGGTAGTTGAGAGATCTCTTCTAGGTCAGCGCGCCAGATCCTTGAACAACAAGATTAAGCGTGGCGCTAAACAAGTTGCTGCTCTCAGAAGGAAAGGCAAGGACGAGGAGGCAGCATCTCATAGA